TCAACCAAATTTCCGTCCATTAACCTTTAGGTCAAATTCTTTCAACGCATCAAGCTCTTTGATGTGTGTGTACACAGAGAGCGTTGTGTTCAAAGTGCTGTGACCCATGATATATTGAACGGACTTGACATCCATTCCAGATAAAATAAGTCGCGTGCAAAAAGTGTGCCGAAACGTATGAGGGGTAATCTTAGGGAGTTTTTTGCTTTCTTCGACGGTTTTATTGTATGCAGCTGTAATATTTCTAAAACTCAAAGCAATGCCATATGGAGCCAAAGCTTTACCGTTTTGATTTACAAACAGAAATCCACTATGCCCATCAACTATTGGATTGAGTTTTCTCTTAGAAACTTCTTTGACTAGAAACGAAAACGCTTTGTATGCATCCGGTGTCATTGGGACGATACGCTCTCCCTTTTTTGTCTTTGGAGTTTCAATAAAACGAGTCCCATCCTTTTTTTCTTGCATTTGATGAGTCACGTAAATCTTTTTATTTTCCAGATCGATATCTTTAACGGTAAGACCGCATAATTCACCAGCTCTTAATCCGGTCTCGTATAAAGCAATTATAAGATAATAATAATGTTCGTATCGTTTGGTCTCCTCTACAAACATTAGCAATCTATCATATTGTTCTTCGGATATGGTTATCTTTTCAGTATTATCTCTCTGGATAATTTTCGACAGATTAAAATCAAACGGATTTTTATTTACCGTACCATCATCACAAGCCATATCGAAAGCAGGTTTAATAAGTGATTTGTAATTATTAACGGTCCCGTAGCACCTTCCCTCTTCATACATTGATTTTAGGAAAATCTTTGCGTCGGACTGTTTTATGCTGTCGATAGGCATGTTTCCAATTGGCATTTTTCTAATGACGTTCAAGAAATGCTCTATTCTGTCAGAAGTTTTCGTTTTTAGTGATGACCTATGAATAAAAAAATATTTTTCAAGAAGTTCATTTAGAGTTATAGTTTGCGATAATACAACTTCTCCATTTTTTATTGCTTCTTGAATCTCATTTTCACGCTCGCGTAACGAACGTAAATCTTTTGCATATATTACTTTTCTATTTCCAAGTTGGTCTGTCCAACGGTATTGATATCGACCGTCCTTTCTTTGGCTTTCGCCATCTTTTAAAACTTTGCCATTGCTATCCTTGCGTCTTTCCATAAATAGACTCCTTACATTATTATAAAGAGCCTCGATGTGACACTATAAGTATACCACACCAAGGCTCTAATTTCAAATCGAATAAGACTGATCTATGTATTTTTCAAGTGCTTTGCGTTTAATCAAGCGTTTTGATCCAACCCACAGCACAAGCTGTTTGTCGTCCTTGTCTGTGATTTCTCTTAGTTTATGTATGCCGATATTAGAATACGCCGCTGCTTCCTCGATTGTCAGGGTTGTCTTTTCCCAAATTGGGACTTCATTCATCCAATCACCTCCTCCATCTTCTCTTCACCATACTTTGCTACACATACATTATATAAGAGCATGGTACGGGTCATAAGGCCAACACCACCGATACGAGGAGTCACCTTGATATCTTCCATTTCATAAACAGCGTCGGCGCAGTCACCGTGCTGCTTGCCGTTTTCGTCATAGTTGATGCCAACATCGATGCAGACCTCTACTCTATCAAGACCAAGCGGTGTGATGAAATTACGTTTTCCGACTGCAGAGATGATCACATCGACCATATCCATTGCAAGAGCCGTGCACTTCATAAAACTTCCGCTGCTATTTACAGAAATCACATTACAGTGCCGCTTAATCAGCATATCGACCAACGGACGACCTACGATATCAGACTGACCACACACAAGCACATTCTTGCCATCCAGATCATAACCGATGGAGTCAAAAATCTTCATAACGCCCAGTGGAGTGCAGGGCTGAAATGGAGATGTAGTATTAAAACCATCGACATCAACTGCGTCTGGAATGTAGATATTTTGAGGATCGATATGTTTTGGCAGCGGGAGCTGAACGATGATACCGTCCACATCTTCCCAGTTATAGTTATAATCTTCTAAGATCTTGTTGTTCAATTCATCTTCAGTGATATTTTCTGGCAATTTGATAAGTTCTGCTTCGATTCCCACCTCTTCACAGTCACGCAACTTGCCGCGAATATAAGCGTTGGACGCAGCGTTGTCCCCTACTTGATAAATATATAAAACAGGAGCGTAGTCATCTTCTGCGATAATACTCTTGATTTTATTTTTGATATCTTGTGCGATAGATTTGCAATCAATAATCATCGTGAGCCTCCTTTATATTAAGAATCCAAGTTTTATAAAAATGTCTGAAATAGTTTCCTAAGCTTTGCGCTGAGAGCGTCATTTTCAAGATATGATGAAGAATTCAATCTGAACTTTCTGTACGGAACGTTTTCAGATGATAGATAAACATCATAATTGATGTCGTCCATAATCACAATAGAAGTATTCGTAATCACTTGAGCAGTTGGCAGAAAACATTCAAGTATGGATATATCATAATCAAAATCCTGACAAAGTAATTTATCGAAGTCATCAATATCTGGAATCTTTTCATTTTCAAGATAATCCCAAATATATTTTATACTGGTCAAGTCATCCTTCATAATACCATCCGTTTTTACCATCTTGTGTGAATCGGTATCAATCAATAGAAACTTACTATAAAAACCAGTAAAGCCACCGTTAAACTGTAAAAGTAATTTCATATATGCCATCCTTTATAAAACCCTAATTTTTCCATAAGAATCACCTCGTTACTGTACTAACTCCATTATTTTTAATCTGTCCTTTTTGAACATGAATTATTACAGAGTCAGCATTAACAGTATTGGTTGACTTATATTCGATATATGGAGCGTTGCTATCATATACAATTTTTACATGTCCTTTGATATTTATATAAGTGCCATTACAAAGAACCGTAAGCATCTCATAATTTTCTGCTGGGACATTAGATACCATAGTAGATGTATATCCGTAGATGCCGGGTTCCAGTTCTTCAATAGTGGCAGTCCACTCAATCGGATTATAATGACGATAGATACCGTCGCCAATCGCCCATACAAAATATCCAACAATAAAAGTAATGAGCACACCGACTGTCAAAAGCAAGATCTTTTCTCCAAGAGTGAGTTTTTCGTTATTACCATCCAAGTTCAACACCACTTTCATTTACAATATAGATGTCGTTGTCTTTCAAATACTCAATAAATTCTTCGTGTGGCAACTTATGGGCGAGCTCACAAATAGTGTAGTTACTTCTGCCTTTCACCCACTTTGTTTCTTTTCTCAAGTTAGACCACTGATGTACACGAAATTCCTTACAACGCCATTTTAAATGAAAGGTATCCGCACACGAATCGCAAATTGGTATCTCTACATAAAAGTCACCCGGATAGCGTTTTCGTCTCCACCACTCCATATCATAGAATACAATACCATAGAGTTCAGGATAATCTTCAAATCCATGTTCTCTAAGGTAAGCAAAACCCAATCCGTTGATGGTCCATTCTGGCGACCTTGGAACTGTATATCGAAGCTGCGATTCTGTATGCGAGATACAGGCATTGTTATATTTTCCATCAATGCCCATAATGTACCAGTCGGATTTATAATAGCCTATTTGTTTAGTCACAACCAATCACCTCCCACGTATCATCGCCCAACGGCCACGTGCATCCATAAAATGTTCCCAAATTTTCGATTTTAAAATAGTACCATTTTTTCGTCACGTAGTCATAAATACTGTAGCAAGTGCAACGGCCATCCGGCCAATGGTTCTTTTTAATGGCATCAATATCAAGTTCTAAAAATCGTTTGATTTCGGATAATTTATATGAAGCAAAAATATAATCCCATGGGCCACGCCAATGGATAAACCACATGTGCTCTACGAAGTTCGGCCATTCTACAGAAAATCGTTCTACTGGTTTACTTCTGCTAAAATTCTTATATTGAAGAAAATAGTTGCTAATACCGTGTACACCAGTCCAATAATGGTCTTTAGTGCAGATGAAATGAGAATAGCTTTCCCATTCTGGATTTTGTATTTCCCAGTGATTCTTTTCGATTGAAAATCTATCGTCCATTCAATCTACCTCATAAAAGTCTAGTTTTACCGTATTATTTTCTAATTTTTATAGCGATGATACGTTATTTATTTACCGTTCGGAACTGTTTCTCCATAAAGTCGTCCCATTTCATACCGAGAGGATTACCGTCAACATCCACACAATTGCCATCATCATCACAATAAACAGCAGGTTCTGTTGGCTTGCCATAAAATGGGATAGATTCCTTTGGAACAATTTGAATTTCTTTGTTAGGATCATAATTGAAATCGTGAGTCCCATCGCAAGCTACGATATCTCCATCCGGCATTATGTAAACCGGCTTGAAGAACTTCTTGTTTGGATTATTTGATGTGTCAAAAGAGACTCCCACAATCTCATACTTGTCCCATATTGGATTTCCTACACTCGTATTCTTTGTTAGCGATTTTTTCCTGCTCATGTAAATCAAGTCCTTTCAGCCAGTAAGATGGACATTCATAAATTTTTTCGAGGGTGTTTGCATCGCAAAAGTGCTCTCGATCTCTTTTGTTGTAATCGTAATATCCAATAAACGACAGACCATAATCGCTTATTACAACGTTGTCTTTTAAAGGAATCGGACGTTCATCACAGACCTTGACCCAACCTAGGAAGTTTTCGCAAGATTCGGTGCAACAATCTCCTGGCTGCTTTCTAAAAGCGCATACTTCTTTATGTAGACATTTACTGCAAATAGCCATTTTTTCTCGCTTTCCAGCAGAAATTTTCTGCCCAATCATAAAATAGTTTTGGAATATCTCGCACGCGAGAAACAACTTTCTGAAGTAAGTTGTCACTAGACTTGTCTTCATGAGGTTTTCTATAAATACATTCCCATTTATACTCCCAAATTTCAACTGTATTGTCATCTTGTGTACTGATTTTCACAAAAATAGAACGAAGCTTGTCGTTTACACTTACGGAAGCATGACAATTTTCTTGTTTAAGAGGCCACTCATTTATTTTTGCAAATAAATTAAATGCCATATCGACTGCCATTTCGAATAATGGTTGTTCATCAGAGCATATACATATTCGTTCTATATCCCCATCATGCAGAAGATTTAGTTCCCAAAATTCCATTACGTTCACCACACTTTAAAGCATACATTTTATTCTCCAAAAATTTCTTCTCGCAGAACCGGTTCATCGTGGCTCTCTACACGACTGCCGCATTCTGGACATTGTGTTTGATAAAATAAAACCACATTCAATGACTTCGCAGACAGAACACCTTTTGAATCAGACCAAAATTCACAACCACAACCACATTTAAAATGATACGCAAGTTCTTTTTGGGTCTGCTTATGTTGAATGATTTTAATCGCCATCTGACACCTCCATAGTAAAGATATTTTGGGTTGCTTCTTTCCAAGAAATAAACTCAGACCCAGCAACTTCCGCTCTACATCTATAGCACGCAATCACATTATTCTCAGGAATATCCAAATCAGGATTTTCAAAAGAAGCCACTCGAATCTTAGTTATACAACCGCAGTTCTTACAGGGAAACACGATTACTGGATTTTTCAAACTATCAGTCTTATGCATATCTACGCCTCAATCCACAAAAATCTTTTCTCTTGGAACTTCCGGGAGACAAGAGGCAACTTGCTCTCCGCACTCTGGACATTCTGCTAGTTTTAATCCTAGTGCATATTCTCGCATAACAGAATAGCTCGGAAACTTTATATCTTCATCATCAGCCCAAAAGACACACCCACATGGACATAAAAACTTTGCAGCATATCTCTTTTTTGGGGAGTTCCTTTGTGTTGAATAACCATAATCATAGCATTTCACCTCAATCTGCAAACACAAACGATGTATTAAAAAAGTTTGACCCAATAATCATATTTTCTTCAGACAAAGCAACTTTGATAACATCATCGTCAGTATGCGTCTCGTCATATTCTGCCGTATCGCAAATCTTATACAGTTTGCCGTCTTTATTTTGAAATAGAGTTCCCTCACCAAGTTTTAATGGAGTTGTTTTCTTTTCTTCTCGAATATGTGCTTTCATATATTTATCCATCCCGCCCGCCCATAAATTTTACCTTTTACTTAATACCGTACTTTGCTTTAACCTTCTTCAGAGTCTCACTCTTATTGTGATAATCATCGCGAGCTGCCTGATAAGCGGTCATCTTCTCTGCAAGAACACGCTTTGCTTCGGCCTCTGCAACGTCAGCCTCTGCCAGCTCCTTGTTTAAAACAAAGCCGCTCGTCTTGATACCATCAATAAAACCATCCATGCGATCCTTTTTGACACTCTTCTCACCCATTGCACCAGTATCAGTGTTGAACATCTTTACAATAGAATCCTCGACACCGGCGATATTATAAACATAAAAATACTTAGCCATAATTTAGTTCTCCTCAATTTTTTCAAACTTATAAATTGTGTTTTCGGTCTGGACAATAACATTTTTCTTGTCACTTGAGATGTAGTAATCAACAACACAAGATGTATGCATTCCACCCGGATAGTCGTGTCCCTCATTATCTTTGATGTACCGGAAACCAGCTGATTCTCCACTCTTCAGACGCACAATCTTCATGGCCATGCCAATCCAAGTAGGATACCAGCCATCGTTTCGAGTGCGACCGGTTACCAGTGAGATTGCGTTCACCAGCTTGTACTGATTCTCCATAATCTCATCATCAATTGGATTCTTATGCGTTAGCGCAGCATTCGGCATCTTCTCAATTGTGCGAGTTAAAAGAAGCATGAAATGCATAAACGCATCATGTTTTTCTTCTCCAACATCGATTTCTGCGTACTTGCCCATCCGATACAGAAGCTCGGATGTATCAATTGTTTTTCCCATAATTCTCTCCATTACTGTTTTCCAGTAGAACCAAAACCGCCCGCTCCACGCTCCGTTTCGTCCAATTCGGAAACCTCTTCAAAATCAGCCTGCCAGAACGGAACAACTGCCATCTGAGCAATGCGGTCGCCATGAGTAATCATTTGAGGGATATTGGAATGATTATGTAGTGCTACGATATATTCTCCACGGTAATCCTGATCACAAATCCCTGTTTTATTCGCAGGTGCAAGCCCCTGCTTCGTTGCCATACCACTGCGAGCATAGATAGCGACATACCAACCTTCCGGCGGAGCCATCCGCAAACCAGTATGTACCTTAACGGTCTCATGCGGCTGAATCATAATGCAGCGATCACCATTCTTGTTTACAATCGTTGCGTCATCAAAACCGATATAGGCGTACAGGTCTGCACAAGCAGCATTTTTAGAACCATAAGTCGGCAGACGAGTATCATCGTGTAGTTTATTGATCTTAATATTCGGATGATAAATAGTGGTAAAAACATTGCTATCTGGGAACTTTTCGTAATTTCCTAAATCCATATTATTTTCCTTTCTCTTCTGGAGCCCACCAAAGGACTATATTGTCGTATCCAGTAGTTTTTATGCAATCGATAACTCTCTGATTAGAGCTTCCCATATAAGGTAGTGAGATGTCACGTTTTGATTCAATATATGGGCCATCCACGAGGACATCAATAAGATTTAAAATCATATCGATGTCATCATTTTCATTGAGCGGATTTATCTGGCTTAGTAATTCTTCATAGGTATATCCAGTCCACATCCAGATGTCTTTTTTATCTCCAAACTCAACTAAGACTTTATAAATAATATCACTGATTATTTCTCGATTTTCTGGATATAACGGATCTCCACCCGTGAGCGTCAGTCCTTGAATGTAATCGGGTCGAAGCAACTCAATTAGTTCGTTTAGCGTTTCTTCTGTGAATAGCTGACCTGCGTTTGGGTTCCATGTCTGTGGATTATGACAACCGGGGCAATGATGGTTACATCCCGCGCAGAATAACGTGACTCTTACGCCCGGACCATTTGCTATATCACATGGGACAATCTTCATATAATTCATCAATGTTCCCTCGTGCTTTATTGATTTTATTTGCGGCAGCTTTCGCATCACTTTCTGTATCATAGATATTACGAATGTAATACTCAAAATCAGGATCGATGTTGTCGCTAATATCAAATCCTTCTAATTGAATAGACTCTTCCGCTATTATCAAATTGTCATCTTTTTCAAGTCTTGCACCGATATTCACTCTCTTGACTTTACATTTTTTGATTTGATATACGTCTTTTACGATCTTTTTATATCCAAGGCAGATAGGACAACGATATTTCTTCTGAGTGCCATCAATGAATGTTATGTTCACATTTCCGTCAACATCACATTTATTACAATTTTTATCAGCATTCTCTCGCTCAATAATCCATGCAAAGCTTCCGGGAACGTGCTTTAAATTAAAGCTAGTATCCATTTTAAATCACCTTTGTCCATAGACTCACACATACGATAATAAGAATATTCAGTGCAACGACAGTCCACTTTACATATTTAAGTTTGATGTCATACATTACAGTATTACATAAGAAATCGTATAGAATTTCTTCAGAGCGGATAATTGCTGCTGTAAGAATTAAAATTAAATACGATTCAACAAGAAGCCATGCAATCTCAGTCAGCATCGATTAGTACCTCCTCGATAGGAATAATTTGACCATCTATGTAGTAGCACATCTGACCGTGCTCATTATAATACGGAGACATATAGCCGTAAGCATGGTAGCCTCCACTTTTACTGAACAAGTAATACATAACGTGTGTATCCTTATCGTATACCATAGGGGTATCACTGATACGATAGAACCAGCCATTCTCTACAGCTACATTCCCCACTGAGTCTTTCACACTTGTACTGCATCCAGTCAGTATAATAGCTGCTAGAAGTACGCATACGACAGTATTTTTGAAAGTCTTAAACATATTTTTCCTTTCTAATAAAAGCGGAAGTCTATACGTTACGATCCTTGTTTTTCTTAATCTTGTTGAGCAGTTTTTCGTACTCGTACTTATCGTCCGGCCAGTTAAGACTACTCCAATCCAACGCTTGTCAGCATTCTGGGCAAAAATTATCAAACGGAGGTTTTAATTTTCCAAGTTTCTTGTATAGATAACTATATCCACAACTTGGACATAAAACCATTTCACACAATGGTGCATTTTTAACCTTTTTAGGTATTCGAATTTTAAGTGCTTCCATTCCCATATAGCGAGCACGGTGGACTGTATATGAGTCTTCGTAATAGGGATTTTTGGGGTCAAGAATCTCGATTGCTTGCTCAAGAGTCATTCCTATCACACTCCTGTTTTGTCTTATAGTCATCGAAGAACGAACCGTAATCAAACCACTGATCTTTGATGATGTTACCGATGATTTTCACAGGTTCTCCTCTTTTGATAGCTGCACGGATGTATTTTCCTTTAAGTGATTCAAGTTTAGAACAATCAACAACATCTAAAATCCTTACGATAGCTTCAGCTCCGTCTTCATAACCTTCAAAATTTGCGGCACTTCCATCTTTAATAGACTCTTCGTTGATATAGTATTTTCTACCGATAGAAGGACCTGTGTAATTTACTCCCCATCCATCACCTTCTAAAGTGAGTGTAAGAGAAAGAAATCCGTAATCTTCTATTCCAAAAGATACATTTTTAATGTATACGTTTCTCAGCTCGTATCCATCAGCTTCAAGAAGGTCTTTTGTCCATTTTTTCATATATTTACCTCACAAAACGGCACTTTTATCAAAATCTCAAATAACTCCAATAATCAGTGTATAGAAATTTTGCGCTTACATCTGGCTCGTAAAAAGCAAGTGGATGTTCGCGATAAAATCCTTGACGAACAAAGTCCGTTGCCTCATTCTCGCTCTCGGCAGGAATCTCGTAGTATGAAAAACTACGTTCACCATTAGCCATCAAGTACGATAAGCTTACGCCATATACATGTGTTTGCCCGTAATTCATTACTTGTCCCTCTTTTTACGATACATTGTAACAGTATACGGTTCATAACCATCTTCTTCCGTCCAGTCCAAACTAAAACCAGCACGTTGGTAGACTTCCATCTCAATTTGTTTTTCTGTCATATTGTCATCAACATAGAATTCAAAATTACAGTCTTCAAATCCTTTTGCTTTTAGAACTCCTGTAATTTTTTTCATAATGCACCCCACTTTTCTCTGCCACATGTATCACATATAAAGTGCCATTTATCATGCCAGCTATGAGTGTTATCGTAAAGCATAACACCGCCACATCTACTGCATTCGGGAAGGAACCAATGGAGTAGACGTTTCAAGAGTTTAGCAATCATTCTTACTCTTTCTCCACAATCCGTGCTTTTTCATAATCTCGAAGAAATCTTCCATAAGAGCATCGGCCATCTTACCAGAGATTTCAGGAAGATCTAAACCAAAATCTCTAAAAGCACAATGTAGACAACCCCATGGAGTTAAAGCAAATTTTTCATAAAAGTCATCTTCAGGATTGCTTTCTTTTGAGTCCAACGTATTCGTCTCGTACTCAAACTGTCTCACTTCATTCTTAGTGAGCCATTTCTGCCACTTGCCACAAACAGAACAATACAATCCAATCTGATTTCCTTTGCTCTGGATAAAGAAAGATTCACTGCCACACTTACATTTAAAGTCCACCTCAGCCACCTGCCTTTTCTACATTCTGAACCATGCAGCTCGTACCGGGATGAGATTTTTCAAAACGATGCCGTGCCTTATTCATAGCTTCATTCTGATCGTATGCTCGGACATAATATGTATTAGTTGCCTGAATTCCATCTTCATAAAACAGGACTTCTACTGACCAATAATTCATATAGCGCCTTTCATGCCACCACACCCACCCAGCTAGTTAGTTTACTTGCTTCGACTGCCTTTAATGAAGCACTCAAGCAAAATAAGAGCCAACCAAATACCTGTCGCAATCTTGACCGTAAAAGTGATGTTTAACAGCTTAAAAATCAGCCAGATAATACCAATCGTGGTAATCCACGAAGTAAAGTAAATTAAGGCAAGAAATAAAATGGTTCCAAGAAAAGAACCAAGTGCCTTAAAGAAATTCTTCCACTCTTCTATTCCAATCACCTTCTTTCAAAAATTTTCATTTTATAGTTCCTCTTTTTTGAATATAACCGTAATCCAGTTATCTGGATAATCCTCCTCTTCCTTTGTTGTTTTCACATATCCGGGCATTTCAAAATTCCATGCAAGATAATTTAGAATTTCAAGGTTGTGTAAATCGCAATAATACCAGTCCAATGGTCTACTCCATTCCGACCAGTGAAGAAGATATGCATTATCACGGCAAGTAAGATAAAAACTATTGTCCAAAGTACACACGCTGCACACTTTTGGAAACGCATATCTTAGGATACGGTCAGTCCGCTTATCGCTCCACTCATTCAACTTCTTGCGACGGAACCTCTCGACCTTAGTGCGAAATTTTTCGCCCAAATATATAGCAACAAGAAGCGGATATAGAAACAAATAAGGTGTTTTGATGTCCATGTCCTTGTAATGATAGTATTTTGTAACCTTGGTTTCTTTCTTCTTTTCTTCTTGCAGCTTCTTACTAAGTCTGTCCATATTTAATCCCGCCAACCCACCCTGCTTTTATTCCATCAATAAGATGCTACTTACTCACCCTTAGTTACAATGGTGTCAGCACCCTGTACAGTTACCCAGCCATGCTTCAAACGTGCCTCCGCTTCCTTCATCTGAATCAGCTCAGGAGTGATGGACTCGGAAAGCACCTTATTTGCATCAGCCTCAGCCTGTGCCTCAATCATCTTAACGTCAGCTTCCGTCTGAGCCTTGACCTTATCAGTTTCGGCCTGAGCCAGAGCGGTCTGCTTATTCAACTCAGCAATCTCTGCGTCCTGCTTGGCCTGCTCCTTGGCACGAATCTTCTGCATCAGGGTATCATCCGGCTGTGCATCAACAATCAGAGCGGAAGAGACATTGATACCGTATTCGGCGGTCAGCTTCTCATTCAAGTAATTGGTAATTGCAGTATTCACACCTGCTCGATCATCAGAATAAATCTGCATGACACTAAACTGAGGAGTCACTTCCTTGACATAAGCAATAATGTCATTCTGAATCTTGCTCTCCATAAGGCTCTCGCCGTCCATGCCACCAAACTTGGTATACAGCTCAACGACATGCTCAGGCAGGAAATTATAGTTTACAGTCAGATTGATTGCAATCGTACCGCCATTAGCAGGAGCGTCAATGTGCCAATCTGCGTGTTCCTTTGCGCCATAGTCGGACGGAGCATTAGAAAATACCACTCGCTGCTGAGTAATCGGGAACTCAGACACATGCTTCAGGGGACTCATGAAATGCCAGCCCTGAGAAATAGTCTGTTGCTCAACACCCTTTGCGGAATAAACAACACCGACATAACCAGTATGTACCCGCTCGGTACAAAGCACAGTACCAACTGCAATAAGGAATGCAACAAAAATTGCCATAAATTTCTTCATAAGTATCTCCTCAATCTTTGTAGTTATCTTTTAAAATGTAATAGGCGATAACCCATACAATCACAAAGAAAACAATAATTTCTTTCATATGTAATCCCACCAACCCACCACTTACACGTTAATGAATCACTCGATTGTGCTTAACACGAAGCTCAACTTCCTGCTGCTTACCAAGATTGAAAGCAGTTGTATAATCGCCCGTGAGATATCCCGTCACACGACGAAGACGTCGAATGTTGTGGCTACCACACTCAGGGCAAGTATCGCCAATCTCATCGCAATAGCCGCACTCCATACAGGTATCATTTGGAACATTCACTGCAAAATACGGAATGTCATGATCCATTGCATAGTTCACAATTGTTTCCAGCGCACCGAGATTATTCTTTACAGTCGAGTCGAGCTCTACATACGCGATGCAGCCTGCGCTTGAATATCCGTCAAGCTGAGACTCAATATCGATCTTTTCAAACGGTGTCACTTCTCGCCATACCGGAACATGGACACTGTTAGTGAAGAACTCTTTGTCTGAAACATTTTTGATATCACCATATTTAGCCTTAAATCTCTGCATGGCAGTAAAACAAAGGTTTTCTGCGGGCGTAAAGTACACGCCAAAATTCAAAGAATACTTGTGCTTGAATTCGTCGCAGCGATCTTTGTAGAGCTGACAAATTTTCTTTGCAAGCTCAAGGCCATTATCACAAGTTTGATCTTCTCCAATCAAAATCTGAAGAGTTTCAGCCATGCCGAGCAGACCAACAGCCAACGTACCATGTTTCAGAGCAGAACGAATATCTTTTCCGTCATATCCGGCCATTGTTCCATTCTCCCACATGAATTTTGCAGACTCAGGAGACTGAGAGCAAATCCACTCGAAGCGTTCAATCAGCATATCTTTTGCTTCATGCAACTTCTGGTCAAGAATGGATATAAACTTGGCTACAGTCTGTCCTTCAAGGTCTTCTCCAGTAGCGTTTTTAATGGTATATTCCTTCGCTTCCATTGCAAGAGTAGGAAGAATAATCGTAACAGGACAGATATTCCCTCGGCCATCCTTCAACTGCTCAAAGCCGTTGACATCCCAACCATTTGCAGTCCTACAGCCCATCGTCGAAAAATACGTTTTTACGTTATTTTTATCGTATCCTTCATTGCCGCTCCAATCGACATTGGCATAATTAGGATAAAGACGCTGTGCGGTGGAACGCAGTGCCAGCTGATACATATCGTAATTAGGGTCTCCGGGAGCACGATTGATTCCCTTAGCCATCTGGAAAATACCACAAGGGAAAATGCTAGTTCTATGTAATTTTCCGATACCCTTAATGGAAGCATTTAGCAATGCTTCGATAACCATTCGGCCTTCAGGCAACGTACATGTGCCATAGTTGATAGACGTGAACGGAAGCTGATTTCCGCTACGAGATTGAAGTGTATTCCATGATGTTCAGCAAAGCTCGCTAATTCCTTGCCCGGAACGAATCCAGCTATATGTCGCCATATAGATCAGACTATATCTTCACCCTCAATAAGAGGGGCCATATCATTTTGAGCCGCTTGGCCCTACTCCCTTACGGGATAGTCGTTAGGCTTTTATTATGCTGTCACGCACATTCTTCATCTTTATAGTAAGAGAAGTGAAATCCTCCTGTGGATTTTTGCTTTCCTTTGCAGCATCTGCAGACTAATGTTGCTTGCACTCCAAGTTCTTTCGCACATCCTTGGATCGATGGATATACAATACCTGTTTCTTCGCAGTATACTGGAAGTTTCTCATGAGAATCAGAAATTTTCTTTCTGGTTTCTTCTGAGCACGGCGCATGTGGTTTCCCTTTCTTGACCTCAGAAAGATGCTTTCTTCGTTCTTCAGAGAACTTTCTTCCCTTTTGAGCTTCTGATATTTTCTTCTTCTTTTCTTCAGAGCATGGATGTCCGGCTCCATTTTTGTTTCCACGCATTGAAATTGACATTTTCTTACGAACTTCTTCCGGTAAAGAAGGAGCTGTTCCGCCCTCAAGAATGTTATACCCGAAATTTTTGTCTTGGGTTCTATATTTAGCTATCAAATCTATTTCCATATTGCAGGCATCTTCTTTTGAAAGACCAGATGCAACAACAATATGTTCAAAGTTATTCCATCCATATTTTTGAATTGAGTTCCAGAAATGAGGGCATCTATTTTGATAATTTCGCCCATTTGTTCCCCATCTTGCTTCCGGGGTTTGTTTTGTTATCCCAATGTACTTTTTGTCATTCGCTTTATTCACATGCATATACACAGAATATTGTTCCATTAAATACTCACCTCCTTTAATTTGTATTTTGTGACAGCATAAATTTAGCACGGTAGGTTATCTCAATGAGACGTTCCCCGTTTAGATAGGTAAGTTCTTAATATTACTATTAAGTCGCCCAAATCACTTTAGGTTATGGTACATGCCTTCAACGGCTTGGTTCAACTCACGTTTGGTCATATCCATTGCGTACTGATATACTTTTGCATTCCTTGGATCATTAGCCTCTAGATCGTTAAAAGATAATTCTTTGGGTACTCTGCTGGGGTCATCTTCAGGCTTAATGTATATAATCCCATCTTTAAAATGCTTCGAAAAGCTCTTCCGTACATAAGGAACCATAGTCCAGTCTAGGTGTGTTGCGCTCACGCCGCCGAACTGCTGAAGACTTTGAATCTGGAAGATGACTGCGACAAGCTGGAATGCCGTACTGATGGACTGTGCAGGACGAACATCAGTCTGGCGAGTGTTAAAACCATTCGCAAGCAGATCATCAAACGGAATACTCAAGCAATTGTGCATACCAACTGCGTAGCTATCGAGATCGTGGATATAAATTTCGTTGTTCTCGTGATTCTCACGAGCCATCTTAGACATGCAATAATCAAGGGCATATCGCTTGGAAACCACCCGGCTCATCTCGCCAATACGACCGCCAAAAGATGCTTCATCAACATTGGCATTCTGGTTATCAATCTTTTTTCCGAGAAGTTTCTCCTCGACTGCATCCATCAGCTCTTTGTAATTGCTGCGAGCAATACCATGCAGATATCGGTAATTCATATAAGAACGAGTCGTCTCGTAATAGCCACTCTGCATAAGACGATTCTCAACTGCATTCTGAATCGCTTCTACATCCATAGTAGAGTCAATGGCTGCGATTTCAGATGCAATACTATCACTCAGCTTGTGGTCAACAGGATCTGAAGAATCATTCATCGCCTTCTCAATCGCATTTACAATCTTACTCTTATCAAAAAGAACTTTCGTTCCATCGCGTTTAATCACATATTCCATGCAATCACTCCTTAATCTTCCAACCAACGATTTTCTGCCACATAGAAAGCTCCAACCGCAACTACTATCAATACGACCCAGAATACCCAAAACCAAATCACCCGTGTACCAGCTGCAGAAATCATATAATCTCGTGCTTCTTCGATGTTTTTATCCTTAATGAATTGTGCATCATGTATACTTTCGTCGCTCAAATTTGCAAACAACGTACCATCATAATGAACTTCTTTGACATAAAACTCGAATTTCACATGAGGACTGACTTGTACAGTTGTCAGGTACTTGCTTGATGGCATTTTGATGTCACCATACTTGAATTCTTTGCCAAGAAACGTAATATTCTTAGAATTGTGTTCTTCTGAACTGTAATAATCCCAAGTCCAGTACGTTTCGACTCTTGTTTTTGTATGGCCTTTGCTATCCGTAGTAGTCACAGTTCGTGTATGCATCGTATAATGCTTTTCTTCGCAATAGATGTACATCCACTGTCCGTCGATACGTGAATCACTTACGGTATCTACTGCTTCTAGTGCGCCTTGGCAAAAGGCGTTGCCTACGTTAGTTCTTATTCCATAATCGAACATATTTTCGGACTCAATCGAAATTGCTGTATTATATTCTTTCTTCTGCTCAAGCGAATCTCTGGTGATATTTCCAGCGATAACGCTACCAAGTATCAGCATGATGAACACAATACCAACACTGACGATCAATTCACGATAAGTAATTTCGGCATTACCGATTTCCAAAAAGGTTGCCGACTGCCGGTGCTGCCTCATTCCCCTCATAGGACAGATACTCATAATTCTGAACCTCATATCCAGTCAGACCCAGCAGAAAGGAGTTCGGAAACTTACGAACGCTCTGCTTATATTCCTTCACGACACGATTATAATCGCCACGATAGTTTGCAATCAAATTTTCAGTGACGGATAGCTCATTCATAAGCTCCTTGTAGTTGTCGCTAGACTTCAGTTCAGGATATGCTTCCGCAATAGCTGCAATCTGAGTCGTAATCTCTTGAGCAGTCTGGCCGGAAGCGCCACGAGCATTCACAACATCCATCAAAGTCTGATACTCATGTTGGTCATAAGCCTTGACGGTTTCAACCAGATTTGGAATCAGATCAGCTCTGCGCTTCTCCTGAATCTCAATGCCAGACTTAGCTTCCTGAATCTGCTCTTCATAAGAGATGGCCGTGTTCTTAGGCCCCTGCACCATAAAGGTCATGCCAAGAATGGAAATCAACACGACGCAAATAACGATAATAGGTAACTTCCAGTTGTATCTCATTTATGTAAACCTCTTAAAACTTGACCTCATCGGCACAATCAGGAATCACGGCAGTCTCGATGTTGCACATCGGCTCTGCTTTTGCTAATTTGTCGGATTGGTTGATTGGATGACAAGTAAGCCCAGCCCACTCATGGCTAGTAGGATAATCATGCGAGCTATTTGGCATCGTAGTCAGCTTATCATTAGTCTCATCAGGAATCTTCTTTAGCGTATCTACGACACTTTCAGTAATCTTCTGCTGCTCCTCTAAAAGCCGGATTTTATGGTCCAAATAAAAACGTGCCTTCGCCAAATCTTGAAGCTGAGAATTGCCATCTTTGTTACCTGCCCGGCTTAGATACTTACCAACATTCCAAAGATAAGCATCCTTGTCTAACTGCCACTCTCGCAGCACTTTGATAGCCTCATAGGGATTGTCTGCACCGCCGTAATAAGACGGGTGCTCGACGTTCTTCTTAATTTCGTCAAGTGTTTGCATTTAAAGCCTCCTGTTTTAGTTTGTCGTATTTATCACGAATCTCGTGGAACTTACCACAAGACATCATACCTTCAGTACAACCATTACCACAGCAATTTGGACCAGCATACTTAAATAGATGAGGAGCAATCGGATAGACAAGCTTCAACATCTCGGTTGCAAGCTCTTTGATTTCCGGCTGTGCACGTTCGCAGCAACGCAGGTTAAAGAAATTATTCAACGAACGAGCGTTCATTGTAACAATCATCTTAGTAGAACAAGCATTCGGAAGAACAGCACGCGCGTTCTCATTTGCGATCTTTGATGCTTTTGCTCGTGCCTTTTTTTCAGTCAGGCGAGAATCGGCAACCATCAATTCCTCAGTAATCTTGTCTTCGAGAATCTGGCACAGATGTTTATAGGAATATTCAGCAGTCTGAATCGCCTGTTCAAATACCTCTCGTGCTTCGCTATCATCATCGATAACATCAGGAACCACGATTTCCGCATTGTTCATTCGCACATAGCGCTGACTCTGTACGCTGAAAGATGCAATGCGATGCCGGGTGATCTGTGCCAGCAAAGAACGACTCACACCTTCGATTCCAAAAGTAAAAGTCACATGCTCAGTAGGACTGGCGTGACCAAGGCTAGAGAGCCGATTCAGAAACTCATCAACCTTCTCATCAGTCAGTCCATCCATCAAGTCCTGAATACTTGAATTGGAGTAACACAGCTTTGCAGCGGCAGCTACCACCTTTTCAGGATCAGGAGTATGTGTAATCAGTTTAACTACCATTCAACTCTCCTTAATATTCGTCCTGCCAGTTTTCAGGAATGTCATTCTCACCAATTACGATACAATTTTTAGGTGCAACATTTAAAGTGTATTTTCCATCTTGAACTTTAATCATTACGTTCATAATGGAGACAACTTTATGAATGCTCCAAAGAACTCCGCGACCTTTTCGAGTTCTAGCTCTAAGCACCGTATCGCCAACATGAATCTCTCTATTAAGAATATCGGTTACCATTTAATCCTCCTTCACTTTAGAAGTGCAAACTTAAACCAATCTGGAAAATTGGATACTGAAATTCCATATTTGATAAGGCAAGACAGCAACCACAACACAATCATGATTCCGACCGCAATAAGATAATCCTTAAAAATCTTAATGAAAGCGATCCACATCTTAATCCTGTCTCTCATTTACCTCACCTCTTTCAATCAACTCATCCACAGTAACCTCTCCACAGAGAACCTGTTTAAGCTGCTCTTCTGACAACTGATATGTAATCGGCTCCCCACACTCAGTAGAATATCGAGCTAATGTGCGATAATACTCTGCGATAGCTCGTTCCTTACGGCCTAGTTCGCGCTGATCCATGCAAATCATATGACCACCACCTCCTTCCTAAAATTCTTCACTCTTGCCGGTCACGACATAGGCATCATCTTCAAGGTCTTCTTTTGGAATCATGACAATGTTTAGCATTTTTCTGAATAATTCATTATCAGTTACGATAAAATAAAAAAATTCATTTTCTGAAACTACTTCGTATGTAGTTCCTCTTTGAAGCCGAACGACTTCATCTATGCCAACATCGACATAATAATCCGTCCTGAAGTACATCCTCATTAGGACTCCTTATAGGGCTCCATATCACCCTTCCAAATCTGGAAATAAGGATGTGCGTCAATGCCGTAAACCTGACCCTTCATGCCGGTACTGGTAATCTTGTAAGGCTTTCCATCTTCAAGGCTATTGATAAAATCCTGATACTGAGGACTCATCTTAAAGAAGTCTTTCTTTCCCTGAATCCTCTTTACCTTAATGGTGACCTCATCACCAATCTTGGGTTCCCATTCCTCTGCTGGCATTCCAGCCAGAAAGTCGGGACCACCAGCCTTCTTGATTCGCCGGGCAAGGATTCGTGCCTTACGCTGCTCTCTGCGCCGGTCTTCTCGATTCATCGAATTACTCATATTCTGTTCCTTTCAGCTTATCAAAGTAGGGGTCGCCGTCTCGCTTCTCTAATAAGTTGAGCTCCCCGGCGGAGCCTACAGAATACAAACGAAAATTTTTAAAAATCTCAGCACCTTTAATAGTGGCAAGAGATGTAATTATGTACAATATATTGTGTTCTTCTGTGCCATCCGTAAGTTGAACTTCAAGTCGTTCTTTCTTTGGGATGGCTAGTTTTCGGAAATCTGTCAGATAAAACCACCTTCTTCCCATTTCTTCACAATTTGTTTGTTGACATTGATTGGAAGACGTGGATTTGTTAATTGTGCAGGAGACACGATATTGATATAAAAGTATGGAGAAAATTTCTCATCCAAATCATCATATACTGCTGCAAATTCACCAAAGCCAAAACGATCTTCCGTTATAATATATTTCCAAATTGCGAACATTCGACTACTTTTATATGGTTCCCACCAATACCCATTATTCGAATGGCAATTTGCTTTGATAATTCGCATAACCATTTTGCGAGTTTTCTTTGACATATTTTTCATATAGCATCTTCCTGTTGTACTTTCTTCAAGACGACTATCTCTCTGAAGTCGTTCGTTTATTCCTCCGGCATTCTAAAAATCCTCTCGTCACAACAATAGTCGTCAAAAATGTTTCCGATAATCTCATAGCATTTTGACTCTGTGTTATAGCTACCAAGAACAATTCCACGCTCACCCATGCCCTGCCTTGCATAAACATTAAGGCTTGCGGTATCAATGATTGCCATGCGGTCAAGATTTATAATTTCTCCACCTTGCGTTAAAAGTAGCATTTTACTTTCTCCTTATAAATCTTTCAACTGTTCTGGAGAATGGACATCAGTAGTTTCAAAGCAAATTTTAAATTTTTTGTCACTATTAACTGTCTTCAACTCAAGAAACGTCCCTCTTCTTTCGTTGAAAAACACCGTATGAGCCTTATTTGGCCTTTTATTTTTCACGATATAATTGCGAGTGGAAAGGCCCAGAACAGGACATTCCTCACATTTATCGTTGAGAATCCGAAGGATGTGCTTGATTGTTTTCTTGGATAAGTTCATACAAAATGTTCTCCTTAATAAACGTAACCGTTTCTTCTCTTTCTTTTTGTAGTCTGATAAGATTTGCTATATGCTGAGGGAAGAAGCAAAAAAAAATGGTTCTCTTCATCCAGATTCTTTTGATGTTCTATCATTTTAATCTCATCATCTATCTCTTTAAGAGATCTCATCTTCATCCTCCACTTTTATCCACCCACATCCCGGAACGTAATCCGCTTCAAAATAGTCTCTTGCAACAAAGATTGAACGTTCTCCTTCTTCGTTTACCACTCCAATAACAAGTGCTTCTTTGCCAGCAATGTAACAAAAATCTCCTTTACCCTTCGAGACCTTCTTGAGGCGATTTTTAGCTTCATTGATATAACGGCTTATACGCTCGGATGACAAATCCACATTGCATTCTTGCCCATTTTTGCCGAGCCAATAAAAGGAATCTTTTAACTTATTTTTAGGCATGATTCACTCCATCTTTGCTCCACACATCGGGCAAAATGGCGTTTTGAGGCCACACGGATTCACCTCTCTACATTCTGGGTTCGAGCAACGGGTTGCTGGTTCACACCATGAGTTTTTCCCGGCACAGCTCACATAGGAGCCTGGAATTTCCTCCCAGTGTGCCACCGGCCGCAACGTTTCCGGGTCGATAGTTGGAGTGTTCCGCAAAGTTCGTAAAGCTGCGTTACAAATCTGCCTACTAAAACTCATTTCATACGTGTCACTTGTTATAGGATTTTTACAAAGAAGATTTAAGCAAGATTCAAATTCCTTTTCAGCCTTATTTGAGTCAATCAATCTAACATCAGCCATAAGACACCTCATTCTTGTCATCTCTAAATCTTACAAAGGTCGGGAATTGCAGAGACTCAAGGCCAGTCTTTTTGTCCATCGTGACCTCTTTGTACTTACATTCCACAATCTTACCGATGTAATTATCAGGATTTGCCCACACAGCAGCTCTCGTGGAATCATCAAAGCCAGAACCGACACGAAGCTCGTTACCCTTGTAGTCAACAACCAGAGCGCCCATCGTACCAGCTAGACGATTCTGACCTTCTTCAATCGCGGTAATGCGGAGATCAACCGTATAGAAACGCTTGATTTTCAAGCATCCATTATGCCGCTTACGCTGGTATGGGACGCTGGTGTTCAACATCAAACCCTCCCAACCATGTGCCACAGCATAATCGAGCCACTTTGGAATCACGCTCTGGTCGATTCCTTCGTATACCATCGGAACGATTTCAATGTTTCCAAGGTTCTTGTGAGTAATCTCTGCACGAAGACAATTCAACCATTCTCGGCGGGTCTGATACGGAACGATGCATTTGCTACGGTCAAACTCGACAGCAGGAACGACATCGAAAATCACAAACTTAATTCCGGTTTTATCTTTATTGTCCGAGTTCAATAGGCCAGTGCCATAACGGAAAGCTTCCCCGTCCGACATTCCTTCAGGATTCTTGTAGATGAGTTCGCCATCAAATACCCAAGAGTCTCGTTTCGTTGCGTCGCCATCATATAGGGCAAGCAGGTCATTCTTGATGTGGTCGAGCCCTTCAAACTTTTGCGCCTGACGAGAAATCAAGTCACCACGGTACATTGTGCCCCTATTACCATTCATCTTCTGGCTTAGGCTGAACCAGATACTGGGTTTCAACTTCACCTTATCGATTGGATATCCCTGCTGGACTTCCCAGACAGGAATAATTTCCTCGCCGTATACCTTATTGATAGTAGCAGCTTCCACACCAATCGGCAGATTCTTGGTAAACAGCCGCTTTAGAAACTCTTTGTGCTCAGGATTTTTATGTAAATAGTTCTGGATTGTTGCTATGGATGCGTCAGATCCTGTATTGTGACCAGCACCCATAATATAAAGGTATCCACAGCTGAGATACTGGATATCAATCTCAGGCTTGGTACTCACCTGCTTATTGATTTTCGCATCCGACAGGCCAGTTACGATTGTCGGATCAAGCAAGAATCGGAAGAATGCCATCAGCTCGTCAGCTTCAGCACCAAAATCCTTTCGTGCATCCAGCAAAATGCGGGTCTTGTCTGTCTTCTTCTTCGTGCTCTGCAATGCCTTTACCATCGCATCGAGTTTACCTATGAGTTCCTTATCTGTCATAAAGCCTCCTTGCATATCCTGTGTTATATAGTTATAATGAATAAAGAAAGGCTTGCCATTACGAGCAAGCCATTTCTTTCTCGTATCCTGTATTATATAGCTAAAGAGAGAATTTTAAGCCTCCGAGGTGGAGACTTTTTATAGCTATATTATACAGGATACTCATATGATTGTCAATGCTTTTCTGAAAATTCTTTCCGTAAAAATTCCTTCAGGAACGTCCGCTTGTATGGAACTCTCGAAGTCTTTACCGCCCGGTCAAGTGCATGAGTTTCAGCGCAAATCACACAATACTTCTTGGCACGAGTGATGGCCGTATAAAGCCATTCTCTCGTCAACATCAAGTATGCAGAGTTATCCATGCCGACAATCACATACGGAGCTTCGCTACCTTGCAGTTTATGACAACTCAAAGCATAAGCGAGTTCAAGTGTTGCCCAGATGTTGTTCCCACCAAAATAATGAGGAATGAAGATCGTGCCCCACTGGTCAAAATCAACCAGGATAAAACTACTCTCAATCTTTCGGATAATGCCACGGTTTCCGTTGAACACCGGACACTTCTCTTCTTTTTTCTTTGTCTTGAGATTGTATGTGTGAAGCTCATAGTTGTTCTTGTTGATGATGACCTGATCACCCTCACGCAGAGTATACACCCTATCCTTGCCATCACCATAGATTGTGACCTTTGCTTCTGCTTGACCACGACTCGGATTCACAATTTCCTGAATAGCATTATTGACTTCATAAGTACAGATACTACCACGCAGTTTCTGTGGAAGTACAATCTGAATCTTCGCACTATCACTCCCTACCTTATTATATAAGGTACGGTACTGATTGATGATGTGGTTGAATGACTCACTTGCGTCTTTATAGATATCAAGCTCCAAATCACGAAGTTCACCACGAATCTCACTACCAGCCCAGCCATAAGGCACCAATTGCGTAGCATTACGAACCTTAATGCTCTCCGTGATAATTGCAGACTTTGCTGCCTGACGATGGATCTTAGTCAAACGAGCCACAGGAACAACCTTAGATGCAAGCATATCCTTGAAAATGTTACACATACCGATGCTCTCAAGCTGTCCGTCATCACCAATCATGATGAATCGCTTTCCGGTCTCGATAGCCTGAATCAAATCGTAAAACAATTGAGCGCCAACCATGGAGGTCTCATCCAGAATGATGATGTCCTCATCCAGAGGATTGTCCTTATCGTGAACAAACCCACCGTTCTCGATGTCATATCCAAGGAGACGATGAATCGTCTTTCCATCCTGACCAGTAATCTCCTGCATACGAGCGGCAGCACGGCCAGAGAGTGCAGTCTGTGCAAAAGACTTACCACGAAGAACTTTTAAGACACCAGCGACAACGGTACTTTTGCCAGTTCCGCCGTAGCCTGTTAAGATACAGACGTTGCTAGAGCACACCTTTTTAATGGCATCTCTCTGCTCTTCGGTATACTCGATGCCAAGCGCATTTTCAGCCTCATTGATTGCTGCATCCATATTTCGACCAATCAGCTCAACAGGAGCATCCGCCAGACGCTTGATTTCCTTCGCAATACTATCTTCCAGATTCCACACTCTAGTTAAAGCAAATTCCTGACGGTCATCGCTCCACCAAAGTGTTTCACGTACATCATGCAGATGAAAAAGTGCCCTCTTGATGACCTCTTGATCTCCCTCGTCCAATTCAAGTTCCTTGATACAGCTATTGATTGTCTGGTTTGCCGGGATAATAGAGTTACCTTCTTCAGCACGGGCGGCAAGAAAATGCATAACGTAAGCTTCGATTCTGAATTGCGAATTGTGCTTTAAGCCCATATTTAAAGCAAGAGCGTCAGCTTTTTTCCAGCCGATGCCATACGCATCATCAATCAAGACATAAGGATTCTCCTCAATCTTTTTTACCAGAATGTCTGCACCGTGATACTGACGAACAAGCTTTTCAATAGCACTAGGGGTCAGACCGTACTCAATTAGCTTTGTGTACGCCTCGCTGTTATCAATGTTGTTTTCATAAGCATCAATGATCTTTTGAGCTCGGCCTTCCGTAATACCACTAACAGTGCAAAGCGATTTGATATCACCATTCTTGATAATCTCATACGGATTTTCGAATGCTTCATAAAGCATCTCAAACTGATGGTCGGTCAGGATATAATGGAGAAAGCTTTTCTGTTCTTCCGGGTCAGTAATCTCTTGAAACTCATTCATGTAGATAATTTTATACTGATCACCAAACTTTTCATGATGAACATATTCACCACAGAACGAATAAGTTTTATTCATATCGAGGCTAGGAACGTTGCCTTTTAGCCGGAGGTCGCTGTATCGGCTCATAATAGGATTTCCCTGCTTGACTTTTACCACCTCGGCAGAGAAAGTGGCGAAGCCGCCGGGCTCCACCTCCTTCCCATCTTTCGGATAAAAGACTCGTTTTATCCTGATGTAGCAACGGATCATATTTTCATTAAATTTCTTATCTGCCACTTTATAACCCTCTTATTATGCACCTAATCTAAATTCTGTCAGTCCTCCGCACACTCTGCAATAAAACCATTTTGTTGTTCTCTCGCATTGTTCTGCATAATCGAATTTCCACTTCTGAACTTTTCTAACGACACAACAATTCGTACAATGTATCTTGATTACAGTTTTATCTTTGTATCGACGATTTCCAATTTTAAACTCAGGGAATTCACAAAGAACCTCTCCGTCAATAGTATATAAAACACCACTCATTACGTTATCTCTCTATCATGCAGCCACTGCTTATAAGGCTTAAAGTCATTCGCAATAACGTGCGACTCATCTTCCTTCTTTCCAAATACAGCTACCTGACTTCCCTTTACAATCAAATCTTGATAATCTGACAGAATTCTCGGCCACACAGTTAGCTCAATGATGCCATCACCAGAATACAGATTTACAAACGCAAACTGCATACCAGTCTTTGTTTTCTTTTTCTGAATCTTTGCGATAATACCAACCAACACACAAGAGTCACCATTTTCAAGCTCTGAGAAATCCCGAATGTACTTGTATGCCTTTTCAAACGGATTCTTATCGATGATGAATGTCTGTAATGTCTGGAACTCCCAGAATTGCTCGTCCTTCAAATACTTCTCTGATTGCTCAGTCATGTATGCTTCTTTTTTCTTGAGCTTCTCGGTTTCATGTACGACACGACGCTTTTTATTATAGATTCGTAGGACGGTTTCTTTGTCAACCTTCTTACCAACCTTATAATGCTCCGTATCAATGTCCCACTTACTCAGCAATACAGCTTTTGTAGGAAGTGTGCTTACCGGTTTGAACTCAGATTGCTCCAAGCCACTCGCAATGTACTTTTCCAAGAATGCTCGTTTATTCTTTGTAGGAATTGCACCAGACTTAACCAGTGTGATAATCTGTGCCTTTGTTGCACGGACACGGCTCGTGAAGTCATCAAGACCCTTGAATTTTCCATTCTTATCTCTTTCGGCAATAATAGCATCGGCAAGCGTATTACCAATACCACCGATTGCAGACAGACCAAATAGAATTTTCCCATTTGATACAGTAAAATCCATGCCGGAACGATTGATACTTGGAGGAAGAACCTGAATGCCAAAACTTCTTGCATCCACCATAATCTTGTTGACCTTACCAACCTTTGCTTTATTCAGGTTTAGCATTGCCTTAAAGAACGCAAGCGGATGATGGGTTTTTAAATATGCAGTTTGAAGACAAATAACAGCGTATGCCTGAGAATGTGACTTATTAAATCCGTAGCCGCCCTTCGTTGATAACTCGTTGCAAATGTATTCTGCGGTCGCTTTGTCATATCCATTTGCAAGAATCTCATCATGAAGAAGCTCAACTTCTTCTTTGACTTTCTCAGGTTTTTTCTTTGCCAAGCACTTACGCATTCTGTCAGCTCCGGCATCGTTTCGACCACCGAATACCTTCGTGAGCTTCATACTCTGTTCCTGATAAATATTCACACCATAGGTGCTGCGGAAAATCGGTTCCATGTCAGGATGGAAGTAGTGAATGTGCTCAGGGTGGTACTTGCAATCAACGTATGTAGGAATGGACGGCATCGCATCAGGACGATAAAGTGCAATCAAAGCGGATAGTTCCTCAATCGACCTTGGTTGAAGCTGTGCAACCAAATCCTTCATGCCTGAAGACTCAATCTGGAATAGATTGTCTGTCCGCCCAGAACAAATCAAATCGTAAGTTGCCTTATCGTTTTCAAACTCTGGATTGTTAATATCGATTTCCCAGTCTGAAATATTATCCTCACGCTTCGCTTCATCAATGGCAACCAGTGACGCAACACCAAGAATATCAAACTTAACAAGTCCAATCTTCTCATCCATCACCTTATCAACGGAAATAACGTGCTCTCCGTCAGTACCATGCCGGATACCAATATATTCATAGTAAGGATGTCGGCAGACAATAACACCGCCAGCATGGATGCCATACCCTCGTGGGCGACCATTGATATGGCTTGCAATATCAAGTAGTTCCTTATATTTTGGATTCGCAGCTACTTCTGGGTTGGCTTCAAGACAATCCTTCCATGTCTTTTGAACAAACTTCTCGCTGATTTTTCTTATTTCGGCATACGGAAAGCCGAGAACTTTACCAACGTCCTGAATCGAAGTGACCGGAGTAGTGTACACGATATTCATAACCTGAACTACTCGATCTTCACCGTACTTTTGTGTCAGATACTCAACAACCTTAGCACGGTCACTGACATCAACATCAACGTCAGGAAGGTCTTTTCGCTCAATGGTAAGGAATCGTCCGAAGTCAAGTTCATACTTGATGGAATCAAGCTGCGTAATGCCAATCAGGTAACATACAAGAGAACCAGCAGCAGAACCACGACCAGGGCCAACAATGACATTATTTTTCTTACACCAGTTGATGTAATCAACCAGAATCAAAAAGTAGTCACAGAAGTCTTTCTTCTCAATGACAAACAACTCATCATCAACACGCTTACGATAGATCTTCTGTTTTTCTACATTAAACTTATCAATACCGCGTTTCTTCCATCCCTCTTTTACAAGGGCTTTTAAGTAAGCTGCTGAGTTGGAATACTGTGGAGGAATCTCGATTTTAGGAAGTTCAGGTTCGTGCCAAGGCATATCCACATAATCACACAAGTCAGCAACCTCATCAGTGTTGTTGATACACCATTCTGCTGCATCACATCCAATCTGGCTATCAAGGATTTCGTGTTGCTCTTCACGAGACATGAAATAACATCCTTCATAGATCTCTGCGGCAGTTTCCGTATCATGTGCGATACGAAGGAAGTAATCTTGATAATAAAGATCCTCTTTGGTAGCAGCATGAACATCGTTTGTGACAACTACTTTTGTGTGAGTATCGTTTGCCAACCGCATGATTTTCTGATTGTATTTTGCCTGTTCACTGTTTGCATGAGCCTGAACCTCAAGATAATAATGAGGAAATAAGCTCTTATACTCTTGGACCAGCTTGACACAAGTGTCATAATCATCTGTTCTGGACAGCCTGCTTGCCAAACAAGCAGACAGGATAATCAAATTATTCGTATCTTCCTTAGCGATATCCTCTTTTGTGATACGAGGACGGCTGTAAAAGCCATGAAGATGACCGAGTGTGGATAATCGATTAACCGCCTGACGGCCAGCCTCATTCTTTGCGATGATAATCAGGTGCCAGTATTTACTGTTCTTGTCCTTTACTTCCCTGTCCTCGCACTCGTATGCCTCAATACCATAAAGAAGTTTTACATTCGGATACTTGTCCTTCAGTTCTGAATAGTACGGCCAGCTTGTCACCTCACCATGCTCCGTAATAGCAACGGCCTTTAAACCGAGTTCTGATGCTCTTTTTAGATTTTCTTCAGGAGAAGAGAATCCATCCAAAAGTGACATATAACTATGCGTATGTAAACTACTTGGCATTCTATTCTCCTTTCACCATTAAAACTGATTGCGTTCCTTCAAGCGCTTAATCCAACGCTTGCGCTTCTCGTTAGCAATCTCATTCGCTTTCGATGTAAACGCCAAGATGCAATCCTCGTCATCATCATAGTATGCGTAGATACAGTTCAGCACATCACCGAATTCTTCTACGAGGTTTTCATAAGCCTCGTTAATGCTTACAGGCGTTGGGTTCTTCATATCGATTGCACGATAAAACTTTATTGCAGCTTTCGACAGCTCAGAACCTTCCTCACCCATCTGAATGAGGATTTCCTTGCCATCAATATAATCAAGCACTCGTAAATTTTTATCTTTGATCATTCTGTCTGCTCCTTATCTTCGATGGACACTCTCAAAGTTACAGTCTTACCGTCCTTTGTTGTCCATGTGTATTCACCAAAAGTTCTATTGTTGAACTGAGCTTCAGAAAGAAGCCAATCACGAACTGCCTCGATAGCTTCATCTGTGACACGAGTTTTATCCTTCCATTCAGTTCCATTCTTTTTAACAGTTCCTGCGTAAATACCAAACATACCACAGCTCACATGATATTCACTCATCACTCTTCACCTTATCTCCAAACTTAATAATATCGTCGAAAAGCATCACATAGTCATCGGTGTACTTGTTACTATGGAAATGGCCGAAGTACCAGAATGGTTTACAATCGTTAGGATAGCATTCGTATATATTATCAAAGAATATTTCAGTTGACTGGTCTACTGTGTTTTGATCAATACCACCGATAAACAATTCAGTTGGAATGAACCGGAATGGACAGGTATGCGTGAGCATAACATCAATATCATCGATTTGAGGGTCATGTGTAATATTCCAGATCTTTTTCTTAGTCTTCTCATTAGGCTGTTCATCCGGCCACCAGTTCCATCCACGATCTAACCGATAATACTTATCCACAGAATAAGCTCCACCACAAACAAGACAATTCAACATCTCTACGCCAGAAAGGATCTGGTAAACCTCACCATCAATAGCGAAATACTGATTTGGATAATGTGGGTCATACCACGCTTTACCGCAAATATTTCCACTGATTTCCTTTGTCTTATAGCCATCCTTACGAGACGGGCGGCGTTCGTGGTTTCCATGAATACAAAACAGATTCGCAGGAATATCTGCGGCAATAGTCTTAATACTCCATTCACGAGGATCGTCTTTGCCGTAGTAGTTCAGACCGACATCGCCAAGGCAAATAATCCAGTCATTCTTTCCAAGATTACGTTTATGGCAGAATTTCTCTAATTTTAAAAAACGGTAAAATTCGCCATGAATATCACCTGTAATATAAACCATTCACTCACCTCACTCATAAACTCGCCAATGCCATGTGCTACCATCGCCCGGATAAAACCTATCGCAAAAGTCCTCAAAGCGACATCCTTCGCATGGATCATCTTTTGATAAATCTATCACTGGATGGCTTTGGCATTCTGCGATAAATTCTTTAACGTCTGCTTCAAATTGTTCAGGCATCAGCATTATCAATCAACTCTCCATTTTTTACAACCTTAGCCTTATCATCCCAATATTCATTAGCTCCAACCTTTCTAGGAGCAGTGCCAAAATGCTCTTTCCACTCAGGAAGACTCTCATTGATTGCATCAAACTGAATGCCCCAATCAAAGCAAGCTTCCATTGCGTCATACAGGAGCTTTCCTTCTCGGCAAGTCCAGAGAATCAAACCAGCACCGTGCTTCTGTTCCTGAATTGCTTGATAAATGACATTCCAGTTTGGCTCACCGATATCAGGATAATTATTCTCACAAAGAGTGCCATCAAAGTCGATGGCGATAGCACGTTTCCAATTTCCCATATCAAATCACCTCAAAATCAACAATCTGTGCCTGCGGAGTCACATTATTTCCATACTGATTCAAAGACAACCGGCACACGGCATTGATATACTTTTCTTCCTGATCACCATAGAAGTCATTGTTAATCCAGCCAATCATCCGACCATTATCAGTAAAGCACACAAAATCAATGCCTTTTTCTTCATCAGAATACTTCCACATATTACCGTTCTTGCCCATCAGAGCACATCCACTATGAATCAGCGGAATGTTTTTAATGTAGAAATACGGTTCGGAGATTCCCTGTGCCCAGATTTTATGCATTTCATACATGGTCTTCGGCAATGCAACAGTCAGCCTACTATAGTCAAAATCAAAATCAACTACGATTGCCTTACTCATAGTGACATCTTTAAGCAGTTCGTCACAATCCGCAATCGCCTTTGGCACGTTTTCTTTCTTGATTTTCACACCAGCAGCATTGTCATGACCAAGAACCGATTCAAAATCTCCGGTGCTCATCAAGAATTCCTTTAGGCTTTCAATCGGAGAACCGTCAGGATTTCTCATCGAACCACCATAATAATCCGGTTCGTCAGTAAAAGTACGGAGCAACACGCACGGTTTCGCATACATTTCAGCAAGCTTGATTGCCACAACACCAGTCAAAGTGTTATCAAGAACACCTGTGGAGTTGCAGAAAAGAATCTTGTTCTGGTCTGCACCGTGCTTTTCAATCAACTTCTGAAGCTCTCCAACAGCCTTGTCCTTGATTTTATTCTGCTGATACTTACAAGAGGAACACTCACGAGCCACATGCTGCGCAAGAGTTTCATCAATCGTGACACCAGCATTCTTACCACGAGTCGGAGTGTATTGGAAAGTCTGTTCTTCACCGACCATTGCACGAAACATCCGCTTCTTTTGTTCAGATGAGCCAACACGAATCAGTGCATTCATCATCGGGACAATGTAGAACTGAACATCATTGATAGTAGGGTCACCCTTAATGTTGAAGCTATTCGCCTCAACCAGAGCACAAATCATCGGATTCACAATTCGTGCCAAGCCCTTTGTACAAAGCCGTTTTGTTTCATGCGAGTGCATATCCATTACATCACCAATATTTCCGACCGCCACCAAATCAAGATATCGGTCTGCAACATCAGTCCAATTATCTTCATCAACAGCCTGAAGGAACTTATACACAACACCCGCACCGGACAGTTCCTTGTTAGGATATGTACCATTCTGGTTGTTGACAATTACCGCGTAAGGATTTTCTCTATCGCAGATATGATGGTCAAGAATCAAAATATCAATGCCCTTTTCATGGAGCTTCTTGCACTGCTCAACATCATTGCTGCCAGCGTCAGGAATAATCAGCAAGGTAGTTTCAGGTGGAACCTCAATTTCTTTAGAGAGTCCATGCTCTTTACCGCTATGATGCAGAACATTGATTTTCCCACAAAAATCAATCGCCTTCAGGTACTGGAACATCATTGATGCGCTTGTGAAACCATCCACATCACAATCTACAAGAATGGAGACGGTAGACTTTTTCAAAAAGTGCTCATTCAGCAGCAAGACGGCATCTTCCACGTTGTCCAGCAACCACGGAGAATTTAAGCAAGAATCATCCAGATTCATGTAGGTCTTATAGTCCTCGACTCCTCTATTCTCCATAATCGTTCCAATCGGGTCTGATAGGTCGTTCCTACTCCCCTTCCAGAGTTTTACATTCATTTAATTCTCCTAACACAGTTCTCAATCAATGCCTTAAATTTTTCAGGATTATCAGTCGGGGCTTCCTTTTCATCCAGAATCCCTTTATCATCTACTACAGCATACACACTTACGCCATCGACAAATCGATTGGCGAGAACCATAAGCTCACTAAGCTGAACGTCTTTATCAAAGACGAAACAAATATCAACACAAAGACGTGTTAAAATTTCAATTTGATTCTGTGAAACCTTCTTACCGCCAGTCGCCACACAGTTGTAGACATCCATATTCCACATCTGCATGACAGACTTTTCAGCCTCACCGACATATACCAGACCTTTATTCTTGATATAGGGCTCTGTTTTGTACAGGCCATACAGAATACGGTTTCTGGCACACGGCTCAAGATACAGATACTTCAATTCACCTTCTGGGGGTTTACCAAAGTATCTTCCTTTTACACCAACCAGAGTACCAATTTCATCTCTGATTGGAATCGTGATTCTATTTGTCAGCTCATCAAAGCCAATCTCGAACTCTTGCTGCGTCTCGTAAGATATCCCATCGTCAGCAAAAATCTGGTTTACATGAGGTTTATAATAGCCGAGGATAGCTTCAGAGATGGGGACTATCGGACGGTCATCCTCGTGTTCTTCACCTTCATTTTGCATGGCGATAAGCTCTTTTAAGATCAACATACTTTTAGGAAGGTCTTCCTCAAAGTTATGATAGTAATCAAGCCCAACCCATTCGCAGATTTGCTTGATGGCTTTTGGGAAAGACAGTTCCAGAAAAAACTGGACGACAGAAATCAAATCATAGCTGGTCTTTCCATTGGCAATGTCTCGTGTGTAATCTACCGCAGTAAGATTTTCATTCTCGTAAATACAGAGTGCCGTTCTATTGTCGCCATCTGGATTCGCACACTGGTAATATCCAGCTTTGTGACTAATATGATGACAACCAAGCTCCTCTAGGATCGGCTCAATCTGCTGTTCTTCAAGAATGTAATTTTTCAGATCTGCGATATTTACCATTGTAGTTCCTTACTTTCTGGTGCAGACACCGACCTCTTTCCAGACATTCTGGTTCAAATTCACTTCAAACATGATTTTCTTCTTCTCGCCAAAACGGTTCTTATCGATGTTTCCGACGTAATACCGTTTATCTGGATTCAACCGATGGGCACAGTCACCGCCCCATTCAGGGTCATGAGAGATATATTGATACTTCGCAAACTTATCTTTTGGGATCTCCTTGAATAGAACCATTGTCCAAGCAACGTGCTTAATCATTTTTGACTCAGCAATGTTGTTTGAATTCAGCTCATCAGGAAGATACTCATGAGCGTTTTCGGCCAACTGGATACTACCATAGATAAAGATCTTCAGGTTTTTCGCAATCTCTTCAAGCTCTGTGGCTGTGACTTTAAACGCTGCCCATTCACCAATAGATGCAATGTCGTTTTTTAGAGTATCGTAGAACACATACTTAACTCCCTGAGTAAGAGCTGCCTTCTGGATTTCAAATCGCAGGGACTTATCACTATAATCAGCAGAAACATCCTTTGCGATAATCAAGCCTTGTGATTCGCTCTCAATCCACTGGCAAACATCAAGCACATTGCGGTACTCTTCGCTTTCTTCGTAGACACGAGCTGTAAACTCATCAATGCTTTCTATGTATTCTCCATCTTCGTTTTGCTTTCGAAAGATGAAGTTTCCATTTGCATCCCGGTACATTCCAAGAGTGATTTCTCGCTCATCCTTGTGGAAGCGATGACCATGCAACTCTTGAAATTCAGGATTGTTGATGGCGGTAACCAGTAAGCAATACCGGACTGACTCAAGATCCATCTCATTCAGCAGCAAAAGAGCTTTTTGCTTTTGAACCAATGTGACGTAGGCAACAATCGCCATCATGTATCTAGTCTTACCAGCGTTAGATGGCATACCATTGAACATCACAGTACCCAGCTTCAATCCTCGGAACAAATCGTTCATGATGGGGTACTGGAACGGCAAGCCCATATCAGGAACGCTCAGACGTTCATTGACCATTGGCAGCAGACCATTATTCAAAATCTCAGCATCATCGTTTGTAATGATAACTGTATTGATCTTGTCGGCCTTGCCACGAATCAATTTGTAAATGTCCTGAGCACCAAACATTTCAAACTGTCGATGCTTCAAGATTCCTTCAATATTAAATCCGTTTCTCTGATACTCACGAAGTAGCGAATATTTCTTCAGGATATTGAAATATCCCTTGATATCATCGTCATTCGCAAGGCTCATGTAGTATTCAATGGTTGACCAGCCCTTCAGCCGCTTGTATTGGGATAATCTGGACTCGTCTTCAGCCATAAACGTTAAAACAGACGTTTTATTAAATTCTTGAGTTCGAGTTTCATAAATAATCAACGCTGCATCGTAGAAAAATTTTGTTGCTTCATCGGCAAAATCGTACTTGCTCTTGACATAATGCCCATACTCGACCAAATAGTCAGGATGCTTGTAAATTGCGCCGACAAATAGAATTTCGTTCGGGATATTTGAAATGAGTTCCACTCATCCACCTCCCTCGTGCTTTTATATCTCATCGAGAATTGCATTTATATCAATTTCATTCTCGTTTTTGCTCTGTTTTGGTACTGTTTTCATCCGTTTCAGTACCGTTTCCGTCAGGTTTTCCTTTGTTTTACCTTCGCATTCACTACGAATCGAAGCTTGTCTTTCTTTTTGTTCGAGATAACTCGGATATTGTGCCAGCAAAACAGCCAAGTCATAATTCCATCGTTGACTCATATCAAAACCTTTTGCTTCTTTCTCGGCAATTATCTTATCTAGTCGGGGTTTCGCTAGAACCCACATATCGTAAAGTTCTAGCGGAGGAATCGAACCTCTATATTTGTAATAATTACCGGAAATCAACTGCGTAAGTTTCGAGTAGAAGCTACCCGGAACAACCGCCGGGGCGTATGTATCTCGAATATGGTCGAAAAGAATCTTTTTTTCTTCCTGTTTGATATGTGCAAGCTCACGATTGTGGTCTTGTTTTCTCTTTTGGGAAAGAAGATCATCGACCTTTTTATCCGTAGTATCTTTTACTTTGTCAAAAAATGCCCTTAGCAGGTCATCTGTCCAAGGGCGTTTTTGATTTTTCTTTTTTTCTACAAAACAATCCTTATGGCAAAAGCCAGTCTTGTCGTAGAAAAACGTGCTACGGTCTCGCTCGATGAAAATATTCTTCCCGCAAATCATACATTTACGGGTAAGTTCCATTAAGCCAGTTCCTTCTCCATGATTGCAGCGACCTTCTTCAGTTCCTCAATATCAGTCATAGAACGGAATGCGGTAGACAGGCCAGCCGCCTTAACAGCCTTCTGTGCAGCACTCTTCTTCATAGGAGAAGCGGAAGCAATCAGGTCGTTCAACTTTGCCTTGACATCGTCCAGAGAAGGCTCCTTCGACTCGGAACTTTTGTCCGCAGGAACATCATCCGGCTCATCGTTTTCGATACCAAGGTCACGCATACTCAGCTTAACCTCAGTCTTAACAGCATCGTTTAAGCCGTTCTTGATGACGTTCTCCCGATTCTTTGCGCTACTAGAGATAATATCTTGATACTCAAGCAGGGTCAGATCCTCAACGACCTCACCGCCCTTATGCATACCGGTACGATCCTTATCGAAGAAAGCGAGCTGCTGACCATCCTGAAAATACAGGCGGAACTCAGTATCAACGTTGTACTCCTGACCAGCAAACCCATCAGGAATCTTACGACCAGTAGGCTCACTTACGATAGAACCATTCACAACCTTAGTATGCTTCTCGTCCTTCTCTCGGCAAACAACGATGTAGTTCACACCAGATGCATTCAGATCCAAAATCAGAGACTGACCCTTGAAGTTCAGGGTATTGAAATCCTTGAGCTCCATGCCAGCACCCTCAATCTTAACTGCCTTTTCATCACCGGTCAGACCCTGAGATGCGGCCTTAACCTTGGCACGCTTCTGCGAGAAGGCGGTGAGGCCCTGGGTAGCAGTCATCTTGAGGATGGAAGCGGAGTCAACAACCAGAGCATCTGCACGGAACGGCTTGCCATCTGCATCCAGATAAACATCTCCATTCTCATCCTCAATATCCTCATCGTTGGTAACCATCTTGATATAATCCTGAACCTCTGCTAGAGACTGTGTGTAAACAATCAGCAGATTATCAGGATTCACACCATTGGCTTCCAGCTCCTCGGTGTAATTATCAATAGAACCATTCTCGGTATCCAAATACAGAACACGGAACGGCTTACCGTCTGCATTTTTCAAATAGCACAGCTGCATAGCAGTACGAGACTTACCAGTTCCCTGTTCACCATAAATCAGCATATGAAGCTTCTTACGAACAGCAGATGCCTTACGAATCATAGCCATATATGTAAATTCCTCTCTAAATCTTTTCTTTTATTGGTATCCTGTTTAACATAGCTGACAGCCAAAATAAATTATCCCCAGTCATCCTCTTCCTCATTTGCAGGAATTGCAGTAGACTTGTTAGAACCACCCCACCAAGAAGTGTCGTTCTCAGCAGCCTTACCGTCAAAGTCCTTCTTGGCCTGAGTATTAGCAGCGATCTTTGCCCGTGCCTCGGAAATATTGTCCTCAGTGTAAGTAGGCTCCGCATCCTTCTCGCCGGGGTTCGGATCAAAGGAATCAGGGTTAACACCCTCAATATACAGCTTGCGAACCGCCGGAGTGCTCTGGCGCTTCATCTTGTTGGGGCCACCCCAGATATTCTCAGTCTCAACTTCCTCAACCTTCTGCTGATTAACGATAGGGCCAAAGCATTCAAAACTGGTATAAGACTTCAGACGCTTACGAATAGAATCAGCCAGAACCTTATTCTGATTGTTTGCCTTATAATCAATGAAGAACTCTGCGTCCTCGATAGTGTTGTAGTTCACGATCTTAGCATCAACAACTACTTCATTATCCTCATCACTCTTGCGGCAACCAGTGTATACAATGGTCTGAGTGAACAGAGCCAGTTCCTCAAAACCCTCTGCATCGAAGTCGATTTCCTTAGAACTCAGCGACACCTGAGTAGGAACAAAACGAATCTGATGCTTACCATTGTAAGTGCTGTACTCGATGTTACCACGAACATACACGTTATCGCCGTCATGCAGGTTCTCAGAAATCTCCTTAGCTGCATCGAAATCGGTCAGAGTCTTGTTATCATTGATAACCTTACCGGACTCATTCGTCTTCTTGGTAACACCGACCTTAACGCCAATCATGTCATAACCTTCCGGTGCAACATAGGTCATGCGATCCTTCCAAGCGACTTCCTTCTTGTCCTTCTCAATGCCCTTGTCCTTATCGGCACGGCGGAAGAAGTAAACCTTGTCACGAGGCATACCAGCCAGATCAATATAGAAAGTGTTTTCATTAGAGGTCTGAACGCCAAAGCTCAGGACACGGCGCATAGCACCACTCTTAGTCTCCTTCTCGTTATAGAAGTTACTACGCTGGGTGCCGGTGACCTTACCAGCCATCTCAAAAGAACCACGGGTCTGAGGAAGATTAAAAATTCTATCTGCCATATCAAGTCTCCTTTATGTAATTTTGTTTCATTGATAATCACTTATGTTTCTTTTTATTGTCTTGAATCAATTCATGCACTATTCATTCTATGTATTGTCCTCCGTCTGGCTTATTGATGGCTTATATTTCATACGGCACTCGCCGTTAGAAATCGTCCTTTAAGGGATTATGTACAAACATTGCGCCGAGCACTATCGGGAGCCGTTCTGAACACTCAGGGCACAAATCAAAACTCAAAAGCGAACCATCAAGCTGGCTACCATAAGAGTATTGATGCTCAAAACTGATTCCCTGCTCGCTACCTATCGGCTTGATTTCACGACCACACCAGTTACATATTTTCTTACATGTGTTCATAGCGGCATCACCCCATTTTTAATATTCCCTATCACGGAACATCTTAGATTGAGCACGAGTCAATCTATTATTTTGACCATGCTTAGGTCTGAACGCGGACTGCAGTTTGTTGTTTGCATATTCGAGATCGCTCTCCAGAATCTTCGCAGCTTCTTCAATATAATCTCGAATTACACAATACTGGTCACTTCTGATACAGTGTGTCTTTAGATAATCAAGCATCTCGACTGCCTGATTTTTCAGAAGAAGTGTATCTTCAAGCTGGTTTTTGCGCCGTTGGAAGAAATCTATATTCAACCTTGCATCTCCTCATTCTGTAATTTTTCAAGCGTTGGACGAATCGTTATTTCCCAACGCCTTACAAATCGCCAATCAAGTAATTGACCGCATCGTGGACAGAAGTTATCAAAATTCGATAGTATGCAATAACAAACCGGGCACTCATAACGCCCATAAATGTCATCATGAAGAGGCTCTTTATAATCCGTCCTAAACTCATAAAGTTCTGCTTTTGAAAGAATGATTTCGAGAGCCTTCGTTAAATGTTCACGAGGGCACCACATTCCGCCTTCTTTGCCAAGACGGATTTGTTTTTCTACAATCTCTCGTGCTTGGTCAAAAGTCATATTCTCAATTTCTTTTTTCTTTGCGTGCATCCAATCTTTCATAACACACCACTTTCAGCAAATGCATAATTGTACTTTGCATTCTTATCCATCCACACCCTCCAATCCATCTTGCGATGACAATCAGAACATTCACACTCGAACTTTTCCAGCTTCGTCACACAAAACGGACAAAGATACGTGTTCTTCTCCTTCTGAAAGATAGGACTTGCCGGAAGGCTCAAGGAACCGTGGTCAATAGTTACATTGATAGTAATTTTGCTGTTCATCATATCACCTCTTGTTTGAATTAGCCTTTTATGAGATTTAGTCTTCTGGAAAATGCTTCTTTGCCACCGCAACGCAAAACGGTTCAATTTCAGATCCCCAGATAGCAGTACCATCACCATACGTACTTTCAAAGACAAGCGGAAAGCCACCAATTCCATCGAAAAGACTGCCAAGCGTGGGATTTTCACCAATATACGGTTTCATCTTCTGGAAAATCCAATACCACTGAGGCAAAGCAATCGAATTGCCGAGCGCCTTGTACCGAGGAGAATCGGCTGGCTTGTGCTTTTTACCATTCTCGTCAACCCACTCGCCAATATCGGTCCATCCATCAGGGAACCCCTGAAGCCGTTCATCCTCCAAAGGAGTCAAACGGCGAACAATCCATCGTAGATTCTTCGTTTCTTTCTCTGTAATCAGGTCAGTAGCATCCTTGTAGTCACGAGACTTCATCGTACTAGCCCGTTCACTTTCCTTGTATTCACCAATGCGTTGCATCGCAAAGGCTTTCTTTTCAACAACCAGCGGCATATTATTACCGCCCGTTCCCCACTGAGCAGTACAAGTCGGACTTGTATCACCCTGCTGAGTGTATCGAGCGTCCTGACTGTGACTCTCAAATACCACCGGCGAAATCTTTTGTTTTAAATTATGTAAGGAGGGATTTTCTGCCAAGCAAATTAGCGTCTGATCTTGCAACGTAGAAATCGTTGCGCTCAATTCAGTTTGAACCAGAGCACATTTACCGCCACCTTCACACCCAGAACGGATTTTTAGAGTGTAGGCTGCAGGTTCTGCGCATCGAGTCGAAGTCTCTCGATTGTCTGATTCCAATACTCGTCTAGTTCCTTCTTTTCCAGACCTTCTTGCTCCTTCACTTTCTGCATCACTTGCGATACAGTTCCCGGATTCCACCACTCGATCATATCCAGTAATGCTTGTTTTAGGAGTTCGGGTAAAGGTTTTCCACGCCGGGATGCTCTCACAAGAATCCCCTGACATGCTCGTGCGCTCAAATAGAATTTCTGAGGCACGTTGTCCTCCAAAATCCATGACAAGCGCGATTCTCTGGCGGCGCTGGGCGACTCCCCAGTATTTAGCGTCGAACAATCTCCATGCAAGAGACCATCCATTACCGGAAATCGCTCCAGATTTTGCCCACTTTCCGTTCTTTCCTGAAGGTCGAGGAATTGAAATGTCTGGCTCGACAATGCGTGCAAATCTTTCCAACACGCATCTGAAGTCTTCACCTTTGCTTGAGCTAAAAGCTCCTCTGACATTTTCCCAGATTGCGAATTTTGGATATTCCCCATTGGTGGCCTCCCTCATTTCTGTAATCACACGAATCATTTCAAGGAACAATCCAGAGCGTTCACCAGCCAAACCTTCACGTTTACCGGCCTGACTCAAATCTTGGCATGGACTGCCTCCTGTGATACAGGAAACCGGTTCAATCTGCCATCCATGAAGTTGTGTGATATCTCCGTAATGCTTCAGTTTTCATTCCTCCTTTTGTATCCTGTATTATGTAGCTAAAACTCCAAAAATTAGCGAAAAATAATAGACGTATCAACGTCATATTATTCATTTGCTTATAAAACCCATCAATCGATATACATACAAAACATACATCATTCACTCATACGGACTACTATGTATGAGACTAACCTTACCGAGAGTATCTACTACGTTACTGAGCAACGAATTACATATACTTTCTCGATTTAAAACGCTATGGTTCGCTTACTATGGTGGGACAGGAGAGACTTGAACTCCCGACCAAGCGGTTATGAGCCGCCAGCTCTGACCAACTGAGCTACTATCCCATATAGCAGGCTTGTTGCCTGCGTTATTTATTTTTACCAATCTGTGCATACACAGATTGGTACACTAACACCGTAGCTGCATATAACCCAGCTTACCCATCAACCTGTATATACACACAGATTGCATCCCACAAACGAGATTCTGAAAATGGTCGAGCAGTACCCATCAATCTGTATGTACACACAGATCGCATCGCTTCTGTTTCAGGCACATCATGGGGTGTTTCTCTCCATCAATCTGTATGTACACACAGATCGCATCGGCAAAATTCAACAATCTTATGTATTTTCTTTTGTGTGTATTCACAGATCGCTCGTGTGGATTATTTAGCACGAGATTATATCTTTGTCATAATAGACAAGGAACCTTACCGAGAGTGAACGATACGTTATGTAATACAACGAATTATACGCACTATCTCGATTTAGGGCGCTATGGTTCGCCCAATCATTTCGGTGCGAAGCCTCGGTGTTTTTATATTCACTTATGCTTCGCACCACCTTTTAATTGATTGTAGTGGATTTAATAATGTCTCCAATGCCGGGAATTGAAATGTTCTTTGCAGCATTCCAATCAGCATTCAGACCAAAACCACACTTTTTACAAAGGAAGTCTGCTTGAGTCTGACGATTTTCCTTCGAGATATAACCGCACTTACTGCATCGCTGCGAAGTAAACTTCGGATTGATTTTCACCACATCAATTCCTTTTTCAGCAGCTTTGTAAGTGATTTTGTTCTGTAAATCAAAATACGGCCAACTTTTCAGGAATGTATCATCAGCAGAAATGCCAGACAAATCTTCAACCTGAATCGTCTTACACTTGTATTTCACAGCTGTGTCAACAAGCATTCGACTATATTGATGATTGATCCGATCTCTGAACTTTGCTTCCTTATCTTTTAACCGTTCAATGCTTTCGACTCTCTTATGTACACCATGTCCGATTTTACTATCAGCGCAGTGTTTTGTCTGACGACCAAAAGATTTGCGGCGAGCAATCATTTGGTTTCTAAAAGAAGCAATTTCGTTTTCATCAATCATTCCATGAACTTCGTTATCATTAAAAGCAAACACAACTGGTTTCGCAACTCCAAGGTCAACACCCATTGTTCTACCTTCAATCCAGTCAATTCTCGTTTCTTCTGGATAATTATATCCAAGGTTTAACATCCACTTATTTTTCTTATAAACAAGTGAACTTGACGTATGACTCGATACTCCATTTAAAATATCATCAATGATTTGACGAGATGACCAACTCTTACCAAAATTCAATCTAAATGTAATCGAACCATTTTTAATTCCAATTTCCTTCTTGAATTTATTAGAAAGAAGACTAAGAGTTACGAAATAGTCAGCACCATCCTTAAATAGTTTGAGACTAGATTTTCCAAGATAAATAGGGATTGTAGCTTTATAAGAATCAATTGATCGTTTTCCAACAAAACAATCTTTTGAATTTTGTTTATATCTCTTCCCAACGTTTTGAAGAATCGTTGTTATATTCGCAGTATTATTTTCATAAAATTCCTTTGATGTACACCGATATACGTAATTTTGTGTAGAGCAGCCATATCGTTCTAATAGCTCTTCCTTTGTTGGGAAAGCACCGGTTTCAGATTTTACTTTGTTGTTATAATTGGAGTCTTCCCAATAAATCTGTACAGCTCGATTTGCAATCTGCATCATTTCACGCTGAAGCTGAAACAAAACATCATAAAGCTGCTTGAATTTCAATTCATTACGGTCATCCACAAAGACGAGTCCGTAACGAGAAACCTTCGTATTCAATATAATCTTCCTTTCGTAATTTTTATGGAGCAGCGAATGGGAATCGAACCCACTCCATCGACTTGGAAGGACGATGTACTAACCGTTATACGACCGCTGCATGAAAACCCAGCTTGCAAAGCACTACTGCACCATCACTGGCGAGCTGGGAATAATAGTGGCAGTCAAAGGAGATCAACAAACGGTACGCGACCATTCTATGACCGTGGTGCGGGTAGAGGGGCACGATCCCTCACGCCTTTCGGCACGGACACCTAAAATCCGCGTGGCTGCCAGTTACACCATACCCGCATATAAATCGAGGATGCAGGAATCGAACCTGCGGTCGTGGAGTCAAATTCCACTGCCTTATCCGCTTGGCTAATCCTCGTAATATACCCAGCTTACTACGTCACACTGCTCCGTTTCCAGAGAGCTGGGAATAATGTGAATGAAAAATTCTACATGCCCTTTCGGGCTGGTCCGAGTGACAGGTCATGATCCTGCGGCCTCATGCTCCCAAAGCACGCGCTCTTCCAACTGAGCTACACCCGGATATTAGTGCTACCGACCCGACTTGAACGGGCACGTCGTTGCCGACAGGAGATTTTAAGTCTCCGGTGTCTGCCATTCCACCACGGTAGCATATCAAAGCTGTCTGTCCAGCAGTCAACCGTCTTTCCGATTTGCCATTCTAACTCATGCTCATCTGTAAATGAGCTGGTAGGGATAGTGGGATTTAAACCCACATGGTTTCCCGAACGAGTTTGAATCGTTTGCGTCTGTCAATTCCGCCATATCCCCACATTGCCGGTCTTTCCCGGCTGTCAGCCCCGCGCAGGGCATTTTCGGAGGAAGAAATATCACGATACTTCGTTAATTATATTAACGAAAATCACGATAAAATGTCTATTTTAGCTCAACTCTTCCAGCTTCTTCATCAGCTGGTCAACATCCATATCTTCCAGTTCCTTGTCCTTCTTCTTTGCCACAATCTTCATGATCTTATCGCGCTGCGCCTTCTTTTCGGCAGCATTCACACGAGCCTCAGATTCAGCCAGCTTAACAGACACGATATACTTGACCAAATCGATCTTGTTTGCCAGTTCGGTGTCCTCGGCACTCTTAACAGCCAGCAAAGAATCCTCGTCGGCAGTCTTCTTCTGGCGGTTCAAAGCCTTAAAAATTGCATCCAGAGCCTCAACATTCAAGTCCCACAGATCCTCAACAGTCATGACACCCTTGTAGGTAAAGCGGTAGCGATTACGTGTTGCAATTTCAAACAGATTCTTTTCCATAATTATTTCTCCTTTCAGATAACCACTTTCAAAACTCGCTCAGTAGCGCCCTGAACCTTGACAATAAAGGAATCATGCTTCGTTTCAGAGAAGCCAACGCCGGACAGCTGGTCATCTACCGACCGAACTGCCATCTGAGAACCAAGTGCCTCAAACACACGCTTATGCTGTAGCAGTTCCGCCTTCAGAAATTCGTTGTAGAAACCATTTGGCTTTTCAGGGTTGACACAATCCTTGAGCATGAAGAAGTAGTGACGATTGCCATTACCAGTCTGTTCGTCCCAGTAGTTCGGAGAATACATAGCTACGGACACCGGTACAAACTGGTTGGAGTTCACACCCCAGATTTCACGGGAAGAAGTAGAACTATTGAGATGTTCCTTAATAGTAAACTGTCCATCCTTCAACACAACAGTAGCAACAGAAACATTCTGAGTCTGACGCAGCGGAATATTATAATTGAAAGAATAGATCTGACCATTAAATTCAATCTCTGCGCGGAAGCCGGTTTTGCCGCCACGGTTAGAGAAACAATGAACAAAGAACTCGTATTTGCCATCATTCATCTTTTTGATATCAGGCCAAGTAATATTCTCAACAGCGGCCTCATCGCGATCAGGATGAACAATATCTACATCCAGATTGCCACAAGTACTCCAATCTCGTTTGTTGCCAAAATAGATCTCAAAGTCGTTCGGTTCAACACAGTGGGCATCAAGGTCATTTTCATCCCACTCGCCCGGCTTATCGTTCCATTGAATAGAGAAACGCAACACGCCATCGACTTTGCCGCCAGCATTCTTGACGTTTTCGCGAATATCGCTGTCTGTCATATTACCGGTATAAGCCCAGCTGAAACCATTAGACCACTTAAACATGCTTGGCGCGTTCTTATCCTGCGGTGCAATCAAAGACATCATATTCTTCTCAAAACGATTCTCCATGAACAGTTCTAAGCCAGTCGCAGTCGGAAGAACATCCCTGATGAATTTGTCGATACCAATTTCCTCTGCACGGCCAAACTTCTTTGGATCAATCGCAACAGTCTTAGCCATTGCCTCAAACGGATTTGTAGCACCAGCAATACGAGGAGCCGCATCACGATTGCAGAATAGGATATTATTGGCGGTGATATCGTCCAGAGTAGCAAACCGACGACCCAAACTGTTCATATAGCCCAGCTCAGTGACAGTCTCCTGTGCGTCTTCCAACATCTTCTTGGTGAAAATCGCCTTGGGACGCTTATAGTTTGCAGGAGCAACAACTTTCTCGAAAGCAGTAACGGCTGCATCCACGTTCATACCCTCACTCAGATTTACCAGCAAAGTACCGATAGCGGTGTTACGGATACGAAGCTGTCCCATATCGCTCCACGCCGGTGCCAGCCAAACATAAGCGGCCTTGTTTTCAGTCGGAGTATTATCGTATTCGATTTTGTTAGTCTTAAATACCTTGACGGCATTTTCAAACTCCTTGCCGCGATACAGACTATTCTGAGCAATCAGCTCCAAAACAGTGTCAACAGCATCCATGGTTAGCTCTTCCAAAGAACGCTTGAACACATTTGCGGAATCACGCCACTGAGCCATCTTGGTAGCCACATCATCTCCACTGGTAATAAAATGCTGCGGAATCTTGACTGCGAAATGATCCCAAGTATGCACATCCTTGTGGTTTTCATCGTACTCGTAGTTCATCTCGGTGCCAAACATATTGCTAGAACCGATCATATTGCGACTGACAAAGTACGGATTCACAATGGCGCGGCTCTTCACGTAAGCGGCCAGCGCATCAACAACAGGCTGATACTTTGCAGACTTTGCATCAAAATCCCAAATAGAAACCAGATTACGACCCGCATCAAACGCTACCAGCTTGCCGATATTCTTCACGAAACGGCGGCAGCAGGAACAGTCATACTCGCGCCGCTTACGAAACAATTCATTCGTGCCGACCGGGAAGCTGTCGAGATACAGATTGTACAGTTCATCCTCGTCTGCATCGGTGATAAACAGTGGATTCTCTACCTTCACCATCTCATTAAAGTGATCCTGCAACAGTGCACGAAATTTCTTGAAATCAGACATTGTTATTATTCTCCATTCAAATACTATTTTCTGTATCCTGTGTTATATAGCTGAAATGTTAAAATCAAGGGGCCGAAGCCCCCTGTTTTTAATTTTTGTGAAAATATTCGACCCAGCCCTTGTATCCTTGCCGGAAACTAAGATAGGCCGTCTTGCAACATTCTCTTCCAATAATGTCTGCAAGAGAATCCCCACCCCTATCAAAACCAAGTTTCGTAAAATTATATTCTGGGTGGTTTTTGCAGTAGTTGTAGACCTTCACATATTCACCATTTCTGACAAGATGTCTTCTGTCTAAAGTCTTCGAATGATATCTTCTTTCAAGAATATCATTCAACCGCATGAAATAGGTATGAATTGTATTTATAGATATCTTTGAGTCACTGTCTGCACCGATACTATCCTCAGTTTTACGAATGATGTAAACACCATTCATGACATAGAATGTCCTATACCCTCCCTTATTGGGAGCGTCATACTGTTTCATTTCATAACACTGCTTAATAATATCCATCAACTTTGCGTCAACACCAGTCTTATCAAGAACAGTACAAGATTCAAAATCGACATCGTTAATCGTCAGGTTAGAAACTTCTTCAGAAGTAAGGCCAATCCAGTACAGTACAGCAATCACGTTCATACGAATCTGATATGGCTCTTCGTACTTATTTAAGAAGTCAACAAACTCATCAACTGATGCGAAATATTTATCCGCATACATATTGTCTGCGCTTACATCGCTCTCTGAAAAGTCAGCCAGATCATACATACTTGTTTCATTTTCGCTTTTGATGTAGCCTGTGATTATTGACTTCACATTTTTAAATGAACGACTTGAGTTTACCCAGTTATACCGGGAAAACATCTTTACGAAATCACTCTTTATGAAGTCGAATAGCTCATACCCACACTCGGCCTCGTAATCCATAACATGGTTAAGTGTCGATACAACAAACTCACCGCTTCTATCAGAATACTTTTCGGCAAAAGCTTTGATTTTTTCTTCAGTAAGCATAGTGGCACACTCCTTCTTATTATATGTAGTGTACCATTAAACCTTATAAAAAATCAAGCAAATGCGGCAAAATTCTGAAATTCCATAGTATGTTGTACGCCGCTCAGGAATGCTGCGAGCAAAAACGGTTCATCTTTGCATCTTGCCATTGCGATCATGTTCATCTGACGCTCCGACAAGACACCGAGTTTCTTGATGAACTGTCCTTTGTTAAGTGTATCAGTCTCTTCACAGAGAACGATACTATCAACCTCTAGGAAATCACAGTCTTCCTTTGAGAGTAGAACATGAACTGGAGAACGCTTGTATATTCTGGAAGACAACGGATTTCCCTTGATTGTGGGGCTGAAGAAGTTGCGCTTATTGTTGCTTGTCACAACGAACGGTCGAATACCGCGCTGCTGATGACCTGTCGCATTGGATAGATCAACCAACCAAACCTCTCCGACCTTTGGGTCAATATTGTTGTCCATAGTCTTTCTCCTCTATAATAGTGTAGCTCCGTTCCATAGCTATATTATACAGGATACCTTTACAGAAGTCAAGAGGTTTTTGAAAATATTTTTAGTGCCCGTATAGCTCAGGATTTTCTGACACGAAAACGCTGGTATTATCGAAGATCATCTCATACGCTTTCTCTTTATCGCCCTGCCTAAGCTCAACCCTCCTTACTTCGTGACATTCTTGCCGCAACTCAACATGACTTTCGTTTCCAAAAAATCCAATGCCTTTGACAATCCCATGCGTCTTTACGCCAATGTCGTCCATCTTTTTGCAGATCATGTGAACATCCACACCATTGCAAATAAAACAGACCCACACTCGCTTTTTTCTTATGTACTTCAAAAAGTTCTCAACCTGTATAACTCCCAAGACCTTTTTCTCACTCATCGAAATACCGCCTTCCGCTCACATAAACAACTTTTAAGATATATTATACACGTCTTTTTGTTTTCGTCAATATATTCAACATCTTTTTGTTGTATTATTTATCGAAATTTTAGATGATACCATTTACTCAGCATCATCCACAACCAGCTTCGCGTCATAATAAAACCTGTGTGCGCCAAATTGCCCAGCAAATGTTGCTCCACGCTCGTGCCAACTGCTTGGAGCTGCCGCCGGGGTCACAAACCATTGAATAGGTTTGTCTGAGATTTTAGCGCCGTAATCAAACACCATAGACACAGCCAGTTCGTTCTCTGCCGTCACCTTCCTATTATATAAGGAGCTATAACCATACTTCTTAAAGACCTGCTGGATGGTTAGACCATCAAGTACAGCGGAATCATAAAGGCATTGAGCCACGGCCATCTGACCTTCTAGGCTATCAGCACCTGCTTCACAAGCAACGATCTGCTCCGCAAGAGCACGCTCATCATCAGTGAGTTCGCGCTTTCCCTGGCTGAAGTTCACAATCCGCGTCTCAACAACAGTCTCTACAATGACTTCTGGCTCTTTTTCCTCTTGCTGCACAATGCTCACTGCCGGAGGACTACTATTATAAAGGTACGAATTGCTCTGCTTCTGAGCCACCGGGCTGATCTTCGATACTAGATTCCCTGCCAGCAAGCACATAATACACATAATAGCAACACTTTGCTCACGATTTATTAACAAATTAGAGTTAATAAAAATCACTTCCTTTCAAAAATATTGGTTTTATCAAATCTTTAAAGACTCCTCATTTACAGTCATCACAAGCTCGTTGACCCGCTTCCAATCAACATTGTCCGGCAGGTAAGTCTCGCTCTTGTCAACTGACAATCTACTTTCATAGGCCGGAATCAGTTGCTGACGAATCTCTTTGTAATCATATTCACCGTTGCGAAGCTGCGTCAGGAAGTTATGATTGTTGTCTCGATAGGTTTTAATTTCACCTTTTTCCAAGATGTCAAAGAGCATCAGGTATACACGGATTGCATTCATTACCGTCTTGTGCATTTTCTTTGAATTATGATAGATTGGATCTTTGTCTAATGTATCAGACTTCTGAATTAGCTTGCCTGCAAAACCTCCAAACGAGTAAATCACACGCTTTGAAAGGAACAGCTTTTTATTATCCATAAGTAGCTGCGTCATTGGATTATAGCTAATAACGAGTTCATCAGCATTCCCTAACTGCTCCAGCATATTAGGATTTCCACTACACATCAATTTCACAGCTTTGTTAAAACTATAAATCGTTGTATCTGTCTGAGTATCCACATAATGTTCAAACTCACCGAGACCAAGAAGGTCTTCTTTCGAGTTCAGCGCCACACCTCGGATATCAAGATCAGAGCCCTCAATATTTGTCCCGTAAGCATGACTGCCACCGACCGTTACGAACATCATATGCTTGCCAAGATGCTCATTCTCCCGAAGAAAATTATATTCTGGAAAGCATAACGCTCCAAGCAATTCATTCCTTGTCATAGAATCACCTCTATTAGAACTTAGTTTTTATCGTTTTGCTTAATTTTTTCTTCAACCACAATGTACGGAATGCCCTCCAAAGATGCTCTAAGCAACGCGACCACCGCTCTTCCAGTTTTTCCATCCGCTAATTTTGACACATCTTTCAGTTTTTTTAAGACATCTTCTCGCTTCACATACTTACCCATTATGATTCTCCTTAAAACTCATTATTTCAAATAATGCGATGGGGCATCTTTCATAAGAAGTAAAACAATCTGCTCGTATCGTTTATGCGCTTCTTCTGTAATGATGTATTCCAACGCTCTCACATCAGAAAACTGTAGGTTTTCTGCAAGAATTTTGAGTGTCGAAGTGGGCTCCAACACACCATTTCCATTCTTGAACTCGTAAACGCTCTTGCACAACGCAACCAAGTCATTGTCACTAATATGAACAATATAGTTGTTCATGTCTCCGTAGGTCATAGCAAATCCCTTCTAGTTTTCAGCTTCTATCAATATTCTTCTCTCGTCGATTTTGGAAAAGCAATATTGCAAACTGCCTCTCTCCTTCGCTCATAGTAAGGACACTCTCCATCGCCTTTTGTTTCAGTGTTTACATTTGGATGAAAGGCATCCATACACTTGTTATGAACGCGGCTCCAATCTACACAAGTCTCACATGATTTTTCAGTACAAAACATTTCATACTCCTCCTAAATCTCAGCTTTTATTCAACTCTGCCACGAAGGACATACGCCAACGTCTCAAGATTGTCAGCCAAACCACTTGAGTTAAGATTCAAACCTTCAATAGTGATAAAATCATCACCGTACTCCCTGAGCCACTCCGCCACCTTCGTTGCTTTGTCAGAGATATCGAATTTTTCATACTCAAAGTAATTCATGCTAATCCTCCTTAAATCTTAACTTTTATAAATTCGTTTGTTCCATGCTTCGATAAGGTCTTTCTTAATCTTTTCTTTATCAGCTTCGGAACAATCAGAGTTGTATAGCTTGCTTTCCATGAATACCCGACACTTGCATCCGGTTTTTCCGTTTCCTCTTGTTATAAACATCCAGCTTGTCAAATGGTCGCCTGTTTCAGCAATGGCAACTTCTCCACCGCAGAACGGACACGGTTTCAAATCATCCATTTCGACCATCCCTTCCCTGTTTCATTTCCAGCTGCTCACTCTGATCATCAGCATCAGAAAGCGCTTCTAGCAGACCAAGTGCGTACACGGCATTCAATATCATAAGGAAAATTATCATAATCCACATTATATTAACCCCACATGTCTTTTGATTTTGACCGTTTGTATTGAGGTTGTCTCAAGCATACACCGCACAAAGATCAAATACAATACAATTATCAAAATTACCAAAATTTTACTAATAATCCTACGTCATCAATAGTTATATCGTCGGTCTGCACATCCTTTTGTTAAGTATCCACAAGAACCCGGATTTTATGCCTGTCTACCACGAAGCACATATGCCATTGTGTCTAGTAGATCTGCCACCGAGCACGGATGCGACATAACTTCATTTTCAATCAGAAAAGTGTCGTTCATTCTCATCCAAACCGCAATATCTTCAGCTTTGTCGGCAACTACCATTTGTTCATATTCCTTCAAGTCAATCATTACTCTTCTCCCTTTTTTCCGATACTACAGACAAATATTTTATTAACCCTTGTTCATTACTTCCTCAATCTTGCAATTGATAGAATCAATCTCACGCATCAGCTTACAGCAGTAGTTTCCGTCCTTATCAAGCTTGAAGCATAAATCCTCATCGTCACTCTTATAGCCAATGTAGCATCCAGACCGACACAGGCTCGTCGCATCAAGCGCATCTTGGATGACTCGTGCTTCATTGAGAGTCAAATCAATCTTTATCATACTTCACCACCTTTACTCTTCTGCCTTTCCTCCGATACCACAGATAAACACCTTATGTTTTCCAATCTCATCACGCTGCCAATCACCACCAAGCACTTCAACAGCTTTTAAAAGTCCTTCATAATACATTTCGTCTGGATTACGATTAAATCCTCTTGCAAGAATATATCGCTCATCCAGATAACCAGCTAATCTTAGAACACCAGCCCGCAGTTCTTTTTCTTTCATGTTTGTCATTTTATTTTACTCCTTATTTTTACATATCCTGGTTCACAGCATTCCATACCTCAGTCGAAATCATGTCGTTCTCATCGGATAGGCGATCAATCCAAGCGTTCAACACTTCTCTGTATACCGTCATATTCGGACAGAAGTGACTGTTTGTAAATACCGGCATATCATCATTACACAGAATTCTCATAATAGCAGCACACACGGCTGCAGATCTTGATACACCAGCACCACAATTCACGCAGAACCAATCCGTCTTATCTTCTTCATGGTTATCCAGAACAAAATTCACAATATTCTTAGCTTGAATATCAGTGATACAAGTGCCTTCTAAATCAGTAGTGCAATCATCAAACTTCAGCGGAAGGAAAGTAATATTCCCCTCACATTTATGAAAATCAATATGATAACCATTAGCTTCAGTAATTGAGATAAACCGAATCCGTTCAAAATGCGGCCGCCGGATAAAGTCTTCTGCATCTTCTGCATTCATCACCGAGAACTTCCATTTTCTTCGATACATAGTAACAATCATATTCTACGCCTCTTTCTTTTCTTTTAACGTGACACTAAGATTTTTAATCTTCCTTCTCTAATGCCTACGCATTTGATGTCGTTCCATTCGCATTTTGTAAGCATACCACCAAGACACTCTCCGTGTTCGCTTTCCAAAAATTTAATAACTTCTTGAAATTTATCGTAACTAATCCAAACGCCATTGTCCAAATCATCAAGAGAGTATCCAAAACCATTCATCAGGCAACGGCAAATCGCACCGCCCGGAGTTTTCCCAATCCGAAAATCAGGAATATATTCGTTGTCAGAGTAAAAGTAAAGTGAAAGTCCCATTTTATATTTTCCCTCCAAAGAATTTAGGTTTTATCAAAACGCAAACGGATTTCTATTCACTGCTATTATCAGTGCCACATTGAAAGTAAACATTACAAACGCGGTCATTCTCTATCACCTCAATCTCTAAATTCAATATCTACAACAATATTCTCAGGCTCTGTCATGTACCTTCGTGCCAGCAGTTCTACCATTCGTTCCTTGTCCCCAAGATTACTATTACGCAAAAGATATGAGCAAACTTGCCTGCCTCTATACAAGAACACAGCCCATGCACTTCTCTTTAATGGGTTTGTAGTCTTAATCATTCCATCGCTTCCTCCAGAGAGGTAGTCACATCACCAAAATCAAAATCCAGAGCACCAATCATATCATCCAGAGCATCCACAGCATCAGACAAATTCGTGCAAGCATTATCCGCTTTATCATATCGTTCACTGCCCTGCAGGTTCTCAGGCATATTGTCACGATACTCTTCTTCTTCCAACCGGATATCCTCAACATCGGATTTTACACTTTCGACCTCAGATACAAGTTCTTCCAGCTTCTTACGGATGGAATCAAAACGGTCAATGGTCTGCTTAATAGCTTTTCTACGAGTGTTATTCATTTTTCAAATCTCCTCTCAATCTACGATACCAAGTTTGCAAATATTTTTCGGATCAGTGATGTAACCAAAAGTCAACGTGTTACGCAGATATCCCTTATACTCAAATCCACGGTCACGAGCAGCCAAACGACACACATCTCGAATCGCAGACTCTCTCGGCCAAGAGATGCCAGCCAGCTGATACTTCCACTGAAGATCTCTCAGCTTCTGCCACTCAATCACAGGCTTCTTTTCATCCTCGAAGCACAAACCATTCTGCACGGCATACTTCAGAGCATCGCACCGCTTACTCTCTTCCGATGTACAAACTCCCCACTCATTTTCCAAACGACGATATGCCCTATCAAACGGTGCTTGCTTCACTGCATCAATACCAAACGCTGCACCAAGCAGACCCAAACCAAGTAACAGTCCCATAATTTATACCTCAACTTACGCTGTTTCCAGCTCTCTTTTAATCAGCGGACGACGCTTTGTTGCATTTTTCAGGATATCGTTGCCGCTGGACTCTTTTCTATTTACCCTGATATTCCGATTACTCCCTATCGGACACACCAGACGGTAATCATCAGCGGTCTTACAGCCAAGAGATTCAGCTTCGTCCAGTGCTTTTCGCACATAAGCCCATGTGCTACCGCCGAGATCAGAACACTTTCCAATCACAGCAAGCACAAGTTCATCGCCCATGCGCTCAACATATTCTGCCAAAGCCTTCTTTCCTGCAACACCGAGCTTTCCGATGTCCTCTCGAAAGACATCCTCGATAGATTTCGTCGTTGTCGCTTCATCACTAGACGAAGACGATATCTTATCTTTTTCTTTCTCTTTCTCTTCTTCTAGCTTGGTTTTGCTTGCGTTTGCTTCGTTTTGCTTACGCTTGCTTTCACCGCCAGCTTTTCCAGAAATGCGCTTACCTTCGATGTATTCGGCATCTTTAATTAAATCTCTCTTTACAGCAGGCCACACATACCGCTCATTTCCGTTGAGTTCAGGCTCCATTCCAGACGATTTATATTTCATCATCGCCAGTACTAGACGCCCCACCTCAGCAGCACTAAGGGGCTCAAAGTAGCTCTCATAAGTATCCCAGATTTTAATATAAGTATCAGCCATAACACACCTCAAGAGTTTTCATGGCAGTCCACGCCATAATCAATCCCAGAGTAGTATTCATCATCCACTTCTTCATCCAGACCAATATAGCGAAGCGTAATTGCCTGACTACTGTGATTTAGACTATGCTGCAACCACGCAAGAGCTTTTATGTCATTTGGATGAGATGCAATAAACTGATATCCGAAAGTTTTGCGGCAGCTATGAGAACCAAGCTGGACAGGAAGATTTAACTCCTTACCAACTTGACGCATGATTCTACCAAAAGAATCCACATCAAGCGGATCGCCCATTTCTTTTGGATTTGCATCATACTTACGGAACACATCAGATTTACTTACGCTTGTTCCACCGTTTGTTCTCATGGAGTTCTTCCAACTGCCTTGCCGAGACGGGAAGAGCCAATCGTCATAAGACAATCCATCAATATTGATATAAGTTTGAATACACTTTAGTGCCGGGACCGGAACTTTAAGAATGCGATACTTATTTGTTTTCTTTTCCTTAACACGAAGTTTTGCGTTGAAATTCACCACAACCTTTCCATTCATATCTGTAGCTGCCACATCAGAAACCTTCAAACGAAGCAAATCACTTGCTCTGAATCCTGTGCAACATCCTACATTAAACAAACACCAGTTGCGGTACTGACGTTTAATCCAGAAATATTCTGAAATACGTTTAATATCTTCTTTGTCCTTAATCGGCTGAACCGTTCCATGATTCGCTTCCATCCGAGTCAGGTTATAATTCCTTTTGATTACTTTCTGGTGCCTTTCTTCTTTAGAAGAATCATATTCAGAAAAATCAAAAGCAACCGTATTCTCGTTTTTCTTTTCATTCTCAAGTGCGCTCATTACATTCACCTCAAATTCCATACTTCAAACAATATTTTCCGTAAGACAATCCCTCGGCATCCGCAAGTTTGACAACATCACAAAATGTCAAGACTGACTTTTTACTTCGTTCCTGTTCTCGCCTCTTTCTTTCATAAGCCTGTCGCGCTTCGATTCTTACTATCCTGCGGCAATGATCACAATATTCATGATTTATAGCAGCAGGCGCACCACAAACCTTACAGTGTCCGTTTCCTCTGATAGTAGGCATTTTTATGTACCTCAATTCTTTTCAAATAGATCATTGCGAACTTTCGGAGTAAACTGACGAGTGCCAAGCTGCTCAATAGCAGTCTCTAGCTTGCCATCTCCCCATTCTCTGGTTTCTGTATTCATAACGATTTCAAGCAAGAGCTTTGCATCCTTAGCTTCTCTACGCTTCCGGCGAGCCTTTTTAAGCTCCGCCATAAGCTGATAACCCTGCGCTGCATTCACAGTCTTAAATTCAATAGCGTGTTCCAGATCATCTATCTCGTCACTGGCCGCTGTTAAATCACCATAGACCTTTGAATACATTTCTTTCAAGTTACCCATAGTCTTATCTGTAACTACTAGATTCTTTTTAAGTTCTGCCAGCCATTCAGAATCTTCCATGTGGAATGCGTATGTATTCGGCTTTACAGCCGGAGCCGTTATATTCGGGCTCTTGCCTGCGATGGTAGCTTCATCCATAGACTTCGGTGCGTAGTGTCCGTTCTTGTACCCGGCGGGAAGCTTGTTGATTTCACAAATCGCCAGCCCCTTTGATTCAAACTGCAATGCCAGATTGATATCACAGGTGGCACAGATTCGACCTCCCTTCCGTTTCATAATATAGTTGTGACCATTCGATATTACATACATTTACTTATCCTCTTGTTCTTTCATCAGCTGCTTCACAGTCTTCTTAAACAGCGCGAGATTCTTTTCATTTTCGATAAACACCTTAGTCTTCGGATGAGGTGCCTTACCATGTGCCTTTTCGTAAGCCACAAACAAATTATTCATTTTCTTATAGCCAATACGCTCGTAAATCAAAGTGTAAGTGTGCTTGTACTGAGGCTTATCATTAAGCTTTTCTGCCAAAGGTAACAGAATCGGGATAAGAATCTTTGCCGTTTCGCTCTGCTTCTTGGGCTTTTCCTCCACAACCGGTTCAGGCTCAACTTCCTTAGCTTCAACATCAATCACAGGAGCAACACAGACATCTACTTCAGGAGCTGCATCAACAGTTTTAGCTTCAGGCAAAGCTTTCTGCTCAGCGGTCTCTTCCTTCTTCTTATTGATTGCTTCAGTATACGAATCTTCAACCAAGGCACCAAAGATGGACTTATACATCGTACTTGCTTCGACAACATCAATCGTAGGAATGTGACCAGTGCGACCAGTTCTTGCGCAATACTTTTTACGTTCTTCCTCAATAACAAAGGTATAGACACGATTCATATATTCGTAAATATCACGAAATACATCCTGAACCTTCATTTCATTGATTGCGGCAATCACATTGATACGTTCATACATCTTCTTACGCCAGTCGCTCATCACATCCTTACGAGGAGTGAAGTTTCTGGTAGAACGAATCGCATCATCCATCTGCTTGTCCTTAATCTGATGGACACACTGAGATACGCTGCTAATCACATTCAGTGCCTCATTACTGGTGGCACGAGCCTCCTCGATCTGGTCACTAAGATTTTTCCGGGTAGAATCAAGCTCACTCTGAAGATTCTTCACACTATCAAACAGAGCGTGAAGTCTTACATCAATGAACTCCTTACTCAGTGCAGCATCCATCTGAGGAGTAGCAAGAACGGAATCACCACGCATCAAAGATTCCATAATGTCCCAGCAGAAATCCATAAACGCATCTGCTTTCGGCTGACGAGAAAGGCGGCAGATTTCCATTACGCCACGCAAACTGTACATATATGTTTGACGTTCTTGCGTATAATTTCCGACCTCAGTCGTCAAATTGACGACCGAGCTCAACGGGTCAAGACGGTCTGCATTACGCTCATGAATCTTCGCAATGTACTTCCGAGGTTCCTTACATTCCAGTGCTCGCCCAATCTGTTCACGGGTCATGTAATATTGATACTTGTCATTCTGGTACACATCCACATTCAGTGCACCAAAGGACTTGGAAGTTATTACGGTCATAGGATTGTTGGTAGTCATTTTGTTTACTCCTTTGTATTTGTTAAGAAAAATCTGCGGTCAAATCTTCAGACGGCCAACTCTTATGATCTGTGTACTCGTCACTGAGTACATCCATCCAAAGATAACTTTCAATATCACCACAACTTTCGTAATTGATGCTGGACAGGTTAATTGTTTCGCCATCATTTCTTTTAAGGTAAATCACAATCTCAGGATATGGCTCTGTAATGCCTTCTGCGATAATCTTTCCGATAGGTGTATCAATTGCAAATTGCTTTTCATTCATTTTATTTTCTCTCCTAGAAGAACTGTTTTATCAAATCTCTATGATTTTCCACCAATCGTATACGTCACAAGTATCAATACGAATATCACCTTTTAATCGCAAAACACTAAAATTCTGTTCACCGTTTTCATCTTTATAATATCTACAATAATGATTTACAAGAATATCGTCCACTTGTTTGTTCATTTCATTTTCCGCCTCAAGAATTGTATTGAAGCCCTTTCTATAAACAACTTCTGGGAGAAATGAATTCTCACCTTTTGCAATATATGTATTGATAAGTGCAAACATTTTATTTTCTCCTTTTAAAACTGATATTTCCAGAACAACTTTGCATTGCCAGTGATGGTCTGCAAATAGCCAATGTACTCGTTAAAGGAGCATACGCCCTTCATTTTCATTTTACGTGCTCCTACAGCTCGTGCAGCTACTTTTGGATCATAATCAACAGCATCAATAAATGCGCCGTCAATCATCTTCTGCTCAAACATCTTAATTTCATTGATATCCATTTTTAAATCTCCTTAATCACCAATGCGTATTCACCGATTCGGTTTACAAACTCTCTGCCGTATGTCTTGTACAGTTCATACATACAGCCCAAATCACCTCCACGAAACACTCCAACAATTTCAATTCCTTGATTGTAAAGCAGTTTTGCCAAGCGAGTAGCAACATAATGTGAGTCCTTATTTGTTGCAGCCAAATAAAGATCATCCATTTCCTCGGTAATAACATCGCTCACATCAATAGCTTCAATAAACTCACCATCACTGTCGTAGAATTTTAAATATTCTTCTTCTTCGCAATTGTTTGCTTTAAAGAGCCCATAGTCATTTTCGATTTCAAGTTTGATTTTCATTTTAATTCTCCTTACTCAAAATCCCACCATGCGTTAATAGACGTATTCGGAACATAAACCTCAAGCATATGATGGCCGTCACGAATCCATTCAGGCTCATAGCCTTCATCTCGCAACTCTTTCATCAGGCTTTCGAAATCATTATTAACAGACTCTACCGCATCTTCCATCGTTTTGTGTTCTACACGGTAAGGACCATTACACATCGTATCGTCATAGCAAACAATGACTGCTTTGTTCTTCATATTTATTTCTCCTTAAAAACATGTTCCATCCGAATATTCAAAATCGATATACCATACTTCGTTTGTGTACAATTCATCTGGTTCACCAGTTGTAAAACTCATTCCAAGAATATCAAGAACACTTACAAATTTCCGCCATGTTTCTTCATTATCAAACAATAGCATATCTCCGTCCGTTGAAATGTTTCCTGACATACACCCATCGCCATCAGCTCTTTCTACAAAAGAAATAAGAGCGTCTTGTAAATCGTAAACATACTCGTCAATACTTTTTTCACAGCTTTTCATTTTTAAAACCTCGATTCTATTAAAAATAACTAACAAGAGAATCAATTGAGTGTTCGATTGCATCTTCAGAATTGATTCTTTGAATATCATAAACGTAAATTCGCTCTCCATCGTCTGCCCATCTTATTTCAAGCATAACAACGTAACCAAGTTTGTCATTCTTATCATAGAAAATATCAATCTTATAATTATAGAATCCATCAATAATATAAGTTTTAGTTTCCATATCAAAATCATCAGGTTTCTGACCAACACCATCCCACCTGGACGGATTCATAGTTTTGATAAAGTTTTCTGCAATCTCACGTGCCGTCATATTTGTTTCCTCGATTTTATTTATTCAAAAGAAATTCTTTCGCGTCCACAACAATCCACGATAGTAAAAGCAATCTCCCTTTCATCACAAATACTATCCGAACTAAAAATCTCAAGCAATTCTCCATCATCGCACCATCGAAGTTCACAACAAGTAGTCCACTCAGGATCTTCATCGTCCTCGAAAGCAATATTTTCAATAGATAAATCAAGTTCCACATCATCATCAATCTTATAAGTAATAATTCTTGTATCCAAATCATTTGGTTTATCACCAATTCCATTCCATCCAGAAGGATTCATCTTAGAAAGAAAATCTCTTGCAATCTCTCGTGCTGTCATATTCATTCTCCTTTATATTATTATCTTATCTTCATTAAGTGTTTCGGTTTCATACGTTGCATAGACAAGTTCTGTCGGCTTGCTGTAACACGTTTTCATCCAGTCGAGCTCTGCATCACGCAGTTCTTTCGTAGGATAGATTTCATGTCCTCTGTATGTATCGCCGTACATAAAGTGCCTGACGCAATATTCAAGATGGTAATACATTATCGTTTTTCCAACTCCTCACACACTTTTGCAATGATAGCCAAACCTGTACGCCGAAAATCTGCATTGTAAGGATTTTGTGCTTGAACATCTAAATGGTACAACAAATTTTCCAAATCAGAGCTATATTCAACGCCTGCTGTTTTACAAAGTACCTCGGCCATCGCTTGAGTGTCATATTTCATAATAAATCTCTCCTTTTACACACTCACATTCTCATAAACCCAACCGACGCCTTTACTATGGAATTCATCGACCCATCGAAACCAATCGTCTTGTGTGAATGTTCCAACTGGGAACCCACGCCAATTTTGATCAAGCACTAACTCTTTATGATCATTTTCCGTCCATGCAATATCAGTGTTCTCTCTCCAAAGACGTTCAACAAATTTATCGCAATCCTCCTTATTCTGACACATTTTGTGCATCCACTGTGCATCCAAATATGAATTATCAATAGGTTCTGCAACAGCACACGGACAGTCCTTACAGGATTTTTCAATACATGACAAGCATGGCCCATTATAATAACTCATAATTACACCTCACTGAAATCCGCGTTGGCAAGAGCTTCATTGCCATATTCAACAAGAACATTTCTGAACCAATTTTCATTCTTTTTCCACCACTGTTCTGCTTGCTGCGGAGTCATTTCAATCCCATTGTCTTTTGCAATACCGATAACATCATCGATACACCAACGAGTTTCAGCAAACCAATATTGATTTACGCCATCATCCTTTTCCTGTTCGTCTTCAATATAGTTAGGGCAATAGTCGGTGTAGAAATTCACATCAAAAAGTGTGATAGTCATATCATTGCCGCTTAATTCACGTTCAACGTCAGCCACTTCTTCTCTGAGATACAGCTCAGACATAATACCGTCTTCATGTTCCTGAATCCATTTCTCTGTAATATTGAACTTTTTCGCCAGTTCATCAACCTCAAATACCCATGTGCCATAATTTGTATTCTTAGTGCCATACTCTACCATATAATCAGCAATCTGGCGTTCCATCATGTTGTCATCCATCTTTATTTTCCTCCTAAAATTCAACTTTTACAAAACTCCGCCGTATGATCCGTTTCTCATTGCTCTCATGTAAGCTGCCTTACGAGAAGGGCAAGGAGAAGCGACGTACTTGATTCCACTATCAGTTAAACCTGCAAACCACTGCCCATCTTTCGGATTATCTTTTCCGATAGAATATACTTGACCGTTATCAGGATTTGCTGCAAAAGCATACCATTTTCCATCAATCTCTCTAATATATGTCATAATTTACACCTTATCAAAATTATAAGTGACGGTCACAACCTTCTCTGCATCACCAATACGGCACCGATCTTCCTTTAATGCTTTTTCAAGACCACAACCGACGCTGTATGTGATACCGTTTTCAAGCACGTCGGAACCGATAAATCCAAATGCTCTATCAATCTCCTTCCATTCTCCGTGCTCTTCTCGATAAAGCGTATAGCTGTAGTTCTCACCGGAAAGATAATCGCTATAAGTCTTTACCTCATCACGCATGATTCGTTCTGCTTCATTTTTAGTATTATCCGAACCATCCGTAATAGCCGTTACAATCCAACCAACATTGCTATCGTCCCACGAACCTCTGAACCGGGTATCACAATCCATAGACAAGTCAGAATGGTCATGTAACCAAAGAGGAAGCCATGCAATATGCTTATCAAGAAGAATCTGACAATCACGAATAGAAAGCTCACCATTAACAGCGGTTACAATTTCTTCCATCGTAGAATCAACGTAAAAATCATTATCGTAAATCACTTCATCCCTAACGACTTCTCCATTTTCTTTGTGAATCGCCCACACATTATAACGACCTTCATCAATTTCATCACGAATAGCCGCAAGATCATTCAAAGAACACGAAACAAGTGCGTTATAAATTTCTTCGTCAGAACAATATTTATAAACCATATCGTTCCAAAATTCTTCCGGTGTTTTTGCATCAACCTTGTCACCCAAATTATATCGAGAATGGAAACAGGCCATTATAGAATCATGATCATCCCACCAGCGAGGATTATTATCTGCCTCATCATCGTGTTGGATATGCAAACAGTATAGATTGTCGCCGTAAGTCCACTTTATGATTTCATTATCGTAGCAATACAGTTTTTCCATATCTAAAATCTCCCTTTTATCAATCACTCAATTCGCCATTTTCATAGTCAAATGTATAACTACAATCATCCTGACCTTTTTGATATAAATCAACCCGAATCGTTCCAGTACAATCATTATGCTCAACAATCGTAATGAGGTCATCGAATGAAAACTCTTTGCCATCTTTAGAAAAGAAAATAAAAATTCCAGGATAGCATTCTTTATCTGCTGATTCAACTGCCACAAGATAACCATTTGGAACTTTCACTTTAAAATCACGGTCATTGGTATTAAACATTTTACTCACCTCTTATGCACTAGCCTTTTCTTCAAAAGCGTACCAATTAGACCAAATCTTATCGACCTCTCCGTTCTTAAAACCGTTCTTATAATCTGTGAACTCAACATAATAGTTGCTTGTCCACTCATTCAGGGCGTGTTCGTAGATTGCTGCAATACCACGCTTTGTTTCAACAACAAAGCTATCAACCAGAACACCCTCAACGTAAGCACCAGTATATTGTGCTTTATTCTGGTGCATCCAACGGTTAAGAGCACCTGCATTAAGATAAAACCGTGTCATAACTCATTCTCCTCTTTCCATTCCATCACAGCTTCCGGCAATCTTATCAATCATTTCCATATATTCTCCGAACGTTTTACACCTCACCTCAACTCCAAAGCAAGCCGCATAAACAATCCGTGAATCGTTACTTACGACATAATTACATTCGTGCCACCAGTCATAAAGCATTGAATCGGCGCTACCAGAAACAACTCTACTATTGCCATTATCATCCTTAACAATTACTACGCAGTCGTCTAAAACATAACTAAAAAGCAACATGATTCATTCTCCTTTACCCTGCCACAATCATAGCGAGAACTGGTTCACCGGAATTTTTCAGCTGAAGTTCCAGAATATCGCCGTCATCTACAATCTCACACTTTCTCAAATAATCCTGAAGGAAGAACATCTGACATTCCTGCCAAAAGATTTCTTTCGGATCTTCGTTCTCATCTACGAACACATTTTTATGATGAAAAGATTCATTCCAAATCCAGCCATCACCATCAAAACAAGCGTGAACTTCCCTCAGATCCCACATAATCATCACTCCTTAAAACTCCAGTTTTTCTTAGTTCTTTCACGAGTACTTCCTCGATATCCTCTTTTTCATTTTCTGAAACGTTAAGATGATAAAAAACACGAATTGAATTGTACAACCGCTTACACACATACATAACATCGAAATAGTATTTATCATTCGTGTTGAACATCAAAGCGTGGCCGACACCATCTTCTTTATGGTAATTGTTTTCAATTAAATCCCACATAATTCAAACTCCGTAATTCTTATTCAAATCTTCAAAAAGAAGGTCTCGAATTTCATCCATATGATCTTCGTCAATTTCATACGGCTTATAAATCATAATGCAGTAGTCCATAACAAGATACATAACCGAATATCCATACGAGTTTCCATCATCTTCTTTATATCTAAACTCTGCACAGCCAAATTTGTGATCTTCTGCATATTCGTTTGCAATTAAAACCCACATAATCAGTCCTCCCCAAAAATATGACGCTTGCTAAGGTCATCATAGATAATATCCTCAATTTTATTTTTGGTATTATCATCGAGTTCTCCGTAAGGAGCATCATCAAGATAATAGAAGCAAATTTCATTTCCAAGATTCTTGTACATGACACTTACATAAAACCCAGCTGAAATTCCATTCAGTAAAGCATACCCAATACCGTATACTTCTGAATAATTGTTACCCATTAAATCCCACATAGTTAATCCTTCCAAAAGTTGAGTTTCTTTTTAATTGTCATCTCAATTTCGTCTTTATCACTGTCAGATAGAATCTTATTATCGTACTCGGAATAGCAAAACATAACGCTACGGCCATTATATTTATACATAACCATTGCTGTTTTTAATTGTTTGTCACGAAAAAAGGTTGCGCACCCAATCCCATATTTTTTAGAATATTCATTTTCAACTAAATCCCACATTTTATCACCTCAAAATCCCCTTGAGCATCTTTACCATACCTTCGTAATCTTTATCATCTGCACCTAGCATACGAACCGTTCTATCAAAATCAACCGTCTGACAATCACTAAAATCATATTGTTCAATATCGTTGCTACAAGTGTCAGGGTAATGTTCTTCGAGCCTGTCTTTCGTACCACAGTCACAGAAGGTTCCAGAATAATAATCACTGGCCGACTCACCTGTTTTCATGTACACACGGATACCATCTGTGACAATCACTTTAGCGAACCGCTTCATATCTTCTGGCGTAAAGGTCTTATTCATGACATCATACGAATAGGCTATGTAACAAGTTTTATCAGGTTCATAAATATCCTGTTCCTTATCTGCACCAAACGCTTTAGCGTATCCACCAGCCCATCCACCACAAAACACAAGAATTTCTTTTCCTGCTTCGATAGCTGCCATATATTCCTCTTCAGGAATCGCTACAATTCTTCCGTTAGGAAAAATAAACCCTTCAAATTCTCTCATTTTACACGCTCCCAACATTCTTAAATCCATAAAGGCTATAACCTTTACATTTAAAATACCGCATCGCTTTGTTAATCTGTGTAGAGCTTGCTGTCGAATGGCTTTTTAAGTATGTATTCTTATATTCGCACAGCTTCTTATACTCGTCACTTTCACGATGGGTTTTCAGTTTCTCACAATGGTCGTGGCAACCAGGATAACGATCCGGTGCCACACAGTAACGACAAGGATCAGTCATTTTCTGCTACCTCATCAATCCATTCTTTAATTTTCTTCCACGAATTAAAATACATCGGAAGGCTACTCCAATTACAACAAATACGAATATCACCATTAGAGCTTTCAAGTTCATCAACCCAATATCCATTACATTCCAACTTTTGTTTAATCTTTTCTACTCTACCAAGAGAGCTAAATACATCTGCGATGCAGTTACTCCATGCGTCGTTTTCAGGTACATTACAATCAAAATTTTCATTAAAGCACTCTGCTAATTCTTCTGCATACTCAATCGCTTCATCGTAAGAATAACCATATTTTTCTTCAATCAAGTCAATATTAAGTTCAATCTGGTTTTTTGCATCGCTGATACGATACTGAAATTCTCTATAGCGGTAAGCTGCTTCAATCTGTTCAGGTGTCATCTCCCAAGAGTTCCCATTCCAGCTAGTCACAACAATCTTATTTTCGTTATTCATATTGCAAACTCCTTACTTATTAGACTTGCACTGATACTTGCGTTCAATCATCTCTGCATCAGCGCAAGTCATACCGTGCTGCCAACGCACATCAATAACGGACTCAACCCAGTTTCCGGTCTTGCGATTTTTTATGACACGAACTTCTTCAACATCTTTGTAGATCTGTGTTCCACGCTTCGGAAGATAGGTCAAAACACTTTCTTCAGAATGTTCCAGATCGTAAGAACCAATGAAATCACAATCTCGACGAATCAAATCAAAAATTTTCTTGCGGTTCTGCTTAGACAGGTTTCTCATATTGCAAACTCCTTTTCTCTTGTAAACTTAATCACCAACGCATTTACATTGGCTGCTTCCATCGTGCTTGCTTTCGCATCCTCGTGATTGCCAGCTCTAAGGAACGAAACACTCTGATCCATTAGCTTACGCCGATATGAAGAAAGAGCTGCGAGAACGATATTCTTTTCAGTGTTGGTCATGTTCTTTTTCCTCCTGCTCACGTTCCTTGTGAAATTTTCTCACTTCTTCCCAAAAATCAAACGGATCAGAATTGTGATAAACAAGCTCCATGTATTCTTTTCTACTGTTAAAATGGTTTATGTTAGTATCCATTTTTATCACCTCAATCTTCATCGCTCAGGTTCTGACAAAAACTCAAATAGAAATCAATATCGAAACATTCTACATCACCATCAGAAAACAACTCGTAGGTCACATCTGCAACTGCATTGTGCTTATAAAGAGCATCAATAATTTCATCACGGTACGCTGTGATCCAGTTTTTTGTTACATTGAATTTTCTAATGATTTCATAAACATGAATAATCCAATTACCTTCTGTGGTGCTTCTTGTTCCACTTTCGACCATCCAGTCGGAAATACTGTTAATCATCCAATCGTTAACCTGTTTTACAGTTTCGCTAGTATACATTTTTATCACCTCAATCAAAACTGAACCACTTCATGTTTGGCTTTCTCCAGCATCTCTTTCTCTTGTTCTTCAAGACGTTCAACTTCACACAAAACATTACGAATACCGATGATAATAAAATCCCTATCACGCTCACGTTCCGCTCTGTGTGTGGGATTGTTTTTACAAAATCCTTCGCACAAATTATTTTCTCTTGCAATCAAATTATCAATCGCATATTTTAAAATACGCTTATCTTTTTCGGTCATTTTTATCACTCCTGCTCCATCGTTACGCAAATCAAAGGATCATCTGGATATGCTTCTTCGTCAGAAAAACATACACCTTTTGACACTCCCCTGACCTGAAGTTCTTTCCAGTCTCCGAATTCAGTATTGGTATACATTCCAAAAATCAATTCGGTATTTTCGTCATAGCCAAACTCCTTCAACTTTTTAATAAATTCAGAAACAGTCATAAACAAAATCCTACACAGTGCCATCAGGAAGCCAGTGAATCCGCCAGTAATCCAAGCGTTCGGAAAGTTCTTCCTCCTCTAACCCATCATAATATTGATCTAAATATTTCTGTTCATAATCTCGAATTTCATTTTCAAGTTTTTGCTTTTCTTCTTCGAGTCTTTGTTTTTCTTCAAAGAAAGCATCTATTCCTTCTTCAATGGGGTCGTCCCTTAATATTTTCATTCTGTAGCCTCCCTAGTCATTGTAAAAGCATGATTTTAAGCCGTTTTGTAATTCGCGCAGCTATTCAAAAACTGCAACACTTCATCCGGGGAAAGATACCCAACAACATCATCAAAGGTGTCGCAGAGCTTATTTGTAACCCATTCACCGTTTTCATTCCATGTAGCCACTTCTGCCGTATCAGAACTTGCTTCTTTTGAGAAAGAAAAGTCAGTGCTAAAATGGTTATCGCAATAATTCCCAGTTCCCCACTGGACGCTTGCAGTAATACCATTTGCAAAAGTCATGTTAAATCCTTTATTTAAGGTCGAATTAAACTTCTTCATACCTAACACTCCTTTTAATATTTTTATGCTTTCGCATTAGTAGCGGTTATGTCTGCCCTAGTACCGCTAATCACCTAGCATTTGTTCGTTTACACTACCCAGACCTGACTTCTTATGTAACTTTCAATGTCTGCCGGGTAACCATTGCGCCGGATATACTGACACAGAACACACTGAACATCTTTGTTATCGCCGTAATCCATGGCGATAGAGATATCATCGCCGTGAGTGCCCACCCCCAGACGCTCATACTTTCTGACCTCAAGATAGAAGTCATGTGCGCTGTAGTGTCTACCGTTTTTACGGTCGAGAATCAGATCAATTATCAAAATTTTCACCTCTTAACCAAAAATATAAATTGCTGACGTTCTGGAAGTCACGGCATAATATGTTCCGGTTTTGTATCCTTTGAGTAACGTTCCATTGCAACCATAAACACCAGAGGAATATCCGACCTGAGAAAGATAATCTTCTCTTTTGATAATCTTTTCATAATCCTCATTGTTTGCACGAGTAACATCTTCTGCCATTCCAAGGGCAACCATATTCTTCAGTTCTTTCTGAGTGTACTTACGCATTTTCTTCCATCTCCTTTACAGTCTCATCGTCCCAATGGAATCCACGCTTTTCATAAAGCGGAATCCAATGAGCCTCATAAAAGTCGTAGCCACAACCATCAATACCAAAGACATACTCAAAATCTTCCTGTTCGTAGATACGGAATCCACAATCTGCCATTTCCTGAATATGATTTTCAAGCCACCAGTTGTCGCAACTGTCGCTAAACTGCCACATCGTTCCCCACATCGGAAAGAAGCCGTCACGCTCGACTTCAAAATCATCTTCTCTGATATCAACTTCCTCACCAGTGCCGTCGAGACAAATTTTGTAAGTGTTGCCATCTTCGTTGTAGCTCTGAATCTCACCATTTTCGCCATAGTGGTCACCACTAAAGATATAGACACGATCACCACAAGACGGCGGCGTGATTTCGTAAATGCCATCGCCATCCTCTTCCAAATCGACCTTAGCGAGCTTTTCAATAACGCTTTGAGGAATCGCATTAAATTCCTGAACCCATGCGTAAGCTGCATCCTTCTTAGTTTTGTACATAGCCATAGCAGTTGACTCTCCTTTTCTTCTGTATCCTGTGTTATATAGCTATATGGTAAAAATAAAAGCCCTATGACGGACTGCCTTTTCTAGCTACATAATACAGGATACCGCTTATTTTGTCAAGCACTAAAATGTAGATTTTATTAACGTCACATTTTAATGCGTTGATACGTTGTTTATTTGTAAGCATTTTGTGAACATCAATCAACATTCACTTCATCAGGCCGTGCCCACAAGACATCCTCGATGATGTCATCATGAATGGTTTTTGTTCCATTGTTGTTCATGATCATGGTCACTTTCTGACCATCTGCTGGGGTTTCTTCCATGCTTGCGTAGGAGTATAACCATTCCTCGCCGTTCTCATCGATAACATGGATGGTCTTAATTCCGTTGCAGAATACTTCGATTTCATCCACGCTACCGGCCAGGACATAACGATTCTCCAGGCGAGTTTTCATAGGCTCTGCCGCATTTGCAGTCATGCAGTTTGCCAGAATGGAAACACCAGCCACAACAGTAGCCAGGATGACGGACAGCTTATTCTGAGTAAGTTTCATTTTTTGTACTCTCCTTTTCTTTTCAGTGACTCCAACGACACACAACCACGCCGTTGATCCAGATAGAAACGTTTGCACCCTGCCGATACCACTCGACAGCTTCACGATGAATGTTAGTGATAACACCTGTTTCATCGTTCATAAACCACTGACCATTTTTCATTGTCGTTTCTCCTTTACACTCTCATGCACTCATCAAGATAGATTCGTTTACCGAAACACTTGACGTATGCTCTGCCAGACGGTGCATAGATGATCTTCAAATGGTGATAGTGAAAATACTTCTCATCATCACACAACACACCAGACATACCATAAAGGTAATCGTCAATGCCGTATTCGATATCGCCATGAATCTGAAAGCCACCACAACGGCCACAGCTGCTATCATAAGCGGTTACAGGATGGCTCTTGCAATATTCTCTTGCGGTCATATCAAGCTCTCCTTAAAACATATTTTTTACACAACATAGAAATAAGATTTCTTGATTTCGGGTGCATCGCGATAATATGCAACGCAATCAAGACCAACAAAGTGCTTGCTCTTCATGCTCTTCTTCTCCTTTGCCGTCAACAGACGGTCAAGAAGTACACGAGTTGCGATTCTACCATCTTTCAGCTTAACAGTGACAAAATCAATCGTGTCACACTTCACGCTGCTGGGAAGCAACTCAACCAATCTGGTAATATCCATTTTCATTCTCCTTTACCAAAGATTCTCACAAGCAAGGATTCCACCCTTTTCATAGGGCAAGCGTCTGACGCAATCCCTGTGAGGGCAATCCAGCTTTTCGCAATACTTGCAATTTGCATTATTGCGCTCCTGCTCTGCAAAGAATTTCTTTGCAGTTTTTAGGGATTCAAAATAATGACCCTGATCCCATGTGTAGGAATCAGGGTCGAAATGCCACGCCACAATGTAGGGCTGATAGTGATTCTTTTTGTAAAACAACGCCGTATAAGCATTGCCTACTTCGAGAATATCAATATCTTCTCTGTTCATCTTACATTTCTCCCTTCAGAATCAACGTGAAAATCAAAACAAGGCTTGCGCCCAGAACGATACCAAGGACAAACATTTCTTTTGCGGTGAAATAATCCATAATAAACACCCTTTCTTTCTTATTCCATCCAGCATTTTGCGGTGCTGACGTATTCAACACCGGACTCTGCCAGGGCTTCTTCATAGATTGCAATCATATCCGTATCATTGAACATGATTGCAACATCCAATGCGCTTTCGATTGCTAAAATTGCCATGGAATCATCCTTTCTTACGATTGATTCACAACGCTATTGAGTACCCTGTTGGGCTGGTAGTGGGATCTTTCTGCCCCGTGCCCACTAACTTCACGGTATAAAGATAGATTAGTCCGGCATTGGATTTTCTTTATCGAATTTATACCAAGCTTCAAAAGCTTCATCATATTCGATATTTGCAAAATCCAATCGAGAAATCGGTTTCAAAGAACTCACCCAAATTTCTGCAACATTGATTTTGTTGTTTAATGCTACATACTCTGAAACAAGCTCGTCACAAGGAAAGTATTCTGACTTTCGGATTTTATCCTCTACTTCTTCTAGCTTTCCACGAAGCTCATTAAGCACTTTTTCCTTTTGTGCTTTTGCTTCCTTCTTCTTTGATATTTCCTCTGCACTCTCACCTTCTAATCGAGCTTTTTCACAAGCGGATCGCGCTGCTGCCAACCGCTCATCAAAAGGCTTTTTTGCCATTTTCCAAGCAGAAAAGGCGGCTTCTCGTTTTTCGTAATCTCTCATAATATAAATCTCCTCTTTTATCGTGTGATGTGTTTTCATTTTGCATATTCTTCGTTTTATTTGTATAATTATGCAAGACAAGGCATAAAGAAAACGCCTTGCGATAAATTCACAAGACGTTTGTTGTTGGGGTTATTGTGGTTTATTAGTTGGATTCTGACGGCTCTGCCGGGGAAACGATTAATTCACCATGAACGATTTTTTTCAAAAACTGAGAAACATTATCGCATTCAAATTTTGCAAGAAAGTCATTTTCAAGTGTTTCACCCTCTTGCAAAGTAAGAGTGCAAGTCTTTTTCCACTGATAAGAGGCGTTTTTTTTCTGCCGCTCACGCATTGCTGCAAGGATTTCTTCTTTGCTCATGTTATCATATTTGCTAGGTCTGCTCACAATCGCACCACCTTTGTTTTTCATTGATGGTACAATTATAGCATGGTTCTGCCGTTCTGACAAGGGATTCATAGCCATACTATCACCTTGCCTTTCGGCCAGATTTCAAGGGCATCTGAGGATTCAAAGGGCGCATATCACCACGGAATTTTCCTAACCCGCTGCCGTCCATGTATTCTGCCGTTCTATTCCGGCAACGTCTGACCGTCCCATTCATATCAATGGATTCACCATAGATACGTTTAGAAAGATCGTTGTATTCTGCCGTATAAAAGTTAGGCTTTGCCCGCATTGCTTTTGTGTGCTTGCTAGGTTTGTGCCCAGCTGAATCACGGTTTTTCTGTGCGGAGCGAATTTCTTGCCATTCCTTGCGCTCTGATTTACGCTTGTTTTTACGTTCTACAATGCGCATTTCTGCCCTTTGTTCTGCCTTATGATTCCAGTGTGTGAGCGTGATTTTTCCGTCATTTGCAAGGCTTTTCACACTTTGAGAAATAGCATATTCAAGCATAGCCGAATAGATATTTTTAACGATTCTGCCGTTTTGGTAGAACACAAAAGGCATTTTGTCGAAAGAATCCATTTTAGGCATTGAAACAAAGACAAAGTTATAATTCTCTGCTTTGATTGTTCCGTAAATGGAATTTGCCGGAACAGATACACCACGAAACACTACAGGTGTATTCTTTTGGTGCAAAGAAATTTTCATTGTGTTCACTTCCTTTTCTGAAAATAGGCACACTTTCTGTGCGGAATTATATCGGTTATTTGGTTAGAAAGCTCTTGCGCCACGTCAAGGCAAACCGATTTTGCAAGAGTAGGGCGGACTATTGCCCGCCCCAGAGTGCTATTAGGTTAGATGCAACTTACTTACTTTGCTTTCTTAAAAAAGGCAGACTTGCTCTGAAGATCGTATGCACGGGAACGCTTGCCGGTAGATTCATCAAAGGACAGTGCATAGCCGATAGTTACAATAATTTCATCAATCAGCGCGTTGTCGTTCAGCGTGGTAACAGTGCCCATTTTAGCCTTAGTGTATGCCGTCTTGATATAAGCCATATCACAAGAAAGCGCCTTTGCCGTCAAAGTTTCGGGCAGAATAGCGTTATAAATGGCCTGCAACTGTGCAAGACGTGTCTCTTTGTTGTTCTTGTTGCTAGTAAAGCAATCAAGTTTTGCATTCTTGAGCGCGTCAAGCATTTTTTCGGAACGAACAGGCTTGTTTGCCGTCAAGTCGGTGCAAAGGGATTCTGCCATAAAGCCATTGAAAAGCATAATAAGTTTGCCGTAAAAGTCGGAATTGCAAAGCGTATCATACTTTTTGCCCGTGGTATCACGGTAAACTTTTTCCAGCTTTGCAAACTTGATACGCATAGCGGATTCAGTCAGTTCATATTTGCCGGTTTTGTCGTTCTTTTTACCGCTGAACTTATGGCCGGTATAAGTCGGGTTTACGCAATAGGTGCGGAACATTTCGGCGCGTTCCATAGCAATCAAAACCTTGCATTTGTCGGTGCAAATGGATTCATTTTCGGCTTTGTTGTTGTCCGAAATAGCCTTAATCAAATCAGCCGTTTCGTTGCCGTTTGCCGTTGCCATTTCAGCGGAATTATTGAGCAATTCCAGCAATTCGCGTGCGCTGAAAGAATCGGTAGTTTTGTTCTGAATAGCAGTGCGGAATTCGGGCATAGTGATAACTTTACGCATAATAATCCTCTTTTCTAATTTTCTGAATTGTGTGTATATTCGATGGTTTTGCGTTTTAGCGCAAACCAAAACCCACAAACCAGACAAAACGCCTTGTTTATGGGCTTATGGTTCGCCCTAAATAGGGCAAAATATGTATACTTTTTGTACTGTTTTTTTCTTGACGTTGTAAGGTTTTGTCCCATTAAACAGTTAAAACATTTGCTATATAACTCTTGCAAACTACACTTGACTTTGCTACAATAGATAATGGTATAAACCATAAAAGCAAAGTATAAACTTTGCAATGTGTAGCACATGGATATAAACCCATAAAAGTTAGTTTGTGGTTTGCGCAAATTGTACTTTCTTTTTTGCCCTTCCTTGCCTAGTCATGTGCTGTATGGGCGTTGCCCTCTTTTCTGTACAACGTGTTTGTGTGCATACAGTACAATCTAGTATCCTGTTGATTGCGGATTGTTTGCCCTCTAATGCCTTAATCGGACAAACGGCTTTTTATGGTTTTTTCGGCTTGCATTGCCAAAACCAAAACAGTGATTGAACGGTCAAGCCGTGTTTCCTGTTTTCCGTATCTTTCTAACCTATACGGTAGGATAGCAAATGCGTTTGATTGCGTGCGGAATGCACGATTGACGCCCATTTGCAAGCGTTGCATTTTCTGAATCGGTGCTAGCTACACCGCCGAATTTTTCCAACTGAATCAAACTTTCTAGGTGCTTTACCATTCCGGTAGACTGCTGATTTATAACCACGATGGGCTTGTTGCACTTGCCTAGATTGAGCGGAAACATTTTAGCCGTTCCCACAAAAGATTGATTCAGTTTTCAAGGTTCGGTGCAATCCTTGCTAGGTTCCTTGCTAGGTTCCTTGCTAGATTGTGGCTTAATTATAGCGGTTCCTTGCTAGGAAGTCTATGTATAAAAGTTGCAATTCATGCACAAAAGCTGCAAGAATTATAGATTTTTAGAAAATAGCGATATATCGTTAAAAATTTTATTTGGCAAGTCGTGGGCGTTTTTGCTGAAATAAGGATAAAATATAATATATAATACCTTATAAAGGGAAGGGGACTTGTTGATTGAAAAGGAACAAGAAATAATTGAAAGTTGATTTTGAATCAACATAACATTTTGTTTTTTATCGAACATTTTTGTTTGTTACCAAACAATTAAAATTCTTTAACTATTATCTACACCTGTTGATACTTTATCAAATAATAGCAGTACAGCCAAAACCCCGCCTTGCCCTTGCCCTTTTGAGTGCCGGAAAATGAGCATTTCCAGCACTCGCACCCATGGGGCGTACTTTCCATTTTTTGGACGTTCCCAGCAGCAGGCCGAGATCCCAGTACATCTTTCTTATTCATCCTCAAGAAATAACGATTTAACAACGTTTTATCGCAATATTTTATGTATTCTTTTATCTTTAATTCCAAACAATTCCCAATAATCCCACCAAATACCTCTCTTATTGGCAGCCAACACTACTACTTTTTATCATTCCCAATCTGTCAATAAATAATTTCTTGACACTTCTCCCCTACCCCGGGGGCACACTTTCCCCTGCCAAAATCATCCAAAAAATACACCATATACCCTCTCCTACATGCACCCACAAATCACTCACTTTCCATTCTAAAACACCCCAAAAATGGCTTAAAATCGCTATTTTTTAATCGGTAGACCATTCGGTAACTAGCTAGAATTTAACGTATTTGCGTTATATTTTGGCTAGTTTTTCTTTTTATTTGTACCTTTTTATCCCTGTTTTTGTTCCTTTTTGATCCAATAAAGGCTGAAAAACCTAGGTTTCATGCGGGTTTTCCCGATGTGTACCCGAAATGTACAGAAAATGACCATTCTTCGGAGCATAAAGTACTTATTTGTACCCATCTGTACTCCCCTATCGCCATAAATGAACCGATCTGGCATCTAGGCAGCACTCTCAGAGACTCCAAAGACATATGATGTGCATGATCGTAGCCTCTGGCAGCTTACACAGAGTATCTGAGCATCTGGATGTCATTCATGGAGAACAATATCTCTTATACAATCTAAGAAGTTCAATGTATGTTAGCGACTTGAGCTAAGTAGGCAGAGGGAACGTAGTGACCGTCAGCTTCGGTCGTCCGCTCATAGAGCGGAAGCGAGCTTGCGAGCCCTGTCTGGAAAGACCAGATTCAATATTCCAAATGTTCTCATAAATATACCTTATTATAATAGGCTCAAGGATTTTCGGTATCCTGTGTTATGTAGCTATTGAATTTTTGGCAATCTCATGGTATAATTAGTATAGATAGCTATATAATACAGGATACTGCAAAGAAGTTAGTGATGGAATGACTGTGGTGGATGTTTGCGATGGATATTTATAGTAGTCTTCCAGACAGGGCGTGGAGAGGGATCTCGCGTCTGCGGACGCTCGTAGGTTTACTCAAATTGAATCTATGTCGCTTACGCGCCATAGATTCAAGTCGAGTAAACCATTAAGAGATATTTTGTGAAAGGAGTAGTTGTACTTTTATTTCTGCTTATTTGTTTCCTATTAGAACCTTACAGAATTTAATGTACAACTATTTTTGTCAAATGATGAAATATTAAAGAATTGGAGGTTTTTAATGAGAGCTAAGAGTTATGATGTTACGCCAGAGATGGTAAGTAAGCTAGAAGATGGATTGTCCTTCTCGAACTTTACAGAACTGTCTAAATATCTGGGAGTGCTTGATAGGCATGGTAAGTCGCTGGGTGGCAATAGCAAAAAGCAGTTTTTGGCAGAGCTAAACAGATACGTTGAGTATCAAATAGATGACAAGAATAGAAGCTATACAATTATAAAGATACGACCAAAAAATGAGATATTGCCTCCTAGGGCAACAGGAGGCAACAATAAGTTTTCTTTACAAGTTCAAAACATGATAGCTTATCATTTATTGAAGGGAAAGTACAATAAAGATAAAATTGAATTTTTTTGGAGCTCTTATGATTTATTTCAAGCTTGCGGAATGACAAGTAAACAATTTTACAGATGGAGTCAATATTATTGTGAGAAAGAATTGCGAAGCGATGCAATTACTTTTCGATATAATACAAAATCTGTTTTAGATGGTTATGTAAAATCCGCTTTAAATGCAATGCAACGAAATAAAGAAATTGTATTTCGGAAGGAACCATTTGTTCTTATTAAAAAGTTAAAAACTATTTATCGTGATGAAAATGGAAGGGCTGTATACTGTGATGGAGAACCAGTAATGGTTGATACCGGTGTTGTCGAATACAAGGCACCGTCTGAAGATCAGATTGCAATTTATATGAAGATGCAAAATCGAGTCATTCAAGAATTTAAAACTGCGTCTGGGAAAACGTGCCATAGTGAACAAGAAATATTCCTTAGCAATCAAAGTGATGCGTACTACGAGAGGATGAATGAAGAATTTCAAAAAATTTTCCCGTATGACGAAGCACGCCCAATGTATCATATTATTACGGAACCAACTTCTCTTTTAAGAGCTATGAAACGGATACAGGATGTATCGTGTGTGCAGGAATTCAAAAATATCAATCAAGCAATGTGTGAAAATCTGCCAAAACTATCTTCTATAAAACGTGGCATGTCAGTCCAAGTAGATAATCCAGACTATGATAGTGACAATCCAGACAATGAACAATCACAATATATTTATGAATGTCCGCAACTAACAGATGATGCTATTCAACTTTTTATAGATTATATGATTCGCACCAGAATATCTATTGATGACGAAAGCGAGATTCCTTCATCTGGTTTACGAACTCCAATTTACGAATTGCATAATAATTTTTAAATACATAAGGAAGAAGGTTGAATGTAATGAATTTTGATAACCCCTACTGGATTGATTTAAAGGTAACGTATGAGTATTACCAAGCTGCTGGCCGCTTACCAGAATTCCACAAGAAGCATGTCTGCACAAAATGCCAATATGAGATCCCGTGCTTCACTACTTGTGATGAGGTGCGATGCAAATGTCAAGAGTTTAAGCCTAAGACTGTGCGAAATGCTGACAAGTATTTACATATCAATGATTTCATGAACGATGTGGCTACATTTGAGGCCGCTAGAAATATTTAAGGAGGGTTAAGAGATGCGTGTACAGATTGGTAAATACATTATTAAAAACTGCGATGAGCGGAATCTCGTTATTGTTGAGCAACGGCCAGCTGGCAAGAATCCAAAGACTGGTGAGATTGGCAGCGGCGTAAAGGAGGTTACGGTCGGCTATTACCCGAACCTTGAATGGGCTTTACATAAGATTAAGGATTTGAATATTTCCGAGAGTGAAGCTGATACCGTGGATGTTTTGTTAACAGAGCTTGAACAGATTGATGAGACAATCCGCCGGGTTGTTGAGGAGGTTAAGTGATGGATAAGTTTGTAAATGCAACACGATTGATTGGCGTCCTCGATAGTGCCATCGCTCGTCCTAGGGCCAGAGGTAATGCAAAGTCTATTGATGATATGTGGTGCGATATGGCAATGCAATACACAAAGCGCATTCTTGAAGAAGAGATATCTGCTGGCGGTGAGTTCCGTCGAGTGGTTCATGCTCACTGGATTGAACATGAGGCGGATTTTGGAGAATCACTGTATTGTGAGTGTTCCAGTTGTCATGACTCTACTGGAATTGACTGTACACGGTTTTGCGGTGCCTGCGGTGCTATTATGGACGAACAGACGGTTAAGGTTAAAGATTATTGAGGTTGATGGATGATGCGTACTTACGAGGATGTTGACGCAGAGATTAAGCAGCTTGTGCGTGACATGAATAGTTCAAGTTTGACACGCAGCGAGTATGAGGCTGCTGACGATATGTTAGATGAGCTCTATCAGGAGCGTGAACGACTTTGGCTCAAGGCTATGGAAGATGGCGAGAGCTGCTATCTTTAAAAGCCTAATTTTATATTTTTTTCTTCATAGCTATACAATACAGGATACGTTTTAGGGAATACGGAGGTGACTGCCGAATGGCAAAGCAGCAAACTTGCCAGAAGTTTGTTTTTAAGATTCATACGAAGCGTCTGGTTAAAGCAAAATGGGATTTAACTCTACCATTAGATGAAGCCAGACGAAATCATGAGATTATCTCGCTGGCTGATAGCACTGTTCTACGATGGATTGATGAGTTGAATGGTGTTACGGACGCAGAGGCTAAAGCACGGAGTATCAAGCGTAGAATCAAGATACTGCGAAATGAACCATCTTGCTTGGAGAACCGCCGGGAGATTCGGAGATTATACACTGAGTTGGACGCAGTTCAGTTTAAGCCGGATTATATGTGTCTGGTGGTTGACAAGAAGAATGATTACCGCCGGGCGTGTTCTTCCAAGGGGTTCAAAATCAATGGAATTACGTATCGCCGTCTGGTTGGGACTACCGGTGGTGTTAAGAATAGCACGATTGTATTTGTGAGCGACCGTCTTGTTGAAGAGCTCCGCAAGCGAATTGATAATGGCCGTAATAAAGGAATGGAGTTTATTCCGGCAAAGCTGGAAGCATATCGGGCACTCGCCTGTTCAGCTTCCATTCCAGTTACTGACCCTGACGGCGTGCTTGTTGTAGATGATTGTTTCACGCATTTTAAAGATCATGTAATCGTTCTGGATGACGGAGTGTCTGGTGAACCTACAATGGTAGAGAATCCTGAGCAGGACTGTGAACTTTGCGCAAGCGACGGTTTTGGACTCATCAGTTACGACCTTGTACAGCAGTGGAGTGAGGATCTGAAGTTGTCATCCACCGCGTCCGGCTTTTGTGTGCGGAATGCGTTCTGCAAAGGCATGTTGTTCCCATTCCCTTTCCGTGAGTTTGCTAAAAAGGTAGCAAAACAGAATATGGTACGCGATATTTGGGGGAACTACAAGGATATTAATCGCGTACAGGTGATTCTCACCGGGTCGATGCTCAAATTATGGGACAGTTACCATAGTTGTGAGGACTACTTCGAGAATTGTCAGGAAAATCACTACCATTTCTCTGTAACAAAGACTTGTGAGTTAGAGCTTGATGAAGAGCGCAATCTGAATTATCAGTTTATCCAAAGCTATCAGCTTACGAATGATGAGATTCGGGAACTCGTGAAGCCAACTTTGGATGAAATCAAGGGTGTCATGGGCGGTGACTGGCGTGATGCGTTGCTGTATTTGCGTGGCAGTGGAATGCGCGATGACCCGAATTACATAAACAGTCTGGAAAACGACTACATTAAGGCTCTTATGATTGAGCCGGAAATGATTAACGACCCTTATGTGCAGAATCGGATTCGATACTTTATTAAAAAGCGAATCTCTCAGGCAAAAACGGGTGTTGTGAAGGTACGAGGGAATTTTCAAGTAGCGAGCGGAGACCCATATGCGCTTTGCCAATCCATGTTTAAGATGGAAGTCACTGGACTGTTAAAAGCTGGCGAGGTCTACAGCCGATTCTGGAACGACCGAGATGTTAAGCGGGTAGCCTGTTTCAGAGCACCGATGAGTCAAATGGCAAATATTCGGTGTTTGAATTTAAATTCGAGTGACGAATGTAAGAACTGGTATCGTTACATGAAGACGGTAGCTATCGTAAGTGCGTTTGATAACACATGTGCAGCACTCGACGGAATGGACTGGGATGGTGATCTCATCTTTAGCACAGATAACAGAGTCCTTCTTGATAAATGGAGAGACGAGACTGTAATTCTTTGTGCTCAGAAAAAAGGTGAAAAGAAAGTTCCAACCGAGCAGGATTTCATTGACTCTAATATCAATGGATTTGGTGATGATATCGGTAAGGTAACTAATCGTATTACAACGATGTTTGATGTACAGAGCAAATTTGAGCCAGAAAGTAGAGAATATAAAGAACTTACGTATCGTATTATTTCAGGTCAGAAATACCAACAGGACACGATTGATCGCATAAAGGGAATTTCCTGCGTACCTATGCCAAAATATTGGTATGACAACAAAGCTTGCGTCCCAAGCGAAGATGATAACCCAGATACTATCGAGGATAAAAAATTCTGGGCTCGTATTTGTGCTTATCGAAAGCCGTACTTTATGAGTTATATTTATCCTTCTCAGATGCGAGACTACAAGAAATATGTGGCTGCAGCGCGCAAGCGCATTGAATGGGAGGGCTATACTGGTCTGGATGAAATCATACAGAAGGAAGTCAAGAGTGAGTATGATGAGGTGGTCATTCAGTATTATCTGTATCGGATGCCTGTCGGAGTGAATTCCTGCACAATGAACCGGCTGTGCTGGATTATCGAGGATGAGATGGAAAAACACATGGCAGAGTTGAAAACTCATCGTGTTTTTGACTATGACATGCTAAAGTCTGGCGAGACCTATAAAAATTCTCAGTATTATGGTATCCGTCCAATCTACAAAGATTACTTAAAATACGCTAGTGGCAATTCTGTCATTGATAACTCCGTAATGAAGAATAAGGAGACTGGCGTAGATCGTACCGAGAAACTGGCGATGTATAACGAGAGTATGCTCCGTCATCTACATGAAAAGTGCTCAGACGACAATGTGCTCTGTGACATCCTTTTAGATATGTGTAAAAAGAACTCGTCCAGCGTATCTATTGTATGGGCCCTCTTCCCTGATGTGATTATCAAGAGACTGTTAGAGAAGAACGAAAACAAGGTGCATACTCTCGTAAAGCAGGATAACGGCGATATTGAGTATTGCGGAGAGCATTATAAGGATGTGGTTGTTGATATTAGTGAGAATAAAAAGGAGGATGTCGATGGTAGTGGTGCTGAATGAGCGTGAATATGCGGAAGATTTGCTAAGAGAAGATGTAACGTGGAGAACTGCAGGACATGCTTTACATTACATTGCAAAGCTGTATTTCTCTAATGGGTATCAGAAAGAACAGGTTAAAGAGAAGTTGGATGATTTTCTCCTCTCTCACATGGACGGATACAACCGGGTTCTTGACGAGGATTTGATTCAGCAAGCTATCGCTTCTTCTAAAGGAAAGCAACTTGTTGAGCTTGATGGGGTCATTATTACGAAGGCTGAAATCGAGAAGATTCAGGCTCTTGATGGAAAGCCAATGCAACGTTTGATGCTGACGCTATTGTGTCTTGCAAAATATCATGTGGCTATAAATGAAAAAAATAGCTATTGGGTGACAGAAGATACACGAGATATCTTTAGAATGGCAAGTGTTTCTGTAAATGTTAAAAAACAGAATGAGATGATTTGCGAGCTGCGTAATCTTGGATATGTTGGATTTGCCAGCTTGAAAAAAATTGACAATCTGAATATCCATGTTTTGATAGCTGAAGAAAACTCGCCACAGGAGCTTTTTGTGAGTGATTTTGAGAATATCGGTCTTGAATGGAACCAGTATTGTGGTAAGCCATATATCAGGTGCGAATGTTGCGGAAAAAAAGTTGTACGGACTGGCAGAAGGCAAAAATATTGTCGTAAGTGCGCAAAAAGCATCAACATTGAGAAAACCATACAAAATAGAAAAATGTTTGATTTATAAATAACGTGTTTTTACATTATTTTGACGTAAGTACGTTGTATTTTTACATATTTTCATAAAACTATTACGGGATAGTTGTGGTAGGAAAGAGAGCGTGGACGCATTCTCTCTTCCCTACCTATTTTATTTTGAAAGGGTGTTTTACCTAATGATTGAAATTACTAAGTCCGAAGCGAAGGCCGTGCGAAAGGTCTTCCCTCATGCTTGCATTGCGAAGACCCGTCACAAGCGGTATCTGGAAGAGTCTGCTCGATATCTTGAGTTGCTTCCTTTTAATATTGCCGCTGTCGAGATGCTGAAGCAGATGCAGCGTAACGCACGTTAAGATTTGCGATGATGTGGATGAGTTCAATTAAGGGAGAGTTGTAATATATGGCTTCTGATAAGACTGAAATGCGTAAGAAGAAGGATATCCCTCAGAGTCTGGATGAGTATTCTACCTTTTATGGTATGACGCTTGATCCAGAACAGAAAATTTTTAGGGACGCTATCTGGGACCCTAATATTGATGTCGTCTTTGCGAATGCCCGTGCCGGAACCGGTAAGACTACCATTGCTGTTGGTGTTGCTGACCTGCTTGTTAAGTATGGTCGTTACAATGGCATTGTGTATATTGTATCTCCTACTCAGGAAGAGAAACAGGGTTACCTTCCAGGAACTCAGGAACAAAAGAGTGCTCCGTACATGGAGCCACTTTTCGAGGCTCTTGAAACCATTGGCGTTAATCCAAATACGGCGGTAATTGCTGATGAAAATCCTGAAAGTCAGAAGTATGGTGCGTACATCCAGTGTGCAGCACATACTTATATGCGAGGTGTCAACTTTGAAAACAAGGTTATTATCCTCGACGAAATACAAAATTTCACTCTAGCCGATGCGAAGAAAGTCATTACGCGAGTAAAAGACTCGTGCCTCCTCATTGCGATCGGACATTCTGGTCAATGTGACTTGTATAAGCACCCGGAACGGTCAGCACTGATTCCGTACATGGAGCATTTCAGGGGGCATGACCGTACCGCAATTTGTGAGTTGAATACAAATCATCGTGGTTGGATTAGCACTTGGGCTGATGCTCTTGAATGCTAAAATACTTCAATTTTGAAATAAAATATAAGGGAGAATAAAATTATGGTTGCTAAGAAGAGTGTTGTTTTTAAGAACGCTATTATTGATACTGCTGAGGGCACTATCACCGAGATTACCAAGGACGGTGAGAATGTCTTCAATCTGAAGGAAGCTCTGGCAAAGTGGGATGGTATTGAGGGTGTCACTATCAATATTTCCACTTCTGATGAGCTGCTGGGCGACCCGGCTTGATGCCAATGGGTTGCTATAATAAACGGCCAGAAGAAACGAGCGATGACTTCTTTGTAAGAATCGGGAATGCTGTTCTGGCTAGAGAGTTGACTTGGGATGGCGCGTCCAAGGTGCTCAATGATGAGTTGGGCAAGAATTTTGGTGAGTGCGCATATCGCAAGCGTTTTAAGGCATTCCGTGCGGGTATGCAGTATCAGGAGTCCTTATCTAATAGAGATGTGGGAACCTGTATTCTGTCTATTTCCGACCTACATATTCCATTCCAGAAGCCCATTGACACTTTTAGTGAGTACGCTGGTAAGATTGATATCCTTCAGGTAAACGGAGATCTGGTAGACTGCAGCTCCATTTCTCGCTTCCTTAAAGTGTATCGCAAGAGTCCAATGGAGGAAATTCTGATTGCACGTCAGTATATGATTGACCTGATTGAAATGCTTCAACCTAAGAAGGTTGTTATCAATTATGGAAATCATGACCTGCGGTTTCAGAGCTATCTTGCCAAGAATCTGGACACTGACCTGCTTGAACTGATGCCGAAGACATCCTTGGAGCTTATTTTTGTTGATGGCTTTAACCATTACAACAAGGAGCTTCATACAAAGGTTCATTACGACCCTCTGATTGATGTGTTTAAGGGCACTGGCATCGAGATTGTTTATAACGATACTTATTTCAGTCAGATTGGTGATACTGTTTTTGTGCATCCACTAACTTACTCATCTGGTTTGTTAAAGACTGCAGAGAAGGCATTCCGCTATTTCCGTGATAATGGATTTAAGGATATCAATGCGGTTGTTCTCGCCCACACTCATAAGTGCGGTCATTATGACATTGGTGACGGAGCTGTTGTGTATGAGCAGGGCTGTTGCTGTGAGTCTTCTAAGATGCAGTATGCAGAGGGTAAATTAACAACTTCCCAGCGAGAGGGCTTTATTGTTGTTTATCAAGACAAGGATGGAAAACTGATTGAGAGTAAAACGCATATTGTGCGTTTGAATTAAAAGCGGTGAAGCCCTACCAATTTAAGTGGGTAATTAAAAAAGAAGTACGACCGCAAGGTCTGCTTGGGACATCATTTATTGTCTCCTTTTCTATGGGCTGGGGTGATTGCTCCAGCTTATTGTGCCAGTGTAGTTCAGTTGGTAGAACGCGGGTTTTGTAATCCCGATGCCTTTATGGATTTCGCATGTTCAAGTCATGTCACTGGCTCCATGCCACTTTAATTCAGTAGATAGAATAATGTGTTCGTACCACATATGTCGTAGGTTTGATTCCTACAGGTGGCTCCAAGCTGTGCGGTCAATAGTTGCTACCGCCTAGACCAACTTAATTTACGGATGATTGGATGCAAAGTAGTTCTGCGGAATGAAATGATAAGCTATTCGTGTTTCGTTACGTTAATGCGAAGCTTTAAAAGCCTAAAACAAGCGTTTTATCAACACGAGAACAATTCAATTTAGCTCGGATAGCTTGATGGATGCTTGTTTTATTATGGGTCAGTATATCCAGTGGCGAAGATAGCGGACTGTAACTCCGTGACATTAGAAACATCGTTGGTTCGACTCCAACCTGACTCACCAAAGATTGTACGGCTATTCCCTACACCTTTATATAAAGGTAGCTGTGCAGGAAAGTAGGGTTATTGTGCGGTCTTACTCAAGTGGTTGAAGAGAACGGTCCTGAAAACCGTTAGGTCGGTAAACCCGATGCCAGAGTTCGAATCTCTGAGACCGCGCCAGTCCTTCTCCCAGAGGACCTATATTATACCGGTCACCTACCACCGGCTAAAAGGTAGGTTTTATTGTGAGCTTGTAATGCGAAGAGGTTGAACGTAGCGGATGGTAGCAGACATCTGCACGAAGCGAGATTGCTTATTCGTGGATACAGCGCAGGTTCGAATCCTGTCAAGCTCGAAGAAAATGGCTATATGAGCGCGACATATAGCAAGTCCGAAGTCTGGGTTTTAGAAACATGATGTACACATGTCTTTCTACTTCTTGAGACACTTAGGCACCATATAATGCAGCGTTGCCCAGTCAGGTCTACGGCACCGGCCTCATAAGCCGTGTATTCGTTGGTTCAAATCCAACCGCTGCACCCAGCATCTCTCCTTTTGCAAGCCTGAGTTATGGTTTTACTACTCCCTCCATAACTCAGGTATTTGAAGATTATTATGCTACTTCGGTGGCAGGGTGAGGTACGTTACTGACGTAGTAAACCTATATAGATGATAAAGACTCCGCCGCGCCTCTCATGGAAGCGTACAATGGCGGAGCCGCCTGAGCCCACTAAGCCTCTCAACGATGCGTATCATGGTGGGTCTTTTGTGAATGAAACACCCTTGGCCTCTGCTACGCAAGCACATTAGAGGGTGTCTTTTGTTTGCCGTGGAATGTGCGCACGTTCTACGGCTTTTATTTTTGATTTTGATTGGAGGTGTATTGATGCCGAGAAAGAAAAAGGTACTAGATTCCGTCGATGCATCTATACCTACCAAGGAAAAATGGGAATGTACTCGTTGTGAACATTCATATGAAGCTCCCACTGGACATTTTTATAAAAATAGTTTTTCTCAATTATTTAAAAATCGAGGTGGGTTCTCTACTCTTTGTAAAGAGTGTGTCAATGAATTATTCGATGAGTACACGAAACGATATGAGAGTGAACGTACAGCATGTATGATTCTCTGTCATATGTTGGATTTTCCATTCTATAACAGTCTTTATGATTCTATCGTGCAGAACTCAGGCTCTTGCAAACCAGGAATGTACGCCAGAGCTCTCTCGTGTCGGCAGTATCAATTCCAGACATTTGCAACCGTTCTTACAAATGGTGAATTGAATAAGAATGCTCTGGATGTTCGAGATGAAAAAGAACAAAAGTGGTCAAAGGCTGAAATTCAAGCTCGTGATGATGTTATTTCGGTTGTCGGATACGACCCGTTTGAAGGACACTCTGAAAACGACCGACGTTATTTGTTTAGTGACCTTATTAAATATTTTGAAGATGGTATTGAGGATGATCCTTATAAACTATCTCAGATTATTCAGGTTGTCATCAATAACGGCCAGATTCGTAAGATTGATTTCCGACTTGCCCAGCTTGATCCGATGAATTCAGCAGACACTATCAAGAGTCTGAATGATATCAAGGTCAAGTTGGTTTCTAACAACGATAAAATTGCCAAGGAAAACGAGATTTCTGTCAAGAACCGTTCCAATAAGGATGCCGGACGTAATACGCTTACATTCTTGATGAAGGATATGCGGGAAAAGGATATTGCTGGTGCAGAAGCAAACTTTTACGACCAGTTACGGTCTCCGGGCACTCAATGGGCGGCAGATATGAGTGTTAAGGCAATCAAGGAAAATGCTTTCTTTGACGAAAATGACATGCAGGAAATTTTCGATACACAGAGAGAACTGATTGATAAGTTCCAGAAAGAAAGTGATGACGCCAAGGAAAAATACAGGCTATCTCTTATCGAGAATCAGCGGCTCAAGGAGCTGTTGAAAGATGCCGGTATTGACGCAAGCGTAAAAGATACGGATGGTGATGCCGTATGAGAATGAAACAAAGAGCGCCTATTATTACAGCCGTAAAACGTAAGATTTATGAGTGTGATGCGGCGACAATTGCGTTCTATCGGCGCAATCCTGTTATTGCGGCTAGAGATTTATTGGGTATCCAACTATTTGACGCTCAGGCATATATGCTGGAACAGAGCTGGAATGCAAGTCATGTTCTTTGGGCGTGTAGTCGAAACTTTGGCAAGTCTTTTGTAGGTTCTGTTTTCATTCTACTAAAGGCTATCCTATATGAGAATCAAGCTATTTATATTGTAAGTAGCGTTGGTGATCAGAGTAAGGAAACTTTTAATAAAATCGAAGAAATTGTCACTCGTGTTGGTAAAACAGCTGCGTCTATCCGTAGTCTGCAAGATATTGCAGAGAAAGAAACGAAAAAGTCTGCAACCAATAAGAGCGGCTTTAGTCATAATCCCGCCGGGTATGTTGTTGAGTTTTACAACGGTAGTTCCATTAACACGCTAAACTCCAACCCGGATTCCAACCGATCCCGTCGTGCAACTCTTGTGTTTTTTGACGAGGCTGCGTTTTGCTCTGACGAACTGATTGTTGTCTGTGAAGCTTTTGCCACTCAGAATACTGACTTCGTGACTGATACGGATGATTCTTATAACCCTGAAACCCAGCCTCGCAAGGTTCCTACACAACTTGTGTATGCTTCAAGTCAAGATACAATGGATAAATTATTCTATCGTTATTACAAAAACTTTGCAAAACGTATGATTGCCGGTGACCGTGATTATTTTGTTTGCGACATGATTTGCGATGTTGCAATTCAGGTCTATATGAATGGTAAACCATATAAGGCTTTGTTGACGAGAGATAAAGTTGAAGCAGCTCTAAAGTCAAATAAAATGAAGGCGTTGCGTGAATATTATAATCGCCCAAGCCGTGATGGTGGCGTAAACCAGATTATCAAATGGGGTACAGTTCGTCGCAATGAGCGAAAGTATATACCGCAGCTTTATTGGGATAAGAACTACCAGTATATTCTTGCGTTTGATCCTGCCCGCACGATGGATAATTCTATTGTTGGTGTTATGCGTATTTATAACGATCCAGAAAACGGCATGTGTGGCGACATTATAAATTGTGTAAATATGGTTGACCTTGCGAATGAGAAAAAATTCAAGCTCGATTCTAATCGTCAGCTTGAGCAGTTGCGTGAGTTGATTCTACATTACAATGGTCAAAATCCTGATTACGAGTACATTGATAGATTGATGATTGACCAAGGCGCAGGCGGCGGTGGTACTTCCACATATGCGGACGGTTTGCTTAACAATTGGACTGATAAAACAGGCGCAGAACATCGTGGTTTTATCGACGCAAATCATGAATTATATGAAGGATATGATGCCCGTTACCCAGATGCTGTTGACAAGCTACGTCTAATTAGTCCACGTAAATTCCGTACTGCCATGGTTGAGGAATTTATTGAGTTGATGAATCTTGGCGTCATTCACTTTCCTCTTGAATATAACGGCGGAGATTACGTTCAGGTAGTAGACGGCGTGGATAAATCAACTGGTCAAGAAATTTTGAAGACGCATGAACTTTCCTTAGAGGAACAGACTGCGTGGGTCAACATCGACTTGATGAAGAACGAGATTACAAGTATTCAGAAAACTACAAACTCTGAAAATACGACCGTAACATATGCTTTGGCACCCGACGTTGCAAATAAGATGCATAGACAATTCATTGTGCATCATACGGAATAATACATAATCCGTATTAGTAAAACTTAATCTAATTGACTTGGAACCCCAGAAGTGGGAAACAGGGGCGAACCGAAAGGACGCTGAACGACTGAATGATTAAGGCTCATTTATGATGAGTATGCGCCAGTCTGAACTCACACTATAACTGAATAATGAAATGTGAGAGCCACGGTCGAGTGTAAAGACACTCTTGGAAGAACCGTGGCCTTTATTTATGCAAAAAATAGAAAGGATGTCAATATGATCGGAATATATTCGATTACAAATAAAGTTAATGGAAAGATGTATGTCGGTCAGTCATCCGATATTGAAAACCGTTGGAAGAAGCACATTCGTTTTCTAAATGATAAAAGTCATCATAACAAACATCTTCAAGCCGCATGGAATAAATTTGGAGAAGAGAACTTTGAATTTAAAGTCATTGAAGAATGTAATGAAAATGAATTGAACGAAAGAGAAACTTATTATATTTCAAAATACGATACATATAATTCAGGCTATAATCTCGATCTTGGAGGCGAAGGTATTCGTGGATACAAACATACTCCAGAGCAGATTTTAAAAATGAGGAAAGCTCATAATCCACTTGTTGTATTACAATTCGACTTGTCTAAAAATCTCATTAAAAGATGGGATGGAGGTATTGGTCGAGTAAATAAAGAATTGCATTATACAAGAGAGTGCATTAGAAGACTTTGTTGCCACGAAGGAAAAAATATGCATCCGTATAAAGATTGCTACTGGATGTACGAACAAGAATATCAACGAGATGATTTTTCTTGGGAAGCATATTTTAGTAATCGTAAAATTGAGATTGATAAAAGCCAATGTCAAGTACATATAAACAAGAAAATCATTCAGTACGACAAGAATAAGAATATTGTGAAAACTTGGAATTCTCTTGCGGAAATACGTAAGGCAGGCTTTAACTCACACCAAATATCTTCTATATGCCATGAAGCTCGTGGAAAGAAAACTCATGCTGGATATATTTGGGCATACGAAGATTATGATTTCTCGGACGGGTATTTTGACAGCGTTATTTTCAAACGAACTCTTCGTAAAGAAAAACCGATTAAACGAAATGTAAAACGAACCCCAGTAAATCAATATACTCTCGATAAACAATTTGTAAGACAGTTTGACTCGCTTTTAGATGCTGCCAAGTCTATTGGATATACATCATCAGGAAATATAGCTCGGTCATGTAAGAGCAAGTTTAAGAGAATGTGTGCTGGTTATTATTGGGAAAGAGCATAAATAAAAGTAACAACTAATTGGATGATAGGTTCTATGTCGCGATTTTGCTTGCCCATCGTCTATACGAATTACGTCGTAAAGATAAAGTGCGTCAGTCTGCGATGGAGACAATGACTACTCCGCCGATTTGCATTTCTAACATTGACTTCTAAGCAGAGGAGGTGAAAATGTGGCAAGAAAGAAAAAGGAAGATTTTGATGTCGTGACTGCTTCACAGACGGATGATGGTACTGTTGTTATCACCTCTTTGAATGAGCTTTCAGAAGAGAGAATGAATAACGTCATCCGAAATGCAGTTGCGTCTTATGACCCTGAGAACAAGCAGTACAGTACATATTTGAAAATATCAGCCTCCTCTGAAACGCTGACGGTTGACCGAATTGATGAACTTGCACGAGGGCTACAGTCAAGCCTGACGAATGTGCAGACGGTAAATGGAATCATTCGTAATTACATCAATAAAGATGACCTGATTGGCATTACTTATGATGCGATTGAGGCGAATGTTAATACGGAGTTCAAATGCAGTTTCGCGCAGTTCCCTGAGCAGCGTAATAAGACAAAACAGGTAAATTACGCCCGTGAAGTGATTGATGATTTCAATACACAAATCAATGTGCGAAGTCTGCTGCGTGCCGCCATTCCGATGACTTATGCAGAGGGTACTTACATTACATATCTGCGTCAGAAGGATGAGAACTACATTGTAGACTACTACCCTCTTGGTATCGCTGAGATAAGTGATTACCTATCAAATGGACAGCCTGTTGTGCTTATCAACATGTCTAAGCTGAAATCCGCTTTGAGCAAATCTATGCTGAAGGATAAGAAGAATAAAGCACTATTCTTTGAAAATCAGGAGACTGAGATTCAGAACAACTATCCAGATGAGGTGTATCAGGCGTTTAAGAATGGTGATACCTATGCAAAATTGGATGTTGACCATTGTGGTGTGATTCGTATTGGCAACATGGGGCAGAAATATGGTGTCTCTCCCCTGTTCCGCGCATTACGCCCGGCATTGATGCTTGAGACTTTTGATACTTCAGACCGTGTAAATGCTAAGGCAAAGGCAAAGAAAATTATCTGGCAACAGCTTGACCCTGAGTTGATGGGACCAAACAAAGATAAAAAGGGCTTCTCTGAACAAGTGACGGCGCACGATAACCTGCTGCGTGCATGGAAACAAAATACCGTGCTTGTGACGACAGCTCCTTATGTAAAGGACATTAAGTATGTTGAGCCAAAAGTTGAAATGACAAATATCGAGACTGTTAAACAGTATCGCAACCGAGAGATGGCTGCTTTGGGGATCAGTTTCTTAAATACCGATGGTCAGCAGACTGTTTCAACTGCAAAGGTGTCTCTTGACCAGTTGATGAAAAATATTGGTAAGATTGCTGAACAAATTGAAGATGTATTAAAGCGATGGTATCGTATTCGCCTTGAAGATGCAGGTGTAGACCCGATGTACTGCCCTGATGTGAAGGTCTCTACTACTGAAATGATGGGTATGGAGATGAAGAAGGCGATTGCTCAGTTCCTGTTCACCACTTTGAACTGTTCTTACAAGACTGCTTACGAGTATATGGGACTTCATGCTGAGGACGAACTACGTAAGCGGCAGGCTGAAACCGAGGAAGGTTATGACGATGTGTTTGTGGCTCGCCAGACCTCTTATACATCGACCGGTAGTTCCAGTGGTAGCGGTGACAGTGATAAAAAGACAGGTCGTCCAAAAGGCGAGGAAACCGAAAAACAAATTTATGATCAGCAAAGAAATGAAGATAGTAAGTGAGGTGATGAACGATGAGTAAGGAGTATTTCTATAGTAGAAACATCTGTTGCTCTGAGATTACGGAGCATCCAGACCACTATCTTGCCAAGTTTGTCATCTGTGATTTCTCAGTAAATGGGAATCAGGTTGCTTTGAACCGTGACACCATTGAAAGTTGGATGAGCACACTGGTTGGCAACCCGCTTGTTGGTAAGTTGGTCGTAGCTCCAAAGGGTGAACTGGATTTTTCCGGTCACAATATGAAAGTTGTCACCAGAAAAGACGATGATGGCAATGAATACAAAACTGCTGAATTTGACACTGATGCATTCGGTAGTTTCCAGTCGGTCGGTATCGAGAAAATTGACGATACCGACTTTATTGTTGCCTCTTGTAAAATCTGGAAGCGATATCCAAAGGCTTGTGCGACGATTCTGCGCCGTATTGAGAGTGGCACATTAAATACCAGTTGGGAAATTGATGTGCTGAAGGCTCATAAGGGAATCGTGGGTGGCCGCATGGCAAAAATTATTGACGATGGCGTGTTTACTGCACATTGCTTGCTTGGTGCAAATGTTGAACCGGCATATAAGTGCTCTAAACTGCTTGAAGTCGCTGAAACCGATTTTGGCCTTGAATTGGCGAATGCCTATATTGAGGATACAAAAGAGATTTCAAATATAGAATCTAATGAAAAGGAGGCAAAAAATTTGAAACTGAATAAGGACAAGGAGACTCAGACCGCACAGGTCGAGCCCACTAAGCCTGAGCAGGCAGAGCAGGTTCCCGTTAGCGAGCCTGACGCTGCACCTGCTACCAAGCCCACTACTCCGGCAGAGCCTGATGTTCAAACTTCCGAGGAAGGCGGTGGAACTCCTCCCCCGACCGAGCCTAAAACCGGCACTGAACCTGCTGGTGAGCCTGAACCCGCTCCAGAGACTTCCAGTCTGACTGGTCGTGACCTGTATATGAAGCTTGAAGATGCAGTGTCAAAGATTAGCTCTGATTACTACATGACTGATATGTTCCCTGAAGATCACACTATTTGGTGTAAGAAGTGGGGATACATGAACGAGCTGGATTACATTATGTTCTCTTACACTGTTGAGGGCGATGAAGTTTCTCTTGGCGAGCCGCAGAATATCACTTTGACTGTTTCTATTTCCGAGGTTAATACCAAGATTGCGGAGCTGAATAACACTATTGCAAGCCTGAATACTGAGTTGCAGAGTGCAAAGGAAGAGGTTGCTTCTCTGACTCCGTATAAAGATCAGGCTGAGAAGGATGCCGCTGAGAAAGCAGCCGCAGAGCTGGCGCAGAAGAAGGAAGATCTGCGTCAGTATGCAATCTCCAGCAAGATGATTACTGAAGCTGAAGTTTCCGAGGGTGGCAACTACGCAAGTCTGATTGAGAATCTGAATGAGACCGGCATCAAGAGTGTGATTGCCGAGCGTTGCGTTGAAGCCGCCAAGAAGGCTCCTGCTGAAAAGAAGATTGAGACCTCTGAGGTACATAAGCCTGAGAGTATCAAGCTGAATTTGAATGAAACCAAGTATAACACCACTAACGCTAACAAGCGTGACGCATGGCGGGAATATTTGGGTAAGTAATAACATTTAAGAGAAAGGAAAATATTATGATTCGTGAACTGATGGTGAACGGCGCGAAGAATATTCCCGCTAACTATGCCGCAAAGGTCGATATGGTCACCGGTATGGGTGTTCAGCTGGTTAAGGGCGAAGTTGTTCTGCCCTCTGCTGAGACCTCTGATGACCTGTACATGGTCGCACATGAGTTTAACCCGGAGGGCATTTATTCTAGCCTGACCAATTTTGATGACTATGATGAGATGGTCACTGCTATTAAGGCAAACCAGTTTGTTAAGCTGGTTCCTCTGTATGTTGGTGAGCAGTACGGTACTGACCAGTATGCTTCCGGTATTGCTATTGATGGCAATAAGGGTAAGGTGCTGAAGGTTGGCACTGATGGCAAGTGGGATGTTGCTACTGATGCGTCTCGTTATGAGCTGCATGACATTATGGATGATAACGGCCACAAGCTGATTGTTATTCGTGTGCTGGATGTTGCAAAGACTGTTGCTTGATTAAAAATTTAAGCTGAGAAATATGATACGTGAAATTTAAAACCGTCACTTTCGAGCGACGGCTTTTATTTTTGCGCGAAGAGAAAGGAAATGAATTATGGCACTGAATATTGAAGTGGCTGAGCTGATGAAGAAGCCCGGTCGTGTTTATAGTGTTGCTGAGAAGACTCAGTACAATCTGCCCATGGATGCCGAGGACAAGGAGATTGCAGAGGTTTGCGAGGCACATATCAACGAGCTGATTGACAGAGGCGACCCCGATCGCGAGATTGCTCAGTTTGTGAATCGTACCGTGACCGACGACACCTACAATGCTCCCGACGAGCTGCTGGATGCCATGTTTACTCGTGGCAACGTTGGCGAGAATGATGATTATCAGGCAGAGCGCAACGTGAAGAACACACTGGTCGCGCATGAGGCCGCTAAGGGCGGTAATGTCCCGAAGTCTTACCTGCACTTTGAGGTTATTAAGCCTACTTGGAAGAACATTCAGGTGGAAACTGATATTTCTTTCAATGAGATTCGCCGGAATGGTTGGAAGTCCATTGCTACACTGACCACCTATATGAGCGAGACTCTGAAGAATAAGATGTTCTATGACATTTTTGGCATGGTTGATGACATGATTACTGGTGGCGATCAGCTTATTACTGTTGCCGGTAAGGAGCCCACTATGGAGGCTATGGACGCACTGACCCTGTATCTGAATGAGTATGCAGATGGTGCAAATCCGTTTACCGTCAGCCTGCAGAAGTATTGTGCAAAGATGCGTCGTATGACTGGCTATGCTCAGTATCTGTCTGATGCTTCTAAGGACGAGTTTAACCGTTATGGTCTGGTTAAGACTTACGATGGTGTTGCTGTCACTGGCATTAGTTCTGCAAAGCGCCTGGGTGATGGCTCTATGCTTCTACCCGATGCCCGCATCTTCGGAATCGGAGGTGTTGTGGGTAACCTTGATATGAAGGGTGAAACCCATACTTACGAGGATTACGACAACAATAACGAGAAGGTTCACCTGATGCTGAAGGACTTCTCTTATGGCTACTGCATCACTCATCCTGAGCGTGTCGCTAAGATTGTTCTGCAGAAGTAATAAATCCTTAGTTTTACCAAAGGCAAATTTGAGCGGGGACTTTGCGGTCTCCGCTTTTATAGAAAAGGAGACAAATTATGAGTTCCATGATGGAAAAAAAGTTTATTGACGTTCTGAACTGCGACGATAACGTGGTTACCATTTCGTCACTGAACGGTAAGGGTTATACTTTCGAGCCCGGTAGTGTGGAAGAGCCTTGTGTGATTCCTATTCCGCCGGAGGAGATCATGTATATGAACAGCACTTGTTCTGCGTTCAAAAATGGTGTTCTGCGTTTTCGCCCTGAAGAGCAGAATGAAATTTTCGAGGCTATTGGCATTAAGGGTGACGATGTTCTGTTCGTTGAGGATATTGATGAGGCGATTCTGAATCCCACTGTCGAGAATCTTCAGCGTATGATTGACATTAAGGATGGCGCTCAGTTCGAGCGTATTCGTGGTCGCTTTTATCGTATGACTAATGCCGGTGAAGACCTGTCCACTAAGGTTAAGTGCCTGATTGACGAGCGTTATAAGGAGCTCCGTGCTGGCAAGCGTAACAGTGAGCTGTCTGTTGTACCTGCGACCAAGCCTGTCGATAATGTTCAGGCAGAACTTGAGGCCGCAAAGAACCAGCTTGCTGAAATGCAGAAGCAGATGCAGGTAGCACTGGCACAGATGCAGGCTATGATGGCTGGCGCACAGAATGTTGCATCGGATAATTCTGTAGAAAAGACTACTGTTAAGCGTGGCCGTAAGAAGGCGGATGCAGAAAAGGCGGAGGTCGTTCCCGCCGAGTAAGATTGGAGGGATAATGTGACCGCATTTTCGGAAGTATACAACAAGTTCTACGAGCTGGTCGAAACTGATAGTAATTTCTTTCAGTATTTCGACTTAACCGAGAATGAAGTGCGAGATCTTGTACATGACCGTGCAAAAAGTTATTTGATGGAGTCACTTTCTGTGATTACCAGAAACATTGAACCGGAAGAGGATTTTAGTTTCGATGATTACGATTCAGAACTAGAAGAATTTAATTCAGATCTCACATTCGATGAGATTGATATGTTAGCGCATTTGATGTTGGAGCAACATTTTAAGCGTGAGTTTGGGAAGTTGAAAGCATTTAGCGCACAGGACCTTCCTACGAGTTTACAAGTATTCTCCCCTGCTAACGAGCGCACGAGTATTCGTGCTCTTGTGAAAGACATTCACGAGGAGAATATGACGATGTTAGATAACTATATGGCAAAAGACCGCTCGACCCGTAAGCGTAAGACCATCGACTACGATACATACGCTTCCTACTCTGAGTAAGGAGGTGTACCGATGGACTTTTATACAAGGGCACGAGCTGTTGGCGGTGCTGCAAAAATGTCTAACAAAAAGGATGTCAAAATTGCTTTTGCAAAGCGTGACTTTGCTGCACACTTTAAGGATAGTGTTGACTATGAGGATAACACTCTAGTAAATGGTTTGCCTCAGAAGTTGGTCGTCAGTCGTAGTAATAGTATTGTTAAGGAAAAGAAGATCTGGGCTTATCCCGGTGATTCTTTGAATCTTGGTGATATTGTGGATTGCTACAACTGTAAATGGTTGGTTACTGAGATTGAACCGAACGATGAGATTTTTCTTCGCGGAAAAATGGAGTTGTGTAACCGCCAGATTCAATGGCAGAATCCGATTACTGGTGAAATAGTCTCTCGCTGGGCAACGCTGAGTAAGCCGTACTATGCAAACAACAAGGAACTCGTTGTGACTTCCCTGAGCCAGCGTGAGTATAAGGTGCAGATGCCTTTTGATGATGAGACTGCACTGATCGACCTTGATAAGCGCTTTATGCTGGAAATCATCAATGGCGAGCCGAAAACGTATGTTACGACTTCTGTTGATCAGAGTACAGAGCGTTACGAACTGCATGGTAAGACACAGGGATTCCTTGTGTTGAATATCCGGCAGGATCAGTACAACAGCAAGACAGATAATGCCGAGAAGATGATTTGTGATTATTTTGAGCCAAATAAGAGTGATGAGCCGGATGCGGATTCTCAGGTAACGGCTACCATTAAGTACGCAGGCAAGCCGGAAGCTCGTGTTGGTGGCTCTTGGAAGAAGTTTACTCCGGTATTCACAAGCATTACTGGCGAAGAGGTTGCGGAGGTTGCAAAGTGGAGTTTCATTTGCCTTGATGAGTTTAAGGAATTTGTTGAGACACAGACTGCCGACGATGGTACTTTTAAAATTCGTATCTTGAATAATAGTATCATGGATGGCGCAACTGTAAGAATTTCTTTGACGAATGCAGATGGTACAGCAAATGCATCCATTGAATGTAAGGTGGTGAGTTTGCTGTGACAACGAGTGAATTGATTACTGATTATAAAAACAAATTGGCCTTGAAGCTGGTTAATACTGATGGGCTTGTTGAAGCGATGGGCAATGATGACATTGAAGAGCCTGACGAGGCGATTTATACATACATCTTCCCATACTTCCATATTCCTGACACGATTGAGGCAGCACACAGCTATATTTGTTTTAAGGTAAATATGACTGACCGCAGCAATGTCAATGACTGGTATGAAAACTTCACTCTTACTGTGTGGGTTATTGTAAACCAAGCGTTGATGAAGATGAAAGGTCATGGCGGTGCAACACGAGTTGACTATCTGAGTGGACTTGTGGAAAAAGAACTACACGGCAGTACAATTTTTGGAATCAAGCAACTTAAAATCACATCCAACATCGAGGATAACATGGATTTACACCATCGTGTGAGAATCATGACGTTCAAGACGCAGGATCTGGATGACCTTGTGGGGTGTGGTTGATGGAACTTCGAGAACTGTATGAGCCAAGTTTGATGCGTGGAAGAGATTTCAAAATCAATGACAAAATTACGATTCACATGCCATCTGTTGGAGATATTATCGATTATGGTGAGCAAAAGTATTTTCAGTTGGTTTACTTATTCTGTTCTACATCAAGCGATTATAAAGCACAGCTCGACTCTGTTGGGGTTGATTGGCAGAAGGTTTCGGACTTTGAAATGTTCCGGCAACTTTTTATAGGCAATAAAAATCAGGATATGTCTATTTTACTTGGCGATATGGACACTTCTGGGTTTATGATGGCAAAAGATAACATAAGTGGTGAGATTGTCTTACACAACAGACTTACGGATACTCGTATTGATCATGTAGTGTATGAAACAATTTCTCAGTACTTATGTGCCGCAAATGGAATTGAAAAGCATTCTGAATTTGCTGCTGACGAACCAACGAGAATTGCAATGATAGAGGAAGCTAGAGATAACTTGGAGTATCAGAAAATAAAGCGTTACGAACCACATCTTGCGGAGCTTGTGCTCTCGATGGCGTGTTCGTCTGGCTTTAAAGCAGATTACTTCAAGGCTATGGATTACCCTATGAGTGTATTTATGAATCATGTAAGAAAGATTCAGCAAATAAAAAGTTATGATAATACGATGCATGGCGTTTACGCCGGCACCGTGGAATTTGGAAAGATTCCAAAAGCACAACTGGATTGGATGAGCAAGGTTGATTGATTGGCCTTGCTCTTTTATTTTATCCAAATAAATTGAAAGGAAGAAAATTATGAGTGATTTTAATTTCAATGAGGTAGTTATCGACCGCGTTCATCGCATTCATGAGTATGACCTGAACGGTAAGCGTCTGTGGACTATGAATCAGGTCAAGGATTTTAAGCTGACTCTGGGCGGCGAGACCGTTTACGCTCAGGATGCACAGGGCGTTAACATCATGGCATTCGATAAGAGCAAGACTGCAGAGGCAGATTGGTCTAATGCTCTGATGCATCTGGGTGCTCTGGCAGAGCAGATGGGCTCCAAGAAGGAGGTTGCTTCCTCTGAGGCAAAGCAGGTCTTTACCACTGTTGAGTACCTGACTTCTGCTGACGGCAAGAAGCTGACTCTGACCCATACCCCCAAGACTGCTGTTGCAAATGCCCCCTTTAAGTACATCGATCTGGTCGATGGTCAGGGTAATGCACTGAAGACCTTTGAGCTGGGTGAGACTGCAGAGTCTCAGTTCTCTGTTACTGGTACTGAGGTCACTCTGCCCACTGGTGCAGATCTGAAGGCTGGCGACCGCTTTGTTGTGAAGTATCAGTACGAGAGCGAGGAGGGTATTGCTATCAATGATAGCGCCAATAAGTTCTCTACCGAGGGCGAGTTCGTGATTGAGGCATTCTGCTATAATCCCTGCGATAAGGCAAACAAGAAGCTGATGCGTATCATCTTCCCGAATGCCAAGATGGATAATGCTATCGATATGACTTTCACTAATGAGCTGGCTCATCCGGTCAAGATTAGCGCTACTCAGGAATACTGCTCCGAAGACAAGCGCCTGTTCCGTATTGAGACTGCTGCTGCCTAATGGCAAATCTGAATTGGTGCCGTACTTGCGGAAAAGAATATCCGGTTTGCCCGCATTGCGAGCAGGATGCGCGTCTTAATCCTTGGCGAATGATTTGCGACACTGAGCCGCACTTTCTTGTGTGGACTGCCGTAAACCAGTATCGTCAGGGAATTATTTCAAAAGAGACGGCAAAAGCAGATCTGACTACTCTTTTGATGCGCAAGTACAAGAATGTTACGAAAGCCGAGGTAGAGACTTTTATCCCAGCTGTTCGTGATGTTTTCCATGAGATCATGGATGAGCCTGCAAAGGCTGAGAATGAGTCATCTAGTGATGTAAAGGATGAGACGCCCGTGAAGCCGGTAGTTAAGAGAACATCAAATCGTAAGGGGCGGGCATAACCGCCCCTTTGTTTTTCGTGGTGGTTTTATGGAGAAAAAGAACAGGACAAAGTTTAATGTCAGTAAGAATCCAGCAGATAGAACATATGACGGCGTAGTTTATGATAGTAAGGCAGAAATGTTGTTTTATCGAGATATTGTATTGCCAAGGCTGGCAAGCGGCGAAATTGTAGAGTGTCGTAAGCAAGTCCCCTTCCTTCTGCAGGAAGCGTTCCGCCGGGTCGATAAGGACGGAAAGGACGTAGCGGTGCGGAAGATTGATTATGTGGCGGACTATGAAATTACATATCGAGATGGCAGCAAACAAGTGATTGACACGAAGGGATTCGCTGATAGTGTTGCGCTGATGAAACGCAAGATGTTCTGGTTCAAGTATCCTGATGTAGATTACCGCTGGATTACATACTCCAAAATTGATGGAGGCTGGGTCGATTATGACGACCTAAAAAAAGCTCGAAAAGAGCGAAAGAAATTAAAGCAAGCACAGACGAAAGGGAGATAAAATGAAGGTTTTAAATTTTCAGGAGCGAAATGAGTTTCTTGATGAAGTAATCAAGGCATGTACTATTGACGGTGATTATCAGCCTGCACTGCTTGATGTGGTGTTTCGGCTGACCGTTCTAAAGTATTTTGCGGATTATGATTATCGTAGTGAGCCGCAGAGTGAGTGGCCGCGTATTGCTTACGAGTCTTTTAACTTCAAGATTAACAAGGCTGGTTGTGATACTTCTGCATTCTGGGACCAGTACGATTCTCTGGAGAAGGCTGTCCACGAGCAGATTGACCGTTCTCATAAGGAATGGCTTGTTCTTGGTCTCTGTGGTAAGCTCAACGAGATTATTGAGAAGCCTGACCCTATTTCTGATTTCGTTGACTTTATGGAGAACTATTTGAATGATGTGAAGGGTAACTTAAATGACTTTGACGTCGAGAAGTTTTCTGAAGTGACTTCTGCTCTGCTGGACAATAAGCAGGAGATCTCTGCTGTGCTGGCAAAAGATAAAAAGGAATAAACACTTTTAGAGGTGGGTTGGAGGGAATTTTAATATGGCTACAAGAAGTAAACCGCTGAAGTTATGGGATGCTGAGAAGTTTAAGAACGTAAACCCAGTGTCTTTGAAATACTGGGATAGATATGAGACTGATATGGGCATCCGTGACCTCAGCCCGTCTACTGTTTACAATTACGAATCGGATTTCAAGCAGTGGATGATTTATGTTTTGGACAATCAGGGCAACGCCCCCGTGACGGAACTTGAAGAAGAGGATATTGAGGAATTTCTGTTCTACTGTAAGAAGCATGGAAATAACTCTGCTCGTATGAAGCGGCGAATGAGTACGATTTCTGCGCTGTACCGGTATCTTCGCAAGAAGAAAATCATCAAAGAAAATCCGATGGAATTCATTGACCGACCGACAAAGGACGTGGCTGTCGTAAAGCAGACATACCTTACGCCAGATGAGGTTAAGTTGATGCGAGAGAAGTTGAACGCCCTTGTTGAATCTGCGACCACCGTTCACATGAAGGATAATGCGATGACACTGCGTCTGTACGCACTGTTCTCGCTATCCACGATGGCTCGTGTCAATGCTGTGCGGAATACACTCTGGAAATCTATCGATTATGAAAATCGCATGGTGCATGACGTTCTTGAAAAGGAAGGTAAAATCGTTGACTTGATGTTCAGCAAGGAAGTTTCTGAACTTTTGAAAGAGCTGAAGGAATACCGCACTGAGCATGACATTGAGGATGGTGGATATGTGTTCGTTGGTACAAAGATCAATGGCGCATGGATGCCGATTACTTCAAGCACTGCCGGTGATTGGTGTAAGAAGATTGGTGAGATGATTGATGAGCCTACGCTGCATCCGCACGATTTCCGGCACAGTGGTGCTACCTTGCTGAAGAATGCTGGTATGAGTTTGGAGGACGTCTCTTCCCTGCTCAACCACGCCGGTACGGATGTGACCAACAAGTATTACATCAAAAAGGATACGACCAAGATTCAGTCTGCAAAGGATCGGTTTGAAATTTGAGGTGGAGTGAATGAAACAGGCATATACGAGTTTTGATGAATTGCTGAGTGATATAGCAAATAATGTTGAGCGTATTATGCGAGATGATGTCGCTCCACAGCTTGAACAGAGGTTACAAGCAAGCGCAAAGCAAAATGTTCATCCGATGAACGATGCCGATGCAAATGTTGGCGGTATCGCCGATAGCCGAAATATCGTAAGTAACGTATCCAGAGATGGTGATACGGTGACGATGATAGTCAAAGATATTGCTATGCCACAGCGCTCATATATCACTGGCGATTGGAGTAACTTCGATTGGGGTAAAAATACTGCAGTTGGAAGTACCATGTTTGCTAACTGGATCGAGCATGGCTTGTGGATGGATATTGCTAAGTGGAATCAGATGGGGCGTCCAAAGGATAATAAGCCAAAACGTCCAAAGAGAGAGTTCGTCTCCCCTGTTCAGGTTGAGGCAGCAATGATTGTTAAGACGGCTTTACATGGGTTGTAAAAGCCATCTTTTATGAGAATTTATTTGGAATAAAATTCAATGAGAGGAGGGCTGGCTTTAAGGAGCTGGCCGCTTCTCTTTTTTGTTTTGAAAGGAATGTTGAAAATGGAAAAGAGAGGTGACCAACGGTATGGCGGATAACACAAACACCGCAAGTAGTGCTGATACTTCCTCTGTAACGGCTATAAAGGTCAAGGTCGTTCTTGATACGAGTAAAGCAGAACTCGATAAGCAATTCGAGTCCGTCAAAGAAAAATATAAAAATAGTCCGATTAAGCTGGCCTTTGGGTTGAATCAGAATGAGACCGCAAAGAACATCAATACCGCTTTGCGTAGTATGATTTCAAGCGGAAAAATCATCACCCCGAAGGTAACGCTTGATGTCAAGATTGACCAGAGCAAAGTAACCGCACAGTTAAAGAAAGCTATGGCTTCTGCGGCCAAGCAGACGGTTAAGGTCAACACTGGGAGCGTAAAAAATAGCGCTAAAGCAAATTCGTCAGATGATGAATTTCAAAAACTTTATCAGCTTGAACAGAAACGAGCAAAACTTCTGGTCGATTCAGCCGCATTAACTGCAAATGGTAAGAAAGAATCAGAACTTAAAGCTGTAAATGATGAGCTGACTAAAACAAATACTCAGATGAAAGAACTATATAAGAATATAAAAAATGTTCTTTCTGAAAAACAAAAATTACAGCTAACAAACATGGATTCCGATGCGCAATTCAAGGCAAGCAGGAAAACATTGAATGGCACAGATAATGTAGATCAAAAGCTAAAAAAACAGCAAAAAGCAACCGAAGATGACTTAAAACGCACCCTAAAGCAGCAAGAATCTATTTATGAAAATCGTAGAAAGCAAATTCAGGCTCTTGAGAATTATGCCAAGAATAACTCTAATTATAAAAATTCCAATATTCAAACTTATTTATATGGTGAAGACGGCACTGGTAATACATCTGGCAAAATAAAAGAGCTTCGAGAACAGTTATCTCTTATTGAAAATACAGATCCGAGCAAGGCTGTTAAAGACTTTGATAAAAATTGCAAAGCACTTGATGGCACGCTCGATTCTACGAGTCAACATCTGAAAGAGCTTGGGTTTGATTTTAGAGATCTAAAACAAGCTAATGTTGACATGACAAAATTCAAAAGTGTCTATGAACGTGCAACAAAGTTAGAAAACTCGATTTCAAATAAAAGCAAATACTCTTTCTTGATTGATAGTATAAATGGCATAAAATCGGCGGCATCTAGTTGTGAAGGCGATGTAACCGAACTCAGCGCAAGACTATCAAGCCTTGAGGTCGAAGCCAACAGATGTGGTGCGACGACTGAAACTCTAAGTCAAAAGCTGTCTCGTCTATTTAAGGAACACTTCCAGACTGCCGTTGCAATGTATGGCGTTGCTATGGTTAAGCAGGGTCTGCGAGAGGTTTATAATAATGTCGTAGATATTGATACGTCTATGACTAACTTGAAAAAAGTCACGAATGAGACTGAATCGGCATACTCAAGCTTTTTGTCGTCTGCTTCAAGTCAAGCGCGTGAGCTTGGTGCTTCTATCTCTGATGTTATTGACAGTACAGCAGAATGGTCTCGTCTAGGCTATACACTGGACGAATCACAAGAGCTTGCAAAGTGGTCCACTGTCCTAAGTAACATTGGTGATGGAATTGATAGTGCATCTGACGCAGCTTCTTATCTAGTCTCTATTCTAAAGGGATTTAGAATGGAAGCTGACGAAGTAGAACATGTCGTCAATGTTCTTAACTCGGTGGGTAATAACGAACCAATCTCCGAAAGTGGCATTGCGGAAGCACTTGTCAGATCGGCAAGCGCATTGTCAGCCGCAGGCAACTCGTTTGAAGAATCAGTTTCGTTGATTAGTGCGGCTAACTCTGTACTTCAGGACCCGGATACCGTAGGCACAACTTTGAAAACAATTTCAATGTATCTGCGAGCCAGTAAGACTGATGCAGAAGCATTTGGCATTTCAGTTGATGACATGGCAGGTTCTGTTTCGGAACTTCGAAGCGAATTGAAGTCTCTGACTGGCGTTGACATTATGAAGGATGCCGCCGGTACAGAATTTAAGAGTACATATCAGATCCTAAAAGAGATTTCTGCCGTATGGGATAAACTTACTGATGTTAGTAAAGCTAACGTCACAGAGATGCTTGGTGGCAAAAGAAACTCGAATGCGGTACTTTCCGTGATCGAGCAATTTTCTATTGCTGAAAAATCAATGGAAGATGCCGCTAACAGCTCTAATTCAGCAATGACTGAACAAGAGCGCATGATGGATTCAATCGAGGGTCGCTTAAAGCGTCTTAACGCCAGCTTTGAGAAATTCTCAAACGACGTTCTAAGTAGTGATCTAGTCAAGTTTTTTGTGACTCTTGCTACGAAGATTGTTGATGCAGCAGATGGAATGGTCAACCTTGCAGGTTCTATTCCGGCCATTATAGCTGCCATCTCTGGTGTGTTGTCTGTAATGCAGATGAGCGGAAAGCTCAAGAATGGTGCGGGTAAAGTTAATATGCCCTCTTATATTTGTTGCGTATAAAAATATAGGATGCGGCACCATGTAAAAATAAAATAGCCCCTAGAGTGCTGGGAAACCCTAAGAGCCATATCGCCTATTGTTATATTTATATAATGTAGGAATCGAAAGATAGAAACAAGGATATGGATGCTATATGCTGAGATAAAAGCTCGGTTTTATCGTATTGTCAAAATATGGTAATAATTGAGTGCTAAGTAGCGTTTATAATGGGCGGTCAGCAGCCGACTTCTAATATGAAAGTTTGATATAATACATTTTTCTGTGCAAAACCACATAAAAACTAAGCCGTAGAATGTGCCATGAACACACTCTACGGCCCTCACTTAACGCATTAAGTACGCAATGACGTACAGAGCATAGCCCAACGTCGTAACGAACTCTGCCACGCTAAGGATGGTAGCCCGAATCGTTGCCATATCCATGACCTCCTTCCTAACAATAAGCTTTGCAGATCTTTTGGACGGCGCGAGGTCACGTCAGCCAGCTACCATTGGCAAGTCCGCGTACCGTTAGGCTCAATATTGTTGGAGGAGCAGATTCGCAATTAAGAGTTTACTCTTGTTGGAATAATCTGTCAAGTGAGTTTTGCTCAGAAAAATGTATTATATTCTATTATAATAGAAGAGGTTCATCGACTAAAAAGGGTCAGTGAGCAACCACTGGAAGGATAGTCAGTTCTGGACGAAAGTTCAGAAGTCCACCTCAGACGTAGCCAGACGACTTAAAGAAGTAGGTGGAAACGAGGAGACGCGCTACTCTCTGGCGCGATATAAGTAGGAGAAAAATGATTGAATAATAGAACAAAAAGAAAAAGTACACTGTTGTTCGTTGACAGCGTACTCTAAAAAGTGTATAATAAAAACAGCCAAGGACTCCTATAGACGAAGCCCTCGGTGAACAGTTTAAAATGCAATGTAAATGCTTGGACACATTCACATCACAGAAAGAGCCACCTACTGCTAATAGGCGGCTCTTTTACTTATCACGGCTTTCGCTATGATGATGTAACATCTTGAAAATCTCAAGAAGCGTTTTGACAAAGTCAGCAAAGCCGAAAATCAGCATTGCGACATAGTAGACCGTAGTGATCTCAATCGTCATTACACATCACTCCTCTCGGTAGACCTACCGAAAGGGAGTAAAAGATATGGCATTCTCCTTCTCGCCTTTCGGCTGAATGGGAGGACGTTCGCCTATATACGTCTATGAAAGGAAGAAAGTAAACGTGGAATCCTTGACTGCCTACTTATTATACACGCATCGGCACGGCTGTGTCAATACTACTATAATGTAATTTATAATACATAGAAGAAGAGGTTGCTTTTCTGAAATTTTCTGGCTATAATAAAAGTACAATCGCGTATCCAAAATATACGGAGGTGTTTTATTATGGCTAGACCTAAAGGAAGCAAGAACAAAATAAAAGTTATTGACGGCGTTGATTATGCGGCACAGATTGCTGAAAAGAATACCGCAGCAGAATCTATCGCTGAAGAAATCGCAGCACTCGGCACAAATATTGCAGCGTTGAATGCTGAAAGAAAAGCTAAGGAAGCTGAACTGAAGAAAATCAATAAAGAGATTGTAAAACTCGAAAAGAAAAAGGCTGATGCTGACGCAAAAGTTGCAGAAGCTGCGAAGAAAGCCGAAGCAGAAGATGTTCTGAAAAAGCTGCTAGCCAGCGGCGTGAGTGCAGACGAGATCTTGGAAAAGTTAAAATAACAGAAAACAATTTATAGGAGAGACTTTCTCGGATAGAAAGTCTATAAACTGACCGTATGGGTGTGTCCTGTACGGTCTTTTATTATGTTTATTTTTATGAGGTGAGGTGTATGAAAATTGAAATCGATATTTCTGCAAGTGAGTCCGTGGAGTTTATTAAGCTGCTGTCTCAGTCTGGTACAGTTAGTTCTGCAGACAATCTTGCTAGAGAGATTGCTAAAGCATTCCCAAAAAAGATGAATGAAGTGATTTCTGCACATCAGACTGTGTACAATTCTTAATGGGGTAAATTGAGTGCTTATGTTTTGTCGGAAACGTCCGAAAATGAGTGTTGAAGAAATGATGCTTAGCGATTATGAGCAAAGAAAAGAAAATCAATTGAAAGCATATCGCTTGAATCATTCAAACAATAGAGAAAATTATAAAATGGAGAAAAGTATGCTGCTGACAATTGACGATCTTAGAAAAATCAAGAAAGAGAATCCTCATGCCATTCCATATTACAAATATTGCTCCGAAAATCGAGATGTTTACAAGAAGATGTTTGAAGTGCTTGACAATGAAATAAAGCTTGAGATTTCTGGCGACTCTGCCGGTGTTTTGAAAGCTCTTGAATTGATTCGTGGCATCGACGGCATCGACTGGCATCTCGAAAACAGGTAATATTTGGAGGTACTGAATGACTCTTACTCAAAGATATCCAATATCCGATTTGGTTACAAAGTTTCGCAAGAAATATGGGAAGTCTAAAGAGCCGAGATTCACTATTGAAGAGCTGAAGGCAATTCGTAAAAAGTGCCATCCGAAAAATGAAGAACCAGATTCTATTGATGATTTGTTCAAGTCTGGGAATACTGTACAAATTGAGATTCGTGGAGACCAATCTGCGATTATTATGGCTCTTGATACTCTTCAGGATATGAGATACTGTTCAAACCTAGAGTGGAGATTTTTGAAGAATTAACTTTTGGAGGTCCGCATGTATATTCCTAAGCGCAAGAAAATTCGTCAGAGTATCAAGAACGCCATTGGCGAATACTTTACTAACGGCTACTTCTCTGCTGATGCACTCTCTGTGGTTGTTGAGAATATGTTTAGGTACAAGAAGTTTATCAATTCGTACTTTGCCATGAAGAAAGCGCAGTGTGACCGTGTTGACTCTAGCAAGGTAATGGTGCTTTAATGGTTGACTTTGTGTTGTGTTTGTGATACGCTTAATAAAACATTAGAGAAAGGTGGTTTTGTGATGGCAACTGCATATGAATGTGCTGAATATCTCATTCGAGATGATGGCAGTGAGATTTCAAATAGCAAGACTGGCAATATGAAATTGCAGAAGCTGCTTTTCTTTGCCGACCTGATTCATTATGTCGAGAATGGTACTCCTCTTTTCAGTGATGCAATTCTTGCATTCAAAAATGGATGTGTGGTCGAGAGTGTGCGAAAACCGTTTTATACGGATTACGCTCCAATTCGGCGTGGCGAAAAGCCTGTTCCGAGATTTTCTGATTCTGAAAAAGAGTCACTTGACTTAGTAATCGGCATCTATGGCAAAGCCAGCGCGAAGGAGCTTTCTGTTCTAAATCACGAATTTGTCTGCTGGCGTACAGCTTATCGTTCTGGACTTGAACCAAGTGGTTATCATGACCAGAGCAAATCTGTTGTTGATATAACTCTTTCTCAAGAGCAACTTGACCGTGTGAAAACAGTTGTTGACCTTTATCGTGAGAACCTGCAAAGCGATGACGAGTGTATCTCTTTTAATGGTGTTGATTTCTATTATGATAAAGATTTTCCGATGACCGATGAAGTTAAACAGCAATTGCGTGAGTATGCTTATGACGCAGAAGATCGTGCATACAGCATCTATTTTGATGAAGGCAGTTTGGTGATTTACTAATATGAGTTACGTTGAAGGGCAAGGATTGTTAGGAAGACTTCCATATATGGATGGTGAAATGCCAAATAAAGACAGACCATATCTTATCGTGGCTGTTGGGCAAGACTCTATTCAGACTATTGATGTGTCTACGATAAAGAACAAAGAATGGAAGGCGGGAAGTTATCATAACCACATTCTGAATTCTTATAATCCTCCCTTCTTGAAGCCATCCTTTGTTAAGATCGACTCTTTGCAAACCATTGGACTGTCTGAGTGTTCAAATATGCGTTTGCTTTGTGGTGGCGCAAGACTTGATTCGACCGAACTTAAAACCATAAGATCGAAATTAGGATTCTAGTACATAAAGCTATCCCCTGTCGGTTTGTCAGACAGGGGATTTTATTTTGTCTGTGTATGTTACACACATCCGGGTGTTTCTTTTAATGGAGGTGAATTGTTTTGTCTGAACGTGTGAAATTTATTAGACTTGAGAAAGACGAGAAGAACTTGCCATATCGTAAGCGTAGTCTCTGGATGTGGGACATGGATAAAGATAAAGCCATGGAGGAATATTATCTCTTTGATACTACTGCTGCCGCTATAAGCATCTATAATTATAGAACTGAAAAGATGGAACTAATCGAGTTTAAATCAAAAGAAGAAATGAACGACTGGTCTGATAATCCTCCTTTTGAATATCAGTATAAACCGGGCACGAAAGTTGCTCCAGAAGATATCGGCTACAAAAGAGAGCCTGTTAGTAACAATCCAGAAGATTGGATTTGGCATGAAGATTACATTGACGAAAATGGCAATCGTCAAACCAGAAGTGGTACTTGGGCAGAACTAAACAAGATGCGTGGAACAGATATAAAATTCTCTGATTGCGAGTGGTATGACCCGTGCTGTGAAATCGTATCATTTGTAGGCTCAAAAGAAATAGACCCTATCTTTCTTCCGCCGGAAAGGAGTTCTATAAATGAATGAATCTGCAAGTTACAGACTTACTCCTGAAGAGTGGGCAGAAGTCGAAAATGAGATTGATCCAAAAGACATCTATTTTGGCACCGCAGGTACAGAATATGACCCTAAGACTGGTAAACTTATTTGGGTCACTCGAAAATTATGCGAGCTGTCCGACTTCGATTGTCTTATGTGATTACCTCAGTGCTTCTAGCCTGCGCAAATTATGCAACTATTGGAGGTCACATGAACGACGAAACTATTCTGGACGAAGATATTCTAAGGGACTCTTTTGGAAATCCCATTGAATACGGTATGTGCCTTTGTGAAATTGATCCTAAAACTGGAAAAATCACGGAAGTCTTCAAGCATGGATTCTATCTCACAAAAGAGAACATTAAGTATTTGCTTTAAGCTTTCAACTTATAGAACCTCACCATATTATCAGGGTCTCTCCAGAAATATGCTTGCCCAGACTTTCCATCTGGGATAATGTAAATAATATCGCATTCTTCGCTAACGCTTTTGATTTCTTTAAGACTTTGCGAAGTTTCCATATTAACTTTACGTAACAAGTCGGCGAGTTCTTCTATAGAATACTCGCTTGTGTTTATTCCCATTTTATAAATGATGGATAAAGCAACATCCACCATACCAACTATACCAATACCGTAGTAATCTTGCTTTATCTTATCAATTATTTCTTCCTTATCCGTACTTGCTTGATAAATCTTATTCTTGCCTTTCTCGATGCCAGCGGCCAGTAAGTAAACAGGTCTTGTGCTTCTGTAGGATAATTCATCTCTTATAAAGATAAGTTCATCCTTGATGGTCATTCTCTTCATCTTGTTGAGTTCAAGAACGAGATTATACAAAGCTTCGCCGGTCTCTGTGCCATCCGCAAGGTAAGCTGCACCGGCCATTCCGAAAACATGACCTTTCTTAGTTTTATAAATCTTCTGCATGGTATCTGGATAGCGATTATCTAGTTCCGGGATGGATGGATACTGAACCGTCAACCTCCAATCACCAGAAACAACAATACCATTCTTATTGGCGATAGCCATTACTAAAGACATAGTGCATCACATCCTCAAAACTCATATCCGCACGCTTTACATCTAAATTGCTTATGTGCCTTTCTCGACCATACACCCCAGACCGCTATATCCACAGTCTTATCAAAGCCGGAGATTTTCTCCAAATCAGGGCAATGACACACTGGGCAAGTGGGCTTGTACTGAGCGAGACGAGCTTCCTCTTCAAGTTGAGCACGGGCTTGCTTGTCGAATTTTTCCGCCTCACGAAGTAGTGATTTGTCTTTTGTTGGTCTTGGTGGGTCAACTTTTGGAAATTTTTTAAGCCACTCTTTTTTATTCTCTTCTGATTTTTTCTCCCATGCCTTAATATAAATTGTTTGGCTGTGACAAAATGGACAATGATACCATGGCTCTCTAGCGTATCTATCACACCATGGGCAGTATAGAATTTTATTCATTCTTCTCTCCTCAATGATAAAATTTCGATATTATCTTTCCTATTTACTGCTGATGAAGATGGCATACATAACAAGGCTTGGAGCGATATAAAAATCTGGTTTGAGTGGTTACAAGATGCGATAGATGACTACAAAGCATCTTTAAATGGTGCAAAGCCTTCTATTTCCAATTTTATCACATCACTAAAACAAAGTAAAGTAAATGCGGAAGCCGCAGGCGAAGCAACTGAAGGTTTTTCCCTTAAACTACTTGTCCTTCGCGCAAGAGCTCTACTGCTCAATGCCGCGTTGGGTGTTGGTATTGGTTTACTCGTCTCTTGGGGCACCAAAAAGATTACGGAAGCGGCACAACGAGTGCAAAATGTCGCAACTCAATCCAAGGAAGCAGCCGATGCTGCGCAGAGCACCACTTCCTCTTTAAAGGATTTGGTCAGTGCTTATGAAGAACTTGGCGACAAGTCTGGTTGGGGCACCGAGGACTTTGACCAAGCAAAAGATATTCAGGCAGAGATTCTTGATCTTGCGAAAGAACAAGGAACGCTTGATGAAAACAAACTTGGTAAACTTGACCTTCAAAACGGCAAGTATGAGGAACAGCTTGGTTTACTTCAGGATATTACAGAGGAGCAGTTGGAGGCATCTCGTTATGAGTTGACCCAAAACAAAGACGCTCAGGGTAATAAACTTGTTGATACGGCCAAGAAGAATAATCGGACGCATTACCTTACTGTTTGGTCGGCTCCTGAAATGGATATGGGTGACCAGATTAAAAATGCTGGCATTGATGTCTTTAACAAGTTCGGTGGTTATGGACCTGATAAGTTAAATGATGCGGATTCAATTGTTGACTATTACAACGAGATTGGTAAAGCCTTAAAATATGTCATTGATAATACAACTGAGGCTGAACGAGCTGCAGGTGGAACGTACCATAGTCTGTATCAATTCTTGCTTGATGAGCAATCTGCTCTCCGTGATGATGTAAATTCTTACAACGACTCAACAGATGCTATCAACAACAATACAAACGCTCGTAGAAAACTTCAAGCTGTAGATTTTTGGCAAAACGACAACAACAACAGTATGGATGTCAGCTTTACTTTCGATAAAGTAAATTCTGCCGTTCAAACACTGGAAGATACAATTGATGGGTTTGATGCTAGTAAGCTAAATGAACTCTTATGGGGTACAAACGAAGGATTGTCTGATGAGCAAGCTCAAGCTCTCGCAAATCTTCGTAAGGCTCTAACCGACATGGACTTCTCCGCTGATACAAACGGCGTGAATGCGTTTATCCAAGCACTTGTTCAAGTTGGTATTGTAGCTCAGTCTTCTGCAAATAGTGTTGACGCGGTAGCACAAGCTTCTCAGAAGATGGAGGATATCTCCTCTAAGATTGATGAGATTCAGACTGCTTATAAGAATGCGACAACCGCTATTGATGAGTACAATAAATATGGCTATCTGAGTGCAGACACACTCCAAACCCTTCTTAATGAAGACTTCGAGTATCTGAGTTGTCTCGAACTCGTTGATGGTCAGCTTCAGGTGAATACCGAGAAGTATCAGGGTATGATTGCCGCTCAGTATCAGTCTGCAGCCATGGCTCTTGTTGAGAAGGCAAATGCGGAGCTTGCAAAGATTGCTCAGGGCGAAAAGAAGGATGCTGTCGAGGATGCAACCAAGGCAACAGAAGACCAAGCAACAGCTTTGACTGAACGGGTCTGTCCTGCCCTTGGCGAGTTTGCAAAAGCATCTATGACAGCCGCTGCAGCACAAGAGTTCTTGGCAAATGGAGATGCAGCATGGTCTGTTGACCCAGAAAAGACTAAGGAAGTCTATGCTGGCCTTGCTTCTGGTTTAGATATTTTGGACGCAACTGTTGACCAAATCATGGGCAATTCGGATAAGTTCCGTCAGCACATGAATGGTTTTGATAAGGAAACCAAGAACCGGAATAAGAATACTGCCAAATCTGTAACTGATGTGGCTTCTGCCTTCGATACCTTAAATAAGGCAATGAAGGAGTATAACCAGTATGGTTATCTGTGTGCTGACACAGCAAAGTCTTTGGTTGGTCTGGACGATAAGTTTACGGCCTGTCTGACAAAGCAGGGCAATAAGCTCCAAATCAATGTAGAACAGTTCCGTAAGTTTGTGAAGGAACAACTCAAGGAAGCGAATGCCGCAAAAGATGGCGGGAAATCAGCTGATGAGATGAATAAAATTCTGAACTATCTTGATCAGAATGTAGACACAACAACCATCTCTTTCGAGCAGTTGACTGACGCTATCAAGGGCTACGGCACCGCGATGGACGAAGCCAAGGAAAAGACGGACGCTATAAAATCCGCATTTTCTGGGTTGTCAGAAGTAATGAGTAACAAGACTGACCGGAACAATCCATTTGGTCTACTTGATTCTGACGATGTGGAAAAGCAACATGAGGCATTACTGCAGCTTGCTAAAGACACAGATGTATTCAAGAGTAAGGCATATAATCCTGAAACCGGAGAGGTTGATTTCAACAGCAAGGCATTTAAGGATTCTGTTGTTGAATATCTAAACGGTATGGCAGACGCTGCTGCCCAGACTGGTGGTGCGGGTGCTAAAGCTATTGAGAAGAACTGGCGTGACGCAGCCAATGCAATCGCAAAAGGAAAAATCAGCGTAGAGGAGTTCTACAACGGACTTGGGTATTCTCTTGAGAAAGCAACCAAGGAAATTGATGATTTCCAGAGCGGATTCTCTGATATTACCGATATTGTTGATGAATATAACACCTATGGCGGGCTGAGTATTGACAATTATCAAAAGCTGATGGCACTCTCTCCAGAGTATCTTTCTTGCTTAAAGCTAGAGGGCGACCAGCTTGTGTTCAACGAAGTTGCTTATAAGCAACTCCTCATTGATAAACTCAATGATATGATTACAACTTATGAGCAGACGGACGCGACAAAAGCGCTGGCTGAAAGACTAAAGGAACTTCGTGATGGTCTTTTGAATTCTAAAACCGGATTTAAGAGTGCAAAGGATGCTGCGGATGAATTTAAGTCCGCAATGTCTGACCTGAAGGAGATACTTTCTTCCGTATTGTCAATGTTTGAAAAATTCAATGACAAATCTAACAACGACCTCAAGATTTGGGGCGATGCTATGGGCAAAGTCATCGACAAGCGGATTGAAGCCCTGAATAAGCAGAAGGAAGCTCTGGAAAAGGCAAATGATGAAGAAGAGCGGGCTATTACTCTTGCGAAACTCAAGGCGGAACTCGAAAAAGCTCGTACTCAACGCACCGTTCGCAAGTTGACCAGTAATGGCTACGAATGGGTGGCAGATGAATCTGCAGTAAAAGACGCCAAAGATAATTTAAGTGATCAGCAACGCCAGTGGCGTAAAGAAGATGCCGAGAAAGCTATTGATGACCAGATAAAGAAGTACAATGAGTTCAAGGACAAGTTGTCTGAGGTCATGGATGATATCGGCAAGAGCTGGAAGGATTACCAGAAGGAACTTGAGTACACCGCACAGATTCAGAAGATGACTCTCGCGCAGATGGAGGGCACTCTGGATGATTATCACAATAAGATCATTGCAAGCCTGAATACCGGTAGCGCGATCACCGGCATCCAGAATTTGATTACAAACCTTGAGTCTCTAATCAATACGCTTACGAAGGTAAATAACCTGTATTCCATGTTTAAGACTGGCGAGTACAAAGATCTCGGCACAAAAGGTTTGTGGAATACGATAAAAGGATTCTTCAATAATGGTGGCAAAGAAGCAACTGGTGAATCTGCTAATGTAGTTGAGAATTTCTTTAAAGTCCTAAAGAGTAAAGTGCAAACCTCTGGAAACGGTCTTATTGAAACATTTGGTGGTATCTGGGAGAAAATCAAAGGTGGCGCTCAGAGCCTATTTAACGGTTCTGGTTCTGGTGGCGGTATCATTTCCACGTTTGTGAATGGATTTAAAGCTATCGGTAATGCTGTTAGTAAGAGTAAAATTGGTTCTGCTCTCGTCAGTGGTGGTGGAAAGCTAGTTGCTGGTGCTACAAATCTCCTTACTACTGCTGGAAGCGCTTTGGCTGCAGCTGGACCTTATGCGATCCCAATTGCCGCAGCTGTTGGTCTTGGTGTCTATGGTGGGACAAAATCACTAAAGCATCAAAAGGAAATCTGGTCCAATAAAGACGACGGTTTTTTAAAGAAAGCAGTTAAGTCAGTTGGTTCTTTTTTCTGGGACATCAGCCCGATCGG